CTGGGAAAGCATCTTCGATGGGCTATCGCCAAGCGGTAAGGCACAGGACTTTGACTCCTGCATTCGCTGGTTCGAATCCAGCTAGCCCAGCTGATATGTAGAGTAATTCCTCAAATCAATATGATGAACCTCAGTGAAAGTATCGTCACTAAGAAGGTCGAGAAAAGATGTAGTCATTAAGGAGATTGATGTAAATGAAAAGAGTAATAAGAAGCAGTAAAGATCCTGACGTGATCAGAGATCTTACATACACTAAATCAGAATTAGGTGATCAGATACTTCCATATCTCTCAGATGCTGAACATGAATTATCATTAAGGCATAAGATATGCAAGAGTGAGAATACCGTTGAATTTTACGAAGTCATAAAATCTGTAGGAGAAGTATTCTTAGATGATCTAGATATAGATGACGTCAAAGATCACTTACATGATATATGGTACACAAATGAAGGTCTATCTAAATCGGATATCGTTCAAGATATAATAGAATATCTCAGGGTGTCATTATATTAACTTTTTCACCTGCATCGTTAATATGATTGTAGATAACATAGAAGGATATTCACATGTCTCATTCACATAGAAAAATGCATGCATATGGAGAACGAGATCATGGAGGAAGCTACGTGTTAGATGATTATGAATTCTCTCATAATCATACAACTTCTGCAACTATTCGCAGATGAGAGAGAGGCATCTTAAGAAGTATGACAGAAAAGCTTGTAAGAAACTTTGCAAATCAATTTTAGCAGATATGGTGGAATGGTAGACACGGCAGACTCAAAATCTGCTGACCTTGAGTCGTAAGAGTTCAAATCTCTTTATCTGCATTACTTCAGCTTAGATGGTTTCTAAATCATGGGTTAGAATCTAAGTTTGAGTACGTAAACTCTGCACTAGAGAACGATAAGTGGGTGCTCCGTTTAGAGTTGTTAGATCGAGTAAAGCAACAACCGTAAGTTTTCCTGTAGCTTACCTAACAAAAACTTGATGACACATCGGAAAGACGATGGAGCTCGCTGGTGTAGCTCAATTGGCAGAGCAGCTGATTTGTAATCAGCAGGTTAAGAGTTCAAGTCTCTTCATCAGCCAGTAGAGCTAATGGCCCACGTCTTTATAAGACGTCTTAAGGAAGCTTCTGCATTCGATGCAGGCTATGTCAAGAATGCAGCCGAAGGTGACACCGGATACAGTGGCACAATCTGCGACATGTCAAGCAGTCACAATAACGGGTATAGCAGATGGCAGAAGGAAAGACTTCCGTAGTCTCGTGTGTAAGATTTCGTTATTGCTAGAGATCTGAAGCGAATGGTAGGTTGCAGCCTGTTATAGCAGTAACAGGTGATTAATATGCAATACAAACTGATCACGTTAGAAATCAGGGTTATGGACTTGAGGCTTGTCCATAATGTAAGCGGATATGGCGGAATTGGCATACGCTGAGGACTTAAAATCCTCTGACTTCGAGTCATGTGGGTTCAAGCCCCACTATCCGCATCGTTATAGTATATGACAAAGATAGGAGGTGTATAAGATGAAAAGAGTAATTAGGAGATCAATTCCAATTACAGGAGCTAAAATTCAATCAAAAGGAATCTTTTGGTACATTCCGGATGATGACAAATTATTAGCGTTTCCATATGATCCTGATCAGTTTCAGAATTCAATTTCTAGGAATGGTTTATCTTATACACACAAAAAGTTATGGCCTGAAATTTCTGGTAAACTCAAGAAATATCCATACAACTATTTTCCTAGAGGTAGAGTAGAAATTGATAATAAAGGAAGATCTGTAATTTATATGAATCCTAATATTCCAGATTCAGCTATTTCTGATATCCGATCTGAATTTGGAATAAGAAATGAATCATCTATCATAAAATACGATAGTAGTTCTCATTATCTTTGTTATTTAGATGACAGATGGAAAGCTGATAAATAATTCTTAGCATCGTCATAATAAGTGTAGAAAATAAATAGGTTGTAACCAAGATAGCTAGAATGAAATGCGAGTGTACTAGTTATCAAAAAGTTTTATAAAAAGATATTGAGAGATTCGCATACTTTCGATAAATCTTACCTATTTTACTTGCCGATGTGGTGTAAGGGAAGCCACGCTGGTCTTAGGAACCAGTGCCGCAAGGCGTGCAGGTTCGACTCCTGTCATCGGCATCCACATCTTATGATAATTCTACTTTCTGAATCGTTATAAGATGTGTGAATAAAATATAAAAACTTTAGAAACATATTCAATAGGATTGATTCGGTGGATGTACATAGCTACAAAAGAAGTCGGTCAATTGAGAAATGTGCTAGTTTATACGATGTGTAACATATCAGCGTCAGTTACCTAGGCTGGTTTACTCGGGACACACATCTTAAGTTCTAGCAAAAAGCTTTACGCCTTTCAAATATGTATAATGACTGACTTAAAAAGTCAGTCATCAATGCCTCATAGCTCAGAAGAGTAGAGCGCTTGACTGTTAATCAAGATGTCGCAGGTTCGAGTCCTGCTGAGGCAGTTTGCTTGATAATCAGTTATCAAGCATAGGTACTTAGGTTTTGCCTATCTAAAGCTATAGTAGCCGAAGTGATTAGTAGGTGCAAAGATAGGTGTCTAATCGGGTTGAAATCTTGTTATTGTACCAAGATTCCGAAGACATAAAGGTACGTACAATATGATTAAGTTATCCTAGTTTGCTTAATCATTAAAAATAACTAGGTAGTTGCGGATCCTGTACTATCGCTAAATGCCGCTCAAGTTCAATACTAAAAGTTGAACATGATTTAGGCGGATTAGTCAAGTGGTCAAGACGACGCCCTTTCACGGCGTAAGCGCTCGGTTCGAGTCCGGCATCCGTCATTTGCTCAAGTAACTGAGCAACTAATCAAATATAACCATCTACGGTGTAGGCATATCAGTTACGTCCACGATATGCTGAGGTGTAAGAGGATGAATTGGGAAGATGGTCCGGAGGATGATTAGTTAAACGTTAGTCACACAATTGCTACTAGTGTGCACAGAGTCATTGAATGCAAACGATGGTAGCACATCGGCCATTGTCTCTGTAGGCAGTAGGTGTAAGGCGCACACGTATATCAAGGATATACGAGGGAAGGTTCAATTCCTTCTACTGTCATCTGATTCTTGTCCGGTAGGTCCGAAGAATCAGGAAATGCGGATAACGTCAGATATGCAAGTGTCTGCAACGTAAACTTGAAGCATAAGTCTTGCAACTTATGTAGAGGCACGCTAAGTGGTGAGAGGTCAAAGGATCAGCTTATATGCGTAGCAAGTGATAGTATGCCTAAATCATTGAGTAAGCGACCTAGGAGCTGAAATATGATCAATACTATTGCGTACATGTATAGTGTAGTGGTTAGCACACATAGAGATATGTAGGAGTTGTTCGAATCGGCTTGCATGTATTGAGAATATCTATTCCAGATGAAGTCAAACTGGACATTATTGTATCATATGTGATGCATAAACGTGATAAAATAGGGATCTAAGGGAGCTCCAACAAACAGCGGTCTATAATGTGATCGACCGTACAAAGTATAGATATTCTCATAATTAAGGGAGAGCGGTGATGATGGCGGAATCACGGCAGACTGTAAATCTGTTACATTAGAAACGTTGCAGGTTCGACTCCTGCCTCTCTCATTGAGGTAATCCTCACATGACGCATTGGGTACAAAGTAATGCGTTGAAGGTCTAGACAAAATGTATAGAACATGTAATTATAACATGTTGCAAGGTTTGCAAAACTAGGCAAGTATGCATGTTAATTAAATCTAATGGTAGAACCTTTGAAGTGTAAACATGTATTGAAACGTAATATATAAGTGAAAAATAGCTTAATTACGCGAATGTGAATATAGTACTTCATAAAACATAATTGAAATGTCTGATCAACATTCATGCATACGAATTTCAAATGAATAGGATGCATATCAAAACTGCATGGAGTGAAATTCATGTAGCTGTTCTCATATAGAGGATATGCATCTGAAATTCTACAATAATTGGCTCTGTAGTTCAGTTGGTTAGAACGCTTGCCTGTCACGCAAGAGGTCGTCAGTTCGAATCTGATCAGAGTCGTTAGCTGTATAGTATAATGGTAGACGTCTAAAGATATCATTACACTCTATTGTTAAGAGAGATGCAAGTTCGATTCTTGCTGCAGCTGGCTCAGAGATACGCCGGATGTTTTAGGGCGCTGGTGTAGGTCACCTTTAGGTGGAAGAGTTCGAATCTCTTAGGGTCCGGAACGCTAACGTATCTTGTGACAAACCTATGACGAGGACCATTAGCTCAGTTGGTTAGCAGCATTTGTCTCATAAACAAAAGGTCCTGGGTTCGAGTCCCAGATGGTCCATTGGGGTTACATAACTAGGATATGTTATGATCTACATGATTGAGCATGCTATACATCATGTAGATGATTCGGGTTTGATTCCCGAGCCCCTCTCCGCTCGTTTTACATTTTGATAAGAAGGAGGAAACAATGTGGAAACACGAAATGTGACGCAGTATCATGTTTATCTTCTAGTGCTAAACACATTCGGAAGAGCAGAAGAGGTGGGAATTGCTGCAGTTTCTACTGATTATGATCATCTTGTTAGCTGGTATCACGATCAGTTTGCAGAATCTAAATGGAGAGATGCTTCGGGATTCATCCATACTTTCAAGGAAGGCAGTCCTATAGAAAACTATAATCCTTGCTCGTCCATTGTTCTCAATCAATTAGGGTGTTTTGGAGACGGGATAAAAGATGAATGGGTTGATCAATCTTCATTTGAAACAATTCCAGGAAGATTTTATTTCTTAGGATAAATGGTATCACAGTATACCATCAAAAGGGGATTACGGTAATGGAATCCGCCAAATCTCGAGTTCTACTTTCTAGAAGATGAATGATGACAGAGGAGGGACTTGTATAACAAGTTTGATAGTTCGAATCTATCATCCCCTATTAACTTAATTCATGGAGTACAAGTGGTACCATTTGAAGGAGAGACTTGAAATCTCACACCCGTGGAGTTTACCCGAGGGAAATTTGAATTACAGTTACACGGAGTAAAGTAGCCATGCCCGTGTCAATACAACTGTACATTGTATTTGAGAAGCTTGCTAGCAGCACATGGTGAAGCCTGGAGGATTGTCCCAGTGGTATGAGGAACTGGAAACTGCAGTGATAAAAATTGTGACCAGAAAATGCGATAGTTCGAATCTATCATCCTCCATTTAGAAAACCTAAAATACAAGGTCAACCCCATGTAGTCCTTTAGATGTACGTCAAAGTCTCTATAAAATAGAAGTGGGTCACAAGAACAGTTTAAGAAACTGCACAGTTATCGTAAGAATGGTCTGTTGCTAATTAAAACCTTGGTTTTCTATAAGCAGGATTACCCAAGTGGTTGAAGGGAGTGGTCTTGAAAACCACCAGGCGGATAGCATCCGTGCCAGAGTTCAAATCTCTGATCCTGCGTTTACTTGTCAAGATCAACTATTCATACCTAGGCAATTTGAATAGAGAGTCTTAGGGAGACGATCTCCTACTTCGAGTGAAATAAAGAAGTGTGCAACATTATGCGATATAGGTAGCTCTTATACGAATTGTGGAATATGATGCAGTCCACTGTATATTAGACGAAGACAAGTATTAAATTTACATGTAGCTCAACGGTAGAGCATCCTGTATATCAGGAAGTGACGAATGATATATCAATAGACTGTTGATATGAATAAGTCAGATAAAATAATTGAATGATTTAGTCACAGGAAATTACTTCATAATCAAGGTTCAAATCCTTGCATGTAAATTAGAATACTAGAATAAAGGTCAAGGAAAGGTATCACCTGATAGACACCTAGACTACGTAGAAGGTAAACCTGCATGTACGATCCAAAGTTCTATCTGATTCAGTATTCATCACAAAACCTGCCGTCAAGCCATTGCTTATTTTATCTACTATAGACGCACAAAAGTGCGATAGATGAATAGGCGAGGTGTAGTATATTAGGGTACAGTTCCGGCTTAAATTGACGTAAACCGTAAGCAGACGAGGACACAAAGTGAACAGTGCTATCTTCTCACAGTCGACACAGACCAACGGAGCTCGAATAAAGGTATCACTTAGTAGCGGAAACTCAAATCACTTACAAATGCTATTAAGTTCTGAGGGTCTTAATAGAGAACTTCACACATTCCCGGTGAAGAGCTGATATTGATAGTTTTAGACTCTATTGATATCAGCTCTTTCACTATGCATCGTTATATGATGTAGAAGATAATATCAATGATTCAAGAGAATGTGAGGTATTTATTACGATGACAAACAATTCTGTTTCAATAAATATGGATTCTGCATATCTTTTCAAGAAGGGAAAGAATGGAAGATTTGTTTCTTATGATGATTATGGTAAGGTAATTATTGCAGAAAATTGCATTAAACCTGGATACTACATGATAAATAAAATTGTTAGAGATCTTAAGAAGTGTTGCATAGTCGAAGTATCTGAAGAAGTGTTAGTTGATTACTACGAAGGAATGAGATATGATCAGTTCAAGAATCTTCTTAAGATGAGAGGATATGAGATTGCTTATGAACTTCCTTTCAACAATCCTCATTCTAGAAGTTTACCAGTAGTCGAATATCAGATGGTTGCATACAATTCTAGATTGAATATTGTTATCATTACAGAAACATTTTCGTTGTATGATGAATATACATTCAATACCATAGACTGCTACTGTTACGGAACAAGTGTATTTGATAATATGAAAGCACAGTTCGTAAGTCGTGGAGGTTCAGAAGAATGTGTATTCAATATTGGTACATATCATAATGTTACCTGGATAAAGCCTCTTCAGTTTGTAGAAAGCAGAGCATGTAAAGATGCCGAGAAGGGTACTTTTGATCTTCCTAGTTGTTTTACATATGCAGATGATGATGTATGCAAACATCTTGATGAGTATAGGGATAGATTCTTAAGTTTGATTCCTGATGAACTCAGAATTTGGTTTAGATCTTATAAGGGGTAGGTAAATGGCAAAAGATAGAATTGAACCATGTAAATTTTATATTTGTGAAGGTCAGTGTACAAAGAATAGATCTGCAAGTCATAAAAGTTACTGCCAGAAATGTTCTAAGTATGTTCCTCGTGTACGCACGAAACATGCTAATCAGAAGAAGCAAAAGCTTGAGAAAATACGAGAAAATGAGGGGTACTGATGGATGTGTGATGATACTGTATTATGGGAAGATCCTATAGATACTTATGATCTAGATAAGTATTTTGGAGCTGCGGAAATAACTTCTAGACGATCAGGTCTTCCGATGAACATTCGATCTATTCATAGAACAGAAATTACGCATGATAGATTATGCTTAGAGCTCAGTGCAAATAGCCTTCATGTTGAGCTAGCAATGGGTTTAGAGTTATGTATCATCAATAGATCAAGACATATCACATTTCATGAATATGAGATGATAGAAACATGTAGAACCTATATCCGACGTAATTTAGATTTATTTTACAAGCATCAATTAGATCTTACAGATAGCTTTGATGATAAAGATTTATTTGATGCATTAGAAAGGAGAGGTGATTTTAAGTGAAAAGAGTAGAAGGAAAGTATTCAACTGCAAAAATATTTACAGATAACGTAGATGATGGGTCTTAACAATTTTAATATTAGGTGAATCATATATGGATAATAGAAGAAAGGGCTCTGTAACAGGGCGTATATGTATAACAGATGGAACCCATAATAAATTTGTACACGAAACTGAATTGACTTACTATCTGAACAATGGGTGGAGAAAAGGAAGTTACAGGTATACAGGAGGTACAAAAATACCATGTAAAGTATGCGGTAAAATGATATCTAAGTATGACGGTAAACATGGAATGTGCGCTAAATGTATGAAAGATACAGGATTCTATAAGAATCTATGGAAAGATGAAAATTATAGAAACAACGTTATTTCAAGTTGTACGGGACTTAAGCGATCAGAAGAATTTAAGAAGAAACAAAGTGAACATATGAAAGAATACTATAAGAACCATCCGGAACGTAGACAAGCTCAGGGATTAGTATTCAGCAAAGCGTGGAAGGACGGTAAGCATGCAAAGATGACCGATACATATGGTATAACTAGAAGTATTGCTGAAAATATGATGTATGATGCATTCCTTAAATTATTTGGTTCATATTATGTGTCCAGAAATCCTGTACAAGGTCCTGATGGGAGATGGTGTTATCCTGATGTGTTATTATTCGATTCTGTTATTGTAGAATATTACGGTGATTATTGGCATGCAAATCCACAGTTGTATCAATCATCAGATACATTAGCTAATAGTACTGCTCAGGATATTTGGAATTCTGACGCAGATAGAGAAAAGCGTATTCTACAATCTGTAGTGAATGGATATAATAAATATATGTCTTCTATATCATCCATGATAATAATATGGGAGAGTGATACAAGTCATCTTAAAACACAGAGTGATTGGGATGATTACATTGCAAATAGATTTGTAGGTTATGATGAACATGTATCTTGTTGATATAAAGATAGCTGTTCTCAAACATTCTAAATATATCAGAAAGTAGGTGAATACATGATCAATGTAGATTTGAAGGAATTTTATGTAAACCCTTGTGAATCGTGTATATACAAAGGTGGATGTCCTCCGATGTGCATGAGTACTGAAGATTCAATAATCCCATCATTGTATGCATCTGATGACATCGCTTCTGCGAAGTACATTAATCTTCTAGATAATTATGTAAAGCTTATACGAAATCTAGGATTCAATCCCGTGTTAGAAGATTAATCTTTATTTAGATAGGCAGACCTTATGGTCTGTCTATTATTATGAATCGTTATATATTTATATAAGAAGGAGGTGAACATAATGAAATTTATTCCATTTTATAGATGTGGATGCTGCAATGGTGCAATGACACAAGGTATGCCTGTTGAATTTGAGTCAGAAGAAGATTTACAGAAAGGAATGGAGAAAATGGTGCAAGGTCAAGTGTATGATTTTGTACCAGGAATTGAGAATACAATGCAGACTCCGAACTCTATCCTACACTTTTGCACAGACGGAAGTGTAGGTATTGCGAAATTTGTAGGTTATCACAAACTTTCAGAGAAGGAGATAAAGTATTTTGAATTGATGTCTGGAAATACTTCGGAGTAGAAAGGGGAAATATGAATTCATTAGAACGCGAACTTAGGCTTGCTGCACATCTTTATTATCAAGATGGCAATAGCTTCTTATCAGATGATGAGTTTGACAAAAAATGTGATCAATTAAGATCTGCTGATCCAAACAATTCTATATTTAAAGAACCTTCTTGGGGATACAATATTAATAATGATTCAACAGTTGGAGAACGTTGTCCTCATAGATATGGATTAGTAACAGGATTAGGTAAAGCGTACACATACAAAGAGGTTCCGAATCAGTTTAAAGTTCATTGCATCGTAGGATCTCCAAAACTTGATGGAATGTCAATTGCACTGTATTATGAAAACAGTGTGTTGATTCAAGCATTAACTAGAGGAGATTATAAACAAGGAATTGATGTAACAGATAAAGTTAAACTGATCATCGGCGATACTTTACCTTCACCTCATATTACTGGTGGGTTCCGTGGAGAAATCATAATGTCGAAAGCTTCATATGAAAGATATGAATCTTGTCATGATAATATCAAAAACGCTCGTAATTCAGTTGCAGGTATCATTAACTCAAAAGAGATAACAGAAGATATCAAGTATCTTGATATTGTAGTTTACACTATACTTGCAGATGAATCATTACGTAAGGATATTGTTGATGAAGAAGGTATGCATTCTTATATGGTATGTACACATATTGATTATACTGAAGCATATGAACTTTTGAATAAAAATTTTGAAAATGTTGCACCGTATTTTACGTTTACAGGTTTAAGTGAAGATAATTTCATAGATTGTATGTCGCATAAATTTTCTGAGTTATGTGCATATTATCCATACGAAGTAGACGGCATTGTAATTTCAACAAAACGCATCAGTATTGACAGAAATGGTCAGTTTAAGTATGATGAGATAGCAGTAAAATTCAAGTCAGAGACCGCGATAACAAAAGTAGAGAAAGTTGACTGGCAGATGTCTAAAACACATTTTGCTATTCCAGTGGTGTACATCCAACCTGTTGAACTTGATGGTGCAACTATAACAAAATGTACAGGTCTCAATGCTAAGTATATTAAAGACAACAAGATTGAAAATGGTGCTGTAGTAGAGATTGAGAGACACGGGCAGGTTATTCCATATATCAATAGGGTCATCAACCCAGTATCTATTGATGATGTACTCATTACAAATTGTCCAGAATGCGGTGAGAAGCTAGAATGGGAGGGAGTACATCTGAAATGTATGAATCCTTTATGCGGCAACGCAATATTGCAAGATGCACTTATTTGGATCAATAATATCGCTCCTTTAGATAACTTTGGAGATAAACTTAGAATAAAGTTTCTTCAAAAATATATTTCAGGCGAGATATCCGTTGAATCTATAATGGATTGCGAAGAGCTTGTGAAAATTGCCGTTTTGTGCATGGATGAGCATCCAAGTCCGCTGATCAGCAAGCAGCTTATTCTATTTTCAATGATGTGCAATGCATTGTTTAACAAACCTGTGCTTGCTTCAGATGCTATTAAAGCATTGAATATTCCGAGATTTGGAGATATTACATCTGAAAAGCTTGCAAGCTATCCACACCTTGTCAAAGAAATTTTCTCTCTATCTCAAGCAGTCAATTCTGATGATACCTATGTTATTCCAGACAATTTCTTAGATGAACTCATTAGATGCATCGGAGTTGCAAACGGTCAGTCCATTATCAATAATATTAAAAAATTCTACAGATTACGATTTGTATACAATCGGATTGTTTGGAATTCATCATCAAATAGTGCAGAGGTAAAAGGTAAAGTAGCAATCACAGGAAAACTCAGTGTTAAACGATCGGAATTTGAGAAAGAACTTAAATTAGCAGGATGGTCAGTAGGAGAAATCTCTAAAGACTCAAAGTTCCTCATCACGGATAATCCAGATAGTTCATCTTCTAAGAATAAGAAAGCAGATGAGTGGGGCATACCAAAAATTACTGAGTATGATTTCAGATTCAATTATCTTAAAGGAGATGAGTAAATGAAAACAGTAGTTGATAGGTATAGAGATTATTGTAAAGATATGAAGTTCTTTGAAATCTTAAATCTTTTACAGAATGGATATTCTTTAAAAGATTGTGCAGCAGAATTGAACATTCCATATTCTAGAACACAGGTGTATTCACAAAAACTGTCAGAATTCCACAGACTCTGTAATATGCAAAATGATGCTGATAGCATCGTCAATTTGGATATCAACTATAAAGATTTTTTGAAACTAGAATCAATGAGAATCAAAACAATAAGTCGACTCCGATCGTTACTCAGTGACCCTTTAAGTAGTGTTGATTTCAGCAGGAAACTATTAGGTAATTGTCGTCTTGCATTAGACGAATACGATAACTAAAGAAAGGAGAATGAAGAGTGAGATGGATAAAAAAGCATGAGTCAACCGAATGGATAAAAACGTTTGCTATATTTCCTATTCGGATTGGCGATGAAGTACGGTGGCTCGAAACTGTCTATTATCATCAGCATATAGAAGGATACGATGACTTCACAGGCGAGCCATATTATGAGCCGGACAAGTTCTTAACCAAAGAGGAATATGAGAGAGGCTTGAAAGACGAGTATTAATTATGACTTGCTGACAGATGATATTTGTAAGTCGTTGTTTGGCGAAAGAAAGGAGAATGAAGAGATGCCGTCCAAGAAAACTAAACTTCTTACACCGAGTCAAATGAAATGTAAGAAACCACGAGTTGTGAATTATTCTGGTGATCAAGAGAAGCAGCAGAAAGCTCGAGATATTATCGTGCTGTATGTTGAATGTGGGCTAGGTTACAGCCCTATACGACACATCATTGGTCTTGCAAATGATAAGCTTGTTGAAGATGTTATCAGACAGCACATGCTTGGAAGAAATAATGTAGATGAAGAGAACGGTGAACTTATGTGCCCACAGTCGAGGTATCTAAGTGAATTTCAGAAAAGCATCATAATTCAGAAATCTCAAAGATATCTCACAGAGGAAGATCCATACATTGTAGATATGTTAGCAGACGGTAAATGGTCTGATGATCCTATCTGTGGGCCGAAGATATGCAAAGTATGTGGAACGAAGATTGAATCGACTTGGAAATATTGTCCAAGCTGTGCAACTAAATTATAGGAGGGGTATTTATGCATTTTATCAAAAGTAACGCAACAGAAATTAAGGAAACTAATCCCTACAAGAAAGTAGAGAAAATCGGAAGAATATGTTATAAATCAGAAGATAAGATAACTGAAGATAGTTGGAAAACGTTTGTAGGTAACCTCATTAAGCGTCAGCATTTTGCAATGCTTGAACATGCACGTCTATTCTTCTTGATACATATCAACGATGAAGATGGGTGTGCAGAGGTCAGAGGTATTGATCTTATGAATGATCTCAGCAAATTACCTTACGTGTATGCTGATTTCAGCGGGTACTCACATTGTGCAGAAGTAGGTGTGGATGTAAGCTTATCTCATATTTACAATGATAGGTGGAGGACTTATCCGTATAGTCAAACAATGACAATACTTGATGCATTTAGAATTGTGATTGAAGAATATTTTGAATTTGATTTTGATGACAAAAAATTTTCTAAAAATCGAGTCCTTGATAATCTTAAGGAACTCCATAATCTTGAACTTGGTGATATTGAATTTAGAATGGATTGGGAATCATCTGATACACCTACTTGGAGCTATCCTGAGTGTGAATATGTTACAGTTAAATTTGATTGTGATCGAGGAGTGTCGCATGAACTTGTACGTCATAGAGTTGCAGTAGCACAATCGTCTACTAGGTATTGCAATTACAGCAAAGAAAAATTTGGAAATGGTGATATTGCATTTGTGTATCCTCATGATTATGATGCTTGGTACAATGATGTAAAATTATTATTTGAACAAAATCTCAAAGAATGCGAGGATACTTACAACTATATGATCGGTGAAAATATGTCACCACAGCAGGCTCGTGCAATTCTTCCTAATGCACTTGCAACAGAGGTAGTTCTAACCATGAATCTCGCTCAGTGGAAGCATTTTATAGATCTGAGATACAAGGGAACAACAGGTGCACCTCATCCAGATATGAAGGATGTTGCTTCAATCGCATATGATGATATATTACATTCATATCTTGAAAACATATCAGATATCTACTTTGAACATTTGAATGACTGATTGTATATCAGATTATCAGGTGTGAAATCTTCACACCTGATTTTTAATGTATCACAGAATCGTTATAATATGTGTAATCGACATAGAATCAAATATCCATAGAGGAGGTATTAGTATGAATAAGTATTATGAACCAGTAGATAAGATCTATGAACAGTTCAAAAGATTCAATCAGAAATCACAGATTGAGAATAATATTCAGAATGAATCATTTCCAGAAGTAGAACCTGGACTGCCTACACATAAAGTAGCTGAATTTGAAGAGATCAAAGTTGAATCTCAGCTTACAAAGCCGAAGAGTTGGTACTGGGAACTTGCAAGAAACTTCATGATTGCATATGTAGCATTAACTATTGTAACAGGTATCATGAATGTTATCATGTTTGCTATTTGGATTTTCCTTCTTCCAGGCGCTGCTATCGTTGCAGCAGTACTTAGAGGTGTAAGAACTAAACAATTTTATACACTCAAGCAGCAGGATGTAGAAAGAATAAAAGCTTCTAAGGAATACAAAGATGAGTATCAGAGACGGTTAGACGATCAGAAAAATCGCCAAGGTGAATTTGATAAAGAATATGAAAATGCTCTTGCTCAATTCGACATTGATTGGAACACTTGGAAAGAACATAAGAAAGCGTGGGAAGCAGATCGTCAGAAACGATACGAGACAGCAAAAGCTGAAAGGGTACATGAAAGAGACGTACTTCGCCAGATGTTTGATGATTTCGGAAAGTTTCCGAAACAGTACAGATTTGAATCATGTGTAGCATATGTCCACGAGGTACTGTCCTCTTCAGATGCAGATATATCTACAGCTATTGAAATGTATGATCGTGAACGTCAGCGTCAGTTAGAATCTGAAAGAATTGATGCATTGAATAGGCAGGCAGATCTTCAGGCACAGAGAAATAGGGAGCTTGAATATCAGTCAGAACTTCAAGAACGCGCTAACGACACAGCCGAAAGACATAGAAGAGAAGCAGCAGCTTTAGGCGCTTACAACGCATATCAGAATCATAAGCAGACTAGAATGATGAAAGACGAAAGACGTGAAAGAGAACGTGCTAAAGCTCGAAATGAAAGAGATCGTAGAGATGCTAAGATCAAAAGAGCCGTAGATGAGTTTAATCGAAACTCTAGATATCACTGATCCTTGTATAAATCTATCAAATATATCGGAGGTAGATTTATATGTCGAATCTACAATCATACTATCGGCAACTTCAAAAAGATGAGATGATAACGAGCAGATGTGAAGAAATCATAAGATTGTTTTTGGATCAGCGCATGACCATAAGGTTGTGCGCTGAAAATATGTGTATGTCTAAATCAAATGTACACAAGTACATACACACTCAAATTAAAGACAGATATCCTACTGAATATGATCAGATACGTAGAAAATTGCAATGGAATAGTAAACATCTGTGTATCAATCGAAAATATTGGAAATGAATCGTTAATATACATAAGATAAATAGATAGGAGGCACACATTATGAAATGTTTTTATCATAACGATATGGACGGACATTGCGCAGGATATCTGGTGCGGAAATTTACAAACAATAATAATCCGGAAGATTATTATGAAAGTGATTACTCAGGATTAAACCTTGAAGATGTAGAAATAGGGGAAGAGATTTACATTGTAGACTACAGCTTTACAGAAGCAACACTGCATGAACTTTTGTGGTTAATCAATTCTGGTTGTAAAATCATATGGATTGATCATCATGCATCTAGCTTAGATTTAGTTCGTAAATATCCTGAACTTAATGATCTTGATGGTATCAGATCCGATGAATGTAGCGGAGCTGCTTTGACTTATATGTATTTCAAAAATTGTACCTTTGATGATGTACCGGAATACGTCCAGCTTGTTTCTGATTACGATACCTGGGCACACAAGCTGACAGATTCTGATGCATTTAAACTTGGAATTGATAGTCAGAAGAATGACGTATTTGATGATGTCTGGAAGAAATTAGATTCTCATCATGAATTGATATCCGGCGAATCATTTTTAGATGAGATCATACTTTCAGGATACATTATCAAATCTTATATAGATAACGATAATGAATCGTATCTCAAATCCTATGGATTTGAATCTGAAATAGATGGAATCACAGTATATGCAGTAAATAAGTCAAGCAATTCTTGGATATTCGGAGATTTGATTAATTCGTATCCTGCAGTTGTTGTTTTTGTATTCAATGGATCGAAATGGAAATATTCAATATTCAGTTCAGATAATGGTGCAGATTGTCAGAAAATTGCAGAAAATCACGGCGGTGGAGGACATAAGCACGCTGCAGGATTTACATCTGAAGAATTCCTGTTTCCTAAGGAGGTGTAGTTATGAGTCTTATGAGTAAAGAAGAATATCTTAAAACAAGACCTAAGATGACAGCGAATTACTTATCCTTACCTAAATACAGCAGTCCAGTATATAGATGTGATAAGTGTGGTGGAGGTATGTGTAAAAATCTATGGTATGGAGTCACTGTAGCTACTATGCCTCCTATATCTCAAAGCGTATTTAGATGTGATACTTGTGGATATACAGAAACTATTGATGATTAATGGGAGGTACCGTTCATGCCTACTATAAGCAAAGGAAGTAAGACAGCATGGATGTTAAGACAGGGTGGTGATGCATTCGGTGTAATGCATCACTTCTATGTTATGGATGATGAAGATTTGTCATCAGAAGCAGAAGTTGCAGCATTCTTAGTTTCTACAGAATCTAAAGATTTAGATCTCGCAAAATATATTTTAGATGCTTGGATGGCAATACTTATTGAGAATATTGTACCTTACGATGGAGAGGAGCCTGAGATTGAATTAGCAATAGAATCAGCATTGTCAACTCTTCCATATTCTTTTCAGTATCCATTATCTACAACAGAATTGATTAAGATACATAGAGAATGCAACCAGTATGATAATGTAGGTTCTTTATATGATTTTGTAGATGATGTTCGATCCGAACGGACTTCGTTATCAAAACGAATCAAAGATTCATTAAATCAGCAGTTTTGTAGATCAAGATATGGTGGGCAGTATAATACTAGACGGGGCAATAAAGAATTATGGTTCCGAATTTCGTCTACTGGGTATAATTGGATTAACGACATTTATATCTGGACAGCAGACCATTATAGAGGGTTAGGGGCACAGACAATCACTATCTGTCGTGATTATGAATCTGATTACGGAGATTCAGAAGGTAATGCGGAATACTTTTACACTGCAAGAGACGGTGCAGTATATCGCAATATGCCTATTATTGAATTCTTAGCTGAAGAACATGATACACGTCCTGTATTTGATTCTCGAGATCTCGGATATGCTCCTAATCCATATGATTTATTCAATGAAGGGTATACAAGAGAAGAATGCGATACTATTTTGGGATCAAAATTTTTAGATTTGGAGGCAGCTACAGACGATATGGTAATCAAAGAGAAAGAAGTTCGATGCGTATCAGAGGTACGTGCAAACTTGATACAGCAATATCCTACACGAACTCAAATACGTCTGAACAACATGTGTAATAAGATCAAAGAAATGTTTCCCGAGTTCACAAATGTTGATATCATAGAAATCAATCCTCGAGAAAATCGTTCTGGCAATATGGTTGCGTCGGAAGTTGTGTTCTACTGCAAATCTGATATCGAAGATATAGACGATCTAAAAGTCTCAATCATACTCAATAGAGGAATCAAGGATGCTACCGTCGGAGATGTTGTACGAAAGTTTCGTATAGAATACAACGATTTCAAAAAGTTCAAAGAAATTGAGGTGTAATGTTATATGTTTAGATGTCCTATGTGCGATTCATCCAACATAACGCAACGGATCATATATTGTGCTGGAAGCGCTATGAACCATGTAAAGTGTAGCTCATGCGGTTATGATAATACAAAGCAAGTTACACGTCTATCAACAACCACGTCTTCATATTTTACTAACAATAAAATAATTTTCAGCAATAATACAACGTCATGTTTATTCTAAACACTATCAACCTCCACTCTAGTGGAGGTTCCTTTATGTATGTTCATACAAACTTACACCTTTTATAGAGATAGAAGTGAAAACATTTCATATCATGTACTTATTGTATAGATTGGAGGATAAGTCTTGTGAGACGTCCGGATATATGCGTTGAGATTCCTGGTACATGTCAATACATACGTCCAGGTGATATAGTGAAGTTAGGAAGATTCGAAACTACTAGATGGCAAGTAGGATTCGGATGGTTTAGTTTTGATGAAAACAGGCCATTCTATGGTATGTATCTTACTAATATTCAATCTGGACAAGTAAAACCGTTGCTGAAAACAGACTTAGATGATATCTATATGATTGAGTAGTTAAATCCTGATAAGGAAAGGCGGTGAATTGACTGTCATGGCGGATAGAATCACACTTGATTCAGGCATACAAATTGTTGATGGTAGTATTGTCATCCTTGCTAGATTTCCTGGTACTAAATGGGTAGTCCATAAGGGCTGGTATGCATATCAGGAAAATCAATATAATGGATGGTACCTATCTTCTATCCCGTCGCAGGCTACAATGCCACTAATTGATTCTGATCTTATTGGAATTGTAGTTGTAGGCGGAGATTGTTCATGTCCGGATCAACCATTTCCGTCACCAAACCCTCCAAGACCAGGATGCGGGGGGATGTCACCTGAAATGACATGGGAATTGAATAGAGCTTGGATAACTGTAGACACACTGGAGCAGCTATCTAGGTTGAATCGAAGATTGGTCCCAGACGGTAAGATTGTCAGAGTAAACGACACAGGTGATGGCACAGCAAAATATTACAGATATGATCAAGCAAAGTCAATTTGGACCGAGGAGTATTTTGGAGTAGATACAACGAATTTTGTATCGAAGGACGATCTAGTCCAAGAAGTCAAGGACCAGCTTGATAATGCAGATTTTTCGCAAACAGTTGTAAATGTCATCAAAGAAAATGACGAGGTTCATCAGACGATAAAAGAAGTCGCTGAATCAGATACAACATGGAAAGAATTATCAGAAGAATAGGAGGTAAACAAATATGCCAGTAATTGATACTAATCTGAATGTATCATTTGTACGGTGTACTTCTGCACAGTATACAGCATTGTCTCCAAAAGATGCAAATGCTATATATTTTGTGACAGATACACGTGAAATTTATCAAGGTGAGAGTCTGTATTCTGGAAATGCTATTGAATTTACTACAGCTGTTCCAGAATTTGGTACTGCACAAGATAACAAACTTTATGTTGTAACAGACGATACTGGAAAAGTAACATTCTATGTGAAAGGTGAAGACTCGATGATACCTGCAGGTGGAAGTACTGCTGTATCAATCGAAGATCTTGATTCCATCTTAGATAAAGATGGTACAGCCTTAACAGAAGATGATACAAAGATTCCAACATCCGGTGCAGTTGTTGAAGCAATTCAAGATGCATTATCTGGGTATAATGCAGCTATTGTAGATGTATCTGCTGATAGATCCGAGGACAACACCGGAACAGTTATCACATTTACACCTAAAGAGGGTGCGCCAAAAACGGTAACTATCGCAGACCTGTTCCTATCTGCTGCAAGCTATGATTCAGAGAGTCATATTCTTTCACTTACAGTTACAGGTGCGGATGCTCCGGTAAGTGTAGATCTTGGAGAACTCATTCCTCAGGCAGTATCTACGTCAGATGTAGCAATGGCTGCTAATATTGTATGCACAGTAGATGTAGGTAACTACAAGAAAGGTGATACAATCGATATTTCAACAACTGAAAATCTTCAGAAATTTTTAGTTGGTATGCTATCACAGGACAGCAACCCGACAACTACTCAACCAAGTGCATCTATTACACTTACAGGTGCAGGTGCTAAAGAAGTTGGTACAGAATTTACACCGAATTATTCAGCAAATCTGAATGTTGGTGCATATTCAAATAATGCCGAAGGTGCACAGCCTACAGGTGTTACGGCAACAGCTTGGAGTGTAACAGATACAGACGATAATTCAGCTGCTACTCAGACAGGTGCATTTGATGCATTCACTGTTGAAGATGCTACAAATTATCGTGTATCCGTAGAAGTTACACATACAGCAGGTAACATTCCTACAACTTTCTTAGGAGAGCCTTACCCAGCAGGCCAGATCCAAGCAGGTACAAAATCTGCAAATTCTTCATCTGTAACAGGTTACAGAATGGGATTCTATGGAGCTCTTACAGATAAGACAGGTACTGTTGATTCTGCGCTGATTAGATCACTTTCCGGTAAATCTAACAAGAAAGTTGCTAAAGGTCAGAAGTACACTATTTCTGTTCCAGCTGGTGTATCTAGAGTTATCTTAGCTTACGATGCATCTATTGGTGATGTTGCATCTATTACATCTGCAGAAGAATTTGGATCTGAAATCAAAGATTCATTTGTAAAATCTAATGTAAACGTAGAAGGTGCAAATGCATACTCAGCAATTTCATACAATGTATATGTTAAAGATTTAGCTGCTCCGCAGGCTAATGCTACAACATATTCTGTAACTATTTAAGAGTAAGGAGGTTGAATAAGTTATGCCAAATGCATATAGTCCATCTCAGGTAAAATCAAAACTTGGTTGGTCAAACTCATTTGATAGAAACGCAGCTTTCCCGCTTGAGTTTGCAGCTTGGTTTGGATCATATGAAGATGCGCAAGCAGCTGCGCAAACAGCCGTAGAGGTAGGATCTACAGATTCTAAATATTATTACGGTATGCAGTTGTACGTATTTGACGGAACAACAGCGAGAACTTATCTCATTCAGGGAGATAAATCTCTGAAAGAGATCGGTGAAAATACACCTATGATGTTTGTAGATTCTGAAGATGATTTATATCTTCTTGAGGATCTTGAAATTGGTCAGCAGGTACTTGTTGAAGGTACTGGAGAAATTTGGGTATTCAAGGGTGGACTTGCTTCTGAACCCAGCAATTGGGTACAGGCAGGATCAGGTTCTGATGTTGTATGGCAGGGCACAGAAGACAGAGTTATATTTCGTGCTATTGCACAGTCTGCTTTTGACAGCGTTGACCCGAAAGATGCAAATACACTGTATTTCATAACAGACGCTGGTAAGATCTACAAAGGATCGACAGATGTTACAAGCTGTGTAACAGTTGGAGCTATTCCAGAAGCATCGGCAGCTGTAAAGGGCAAATTATACATCGATTCTAATACATTTGCTATGGCAATCACCATGGACGGAGCATCTTGGATTCAGGCATCTCCAGGATATCTTACAGATGGTGTTGAATGGACAGCTGCTGACTCTAGTAAGCTCGCTACTATTGGACTTATCAAAAAGGGCATTCAAGCAGCTGTAGATGGAATCGATACAACAACGTATTTTGAAAAGTCTACAGGTACTGTAAAAGTAGGCGCAGAGGGTACTGGTGCTGTGCTTACCGGTGTTGCACATGACGTCAAATACGATCAAGCTCAACTTAGAATCACAATTCCGGTCTACGGTGGAACGGATGTCGTAGTAGATATACCCAAAGATAAATTCGTAACAGCTGGACAGTTTTATGAAGACTACCCTGCAGAAGGCGAACCAACACATCATAATGTTATTGTGCTAACAATTGATGGGCAAGCAGAACCTGTAATTATACCAGCAGAAGCTCTTGTAGATGTCTATACAGCAGATAATACGGGAAAAGATGTAACATTAGTTATTAGCCAAGATAACAAGATCTCAGCTTCCGTTAAAATTGATCCTACAGGTGGTAATGCGCTTGTAACATCTGAAAACGGTCTTAAAGTAGATGTCAGTGGTAAGATGGATAAGATTGCATCTGCTACAGGCACTAAGATCGCAATGACTACAGCTGACGGAGGTGTAAGTGAATCAACTTATACAATTACAGCTGATGGTGAAATGGGATCTGAGTCTACTGTAGTTCCTACAGCTAATTTGATAGCTGCTGCAATCTCAACTGCTATCAACAATGCAAATATCAGCAATAAGGTTGATAAAGTTGTAGGTACGGTAGATAACTTTGTAGGATTTGCAGCTGAAGGTGCAATCAAAGATTCTGGGAAGAAGTCAGGTGGGGCTACACTTGCTGAATCGCCGGATGCAAATACGCTTGCAACGGAAGCAGCAGTTAAAGCTGCTGTAGAGAACGCTCACATTACATGGGGTACAATCGAATAGGTTGTACCTCCACCCTCATGGGTGGTTATGAATCATTGATCCTTATATAAGATCACAAGACGTTTGTATTCATATAGAAAGGAGATTAAACATGAGTTTAAACGGTGTTGACATTGCTAATTACCAGGCAGGTATCAATATTGCTGCAATGACTACAACAGACTTCGTCATTGTAAAAGCTACACAAGGTACATGGTACACGTCACCATCATTTGTTAAGCAGTATTCTGATGCAAAAGCTGCTGGTAAGCTGCTTGGTATTTATCACTATGCAGAAGGTAAAGACTACAAAGCTGAAGCAGATTACTTCTTGAAAACAATCGGTGATCGCGTAGGAGAGGCTATTCTTTGTCTTGACTGGGAAGGAACGGACAATGCAACTTTCAATTCCGGAAAAGATAAAACATGGGTTAAGAATTGGTGCGACTATGTTGCATCTAAAACCAATGTTAAGCCGCTTGTATATACTTCCAAAGCATATATGGGCAACCTTTCTGGAATTGGAGATTATGGTCTTTGGATCGCACAGTATGCAAACAATAATCCTACCAATTATCAAGCTACTCCTTGGAATGAAGGCGCATATTCTTGTGCTATTCGTCAGTATTCATCTACGGGTAGAATCAAAGGTTATAGCAGCAACATAGACTTAAACAAATTCTACGGAGATGCTACAGCTTGGAAGAAATATGCTAACCCAGGAAACGCAAAACCTGTAGAGGGTGGATCTTCTAATCCATCTACTCCTTCTACAACACCTTCAGGATCTACGTTAGATCTCGTGTTAGGTGTAATGCAGGGCAAATATGGTGATGGAAATGCTCGTAAAGCTGCACTTGGTACAAAGTATAATGAAGTTCAGAATATGATAAATCATATTGCTACAGCGTCTGCTTCAACGCTTGCAAACGAAGTAAAAGCTGGAAAATATGGAAATGGTGATACTCGCAAAACAGTTTTAGGATCAAGGTATACCGAGGTTCAGAATATTGTGAATGCAGGATCTAAAAAATCGAATGATGAGATCGCTAATGAAGTAATCGCAGGTAAATGGGGCGATGGAAATACTCGTAAGTCTAAACTTGAAGCTGCTGGATATGACTATGATGCGGTACAAGCCATTGTCAATAAGAAATTAGGAGCTTCAAGTTCTGGTAAACAGTATTATACGATCAAGAAAGGTGATACACTATCCGGTATAGCTTCTAAATATGGTACCACTGTAAGTAAACTACAATCTTTGAACGGCATCAAGAATGCAAACGTCATTTATGCAGGTCAGAAGATTAGGGTGAAGTAAATTGGACGGTCAGATAACGCTCAAACGTGGTTCATATGAACGTTATCAATCACTTGAGTTAGATACTGATACAATTTATTTCTGCGAAGATTGTGGTAGGATATTTGTAGGGGACATTGAATACTGTCCCCCCGTCAATTGGAACGAAGTTTATCCAATAAATAGTGTGATCATATTCTATGACAATATGGATCATAGTAATCATTTAGGTCTTACATGGGAGAAGTGCTTGATAGGTCGTGTACCAGTAGGTATAGATGAAAACGATGATTCTTTCAATTCTATAGGAGCTAAAATAGGGTCTAAGACCCATTCGTTAGTTGCTTCAGAATTACCTGAATTAACAAAAGACGCAGTACCATTAGGTATCGACACATCTGGATCTCATGTAACTGGATATAGCGACACTAGCGCACCGCATAATAATATACAGCCTTCAGAAGTAGTGTCGTTCTGGAGAAGAATCAATTAATAAAGGAGATGTAAAATAATGCCACAGGTAGGACAAAATGTTAAGTTTTTAGCAGGACTTCATGCTAATTATGTAGACATTCCAAGTAAAGATCTAAATACTGTGTATTTTTGTACAGATACGCAGCAATTATTCGTAGGGGAAACAGAGTATACACGTCCTGTTAATCATGGAACGCAGTTACCGGAAGGGTATCTTCCTCCGAATTCTCTGTTTTATCATGAGACTGAAAGAGTGTTATACTTCAGTCAGGATGGAGCATCTTGGCAGTCTGTGTCAAACTTCTATACGCATCCAACATTTACTCAGAGAGTTCTTGGTGATCAAACTGGTGGGCAGCTTACTTACGGTCAAACATTTAAGATCCCGAAGGTAACGGTAGATCAGAACGGACATGTTAGTGCTGGTGAAGACATTGAATTCACAATGCCTACTGCACAAGATATTCCAGACGTTCCAGATGTAGAAGCTGAAGTAACTGGATCAGGTAATGTAATCACAAATATCACAGCATCTGAACACACAGTTACTGCTGAAAAGGGATTTACTGCTGCATCTCAGACAGATTTAGATGCTGTTGAAGCAACGGCAAATGCAGCTATGCCTAAATCAGGTGGTACATTTACAGGTGCTGTAATTGTACAAACTCCGACAGAAGACGGCCATGCTGCTACAAAAGGATATGTTGATCAAGAAGCTGCAGCTGCTGAACAGGCTGCTAAAGATTATGCAGATAGCATCTTAGGTGCCAACGATGCGATGGTATTCAAAGGTACACTTGGTACAGATGGTACTGTTACAGCTCTTCCTACCACATATCAAACAGGTTGGACATATCGTGTAATCACAGCAGGTACTTATGCCGGACAGCAATGCGAAGTTGGTGATCTGATTATTGCTATTGCAGATGCAACTGATGACGGATCTGATGCAGATTGGACGATCGCACAGACTAACATTGATGGTGCAGTGACACATTCAGCTGACTTAACAGCTGACAATATCGTTGTTGGTAATGGTGCTGGTCAGGTTAAACCGTCAAGCACAAAAGTATCTGATCTAGCTACAACTGCAGATCTTGCTGGTAAAGTTGATAAAACTTTCGAGCTGAATGGTCATGCATTATCCGGAGATCATCTTGATCTTACAAAATCTGATGTAGGATTAGGAAACGTAGATAACACAGCTGATGCTAACAAAGTTGTTGCAAGTGCTGGTAAGCTGACAACTGCTCGTACAATTACACTTGAAGGCGATGCAACAGGATCTGCATCATTTGATGGATCTGCCAATGCAACTATCACAGTTGATGTTGCTAGAGCAACAGCGGATGCTTCTGGAAACAACATTGAAGACACTTATGCTACTAAAACAGAGGTTCAGAGTGCTGCTCTTAAATGGGGCGAGTTCTAATCCTGATGAAGTAGTGTTGACCTAACGATTAAAGATCTGCTACCTTGTATATTTCCACGAGATAGCAGATCTTTTTACATTAAACATAAATTGGAGGTGTTATCAAAAATGCCTAGAGAAGAAGTAAGTTTCGCCAGAGGTACTAAGGCTACAATGCCGCAAAACAAAGTACCTGGAAGGCTTCTCATTGCTACAGATACAGGTGAAGCATATGTAGATGATACTACGACCAGCCGTGTGCAACTAAAAGACACAACAAAAGTATCTAAGTCGGGAGATACTATGTCAGGTCCTTTAAATATGGGATCAAATAAGATCACAAATGTAGCTACACCTACAGCGGATACCGATGCAGCAAATTTAGGATCTGTAAAATCTGAAACAGCGAAGGTCAAATATACTGGTGGTACAGCAATAACTGTTGATGATGGTAACAAAACAATTTCACATAACACTATTGGTATTGCAGGAAGTGTAGGACCTTCTGCAAATGCAACACCAGCACCTGGTGGTACATTCAATGTACCTCAAATAACTACCGATGCACAAGGTCATGTTAGTTCGAAAACTAATCGAACTGTTACAATTCCGCAGTATTCTGCAGGAACAGGTCTAAGCATTAGTGGTACTGCAATCAGTCATGCGAATAACGGAACTGCTGGTTCATATGGACCTACAGGTAATGTTACTCCAGGTTATGGTGGAACTTTTGAGATTCCCCAGATTACAACCAATGCTCAAGGGCATGTAACTGCAATTACTATGCGGACTGTAAGATTGCCATCTGCTCAAGATATTCCTGAAGTAGAGACTTATACAGGTGTTTCACCTATCACAGTAAGCGGTACACAGATCAGTCACAACAATATAGGTACTGCAGGATCTGTAGGTCCAACAGGTAATTCAACTGCTACTCATGGTGGTACTATTACAATTCCTTACATCACAGTCGATGCTAAGGGACATGTGTCTGCAAAATCTAACAGAACAATTACATTACCAGCTGGACCTGTTAACATGAGGGGTGCAACTTCAAGCGCTGCAGGTAGTGCAGGTTATGTTCCAGCACCTGCAGCTGGTGCGTCTAATAGATATTTGAGATCTGATGGAACATGGGCAGTGCCTGCAAGTACTACTTACACAGCTGCAAGAGGTCTTTCGTTATCTGGCACAGAGATTGGACACTCTAATTCAGCTATAACAGCAGGTAACAGAGGGCCAACAGCAAATGCAACCATATCTCCAGGAAGTACTTTCAGCGTTCCTCAAATCTACTATGATGCATATGGGCATGTTACATCTTCTGCAACAAACAGAACGATGACATTGAATTCAAGTATCCTTGATACATCAGATATCTTGACATCACTGTCAAGTGCAACAAATAATACAAAGGTATTAGGTGCTAAACTTGTAGCTGATGCAATCAACGATTTGAACAGCCAAGTTAGTACATTAAATACGAATCTGTCTAACGATATACAACGCAGAACACAATGTAATTTTGATATGAGTAATGTAATATGTGTTTCTGATTCATTTGGTGAAGGATATAATCCGGATGGAGCAGCTACTGTACCATGGTGCGAACGATTGCAAGTATATTTTGATTATGATAACTGGCACAATATAGCAGAAGGCGGTATAGGATTCCAGCATGTATCAGGTAGTACTAGACATAATGCAGTTCAGTGCTGGAATGCTCATAAATCAGAAATAGCTTGGTTGAATAAAGCGACAACAGTAATTTGCTTATTTGGGCACAATGATAGGGATCAATCTTCTGCAACTAGTGAGGATGCTGCCAGACTTACAGCATCTGTTAGATCTTTCTTCGATCAAGTGATGTCTGACTGCCCGAATGCTAAGATAATTTGGATGATGAATCCTACCAATGTCATATTCAAACGGGCTATTATAGCTACTGTGTTACGTTGTCAGAACTTATATACAGGATATGACAAACTTACAGTATTCGACTCCTGGTACTGGAATATATTTACACGACCTAACGGTATATATGAACAAATGCTATGGACTTCAGATGGAATACATCCAAATAGCTCTGGTCAAACAATGATAGCTAGACAAATTTATCATGCAATGCATGGAGGTTGCCCATATAACAATACCTATGTACACTTAGCTGATGATATTTCAAATTCCAACTGTGGATTATATGTATATGGTCCTGTAAGTACATTATACATTTCATACTCAAATTATGTGGCTCGAAGATCTAATACAATTGGTAGATTTCCTGCTAATATGTTTTATGGTAGTAATGCAGGACCTTATGCATCATATGCCGATACAGTTAATCTGAATGATGTACTTTGGGGAACTATTAACTATGGTGGAGATTATGGACGAAGCATTTACCTATTTCAACCTACTGTTAATCAATCAAGTTACCAGTCAGGTAATGTAAGAACTTGTATAACGCTAGATACGTTTGAATTTGCGTGCATAGGATGATCTATCATAAAATTAGGGCTACCTACTGATAGCCCTAATTTATTTTGATTCAGTTGAAATGTTTATTGTGTAATTCTTCTAGGATTTCATATTTAATAGTCTATCGATTTTCATCGGTAGACTATTTCTTTGTGATTGAATCGTTATTGGTACATGTAATCACTTCAATCAAATATAATAATCACTTCAATCATCAACCAGAAAACTATCAATAATCCAAGAGGAGGTTGGCAGTATGATTCTTGAAAATAAGATATATGATGTCATAAGGACGATGACACCTACTCTGAATACTACACAGCTTCAGAGTTTGAAAGATACATTATTTGCAGTATTTGAAAACTGTGAAATTGTAGATAAATCAGAACATACAGAATTAGCAGTTGTCAATGACTCTTGGAAATATGACCTTCAGGATTTCCTAACATCTAAAACACTTGAAGGTAAAACGGATGAATATAGTAGGAAAGGCTGCAGGTATAAAGAAATCACATCTACACAAAATGCGTCGTACTTCTATTACAAATGCCGTAAATAGAGGTATGCCGATACAAGAAGCTGCATTATTTGCCGGCCATGCATCTACGGAAACTACGTTGTTGTACTGGACAGCTGATCAAGAAGCTGTTAGGTATCATCATAAAAAATATTTAAGTGCATAAGGAGGTGAAATTATTGGCATATATCAAAGAAGTTACACAAGAGAAAGGTTCACATGATTCCTCTATTCTTAACATCTCAAATACTGAGGATAGATCTTGTTTAATCTGCGGATCTAGAAATACCAATTCTAATAAAATACAGTTTAATCGTAAACATGGTAGAGGCAACATTGTTACATTCAATATTTGTAGTAGTTGTCTCAAAGAGCTTCGCAGGTCATTCATTAACCTGAAACTGTAGTATACAACCTTGTTTACAGATAGAAATTGTGGATGATATCAAACACTTAGATTTGAGTCATTGCGAAATAATCAGGGCGATATCTGATATCGCCCTTTTCTTATATTAAATAGAAAGGAGCTGAAATGCTATGGCTCGTGAATTATATAATCTTGGCCGCGTTACAGGATTTAGTGCATATGAAATATATGTGAAACAACATGCTTCTGAAGATCCTGTGAATCCACCTGCATCCGAACGTGAATGGCTTGCATCTTCATTAGCAATGGGTGCATCAATGCTACTTAAAATTCCAGCTAACACAGCTCATGGTGATTCAGATAACTGGGTACTTGATATACAGTTTCCGTCTGATACAATATTGTGCGCTGCAAATACCATTATTGCTTCATTCTTCAGAGGTGAAGGGGTATACAATGGTAACTGGGCAACACGTGTGTCAAGTTATGGTGATCTGATTTCAAATACTTCAGGGTCATCTCCTAATGGTAACTTGAATCATGGGTCCACTATTCCACAAGGTACAATAGATGACTGGAACGAAAGAGAGAAAGCTACATTAGCAGATTACATGAAAATTGTAGATGGTATCATTATCCATCCCGGAACTTGGTCAAATAGTGCTAAAACTCCTCCTCAAAAAGATTTTGCACCTAACATGGGAGATTATCCTAGAATACGTCTTCATATACGAGGACCTATCAATAATGATTTGCAAATACTACTTACAGGGTTCACTATACGCACGATTGTTAAAGGTATGACTGGACTTGACGGATCTACAAACACAACCGCCCCTCAAAATGGAGATTTCTTAGGACCTGGTCAATTCCCATGGGCAGCTAAAGTAATCTTCTCTGTACCAAGTTCTTATATTAGTTTCTTTGCTGCAGGAGCGTACAAACGTAAATTACCAACAAGTTCATCTTCTAGAGCAGTTAAAGATACGGCTGTTATCGATATGCAAACGAGTAGACCTGAGACATATTATGAGTCACAGCATCAAGCTGCTCGTGTTCAAGTAAATGTCGATGATTATACTACACTTGGAGATGGTACAGCAGTACTCACAGTGTATCAAAAATCTTCTAAATTTCCTCCAGCTATCTGGGGAACATTTGTTGATTCTAAAGGCACAAATTATCTACATCCTCTTGATATTGTAGCACCAGGATCTGTAAAGATGTTTGAAGATGCTACAGAAGAGGAATTGAAAGAATATGAAAATCTATTTGATGGAACATTTTCTATCAATAAGAATACCGAGGACGGTACGATAGAGATCATAGGACCTGACGGAACACTTGTACCGGCTGCTGAAGTATCTGTACAAGATGCTAACTATACTTCACCAACATCTGGGGCTACAAAAGCTAAGATACTTGTTACTAAGACAGGTAAATTGACTGGGCTGTCATTATCAATGTCTTCAGGAGTAGGCAACACACAATACACCATCGGATCAGATGGTGCTAGCAATGCTACTATGGGAAATACTTCATATGATAAAGGCTCACAAACTAAGTTATCGCCGTCTAGCTCTAATATAAATTGGGCAATGTTGCTTGAAGCACTCGCGAACAACAAGGCTATAGATGTTTTGGGAGATAACATGAAAGCGTTGAAATCTGGATTGAATCAAACATTTCCATATATTCAATTCAAAAATGGGTTACGATTATACATTTCAAATACTGAGCCTACACCGAGTTCATCAATTCCTGTAGGATCTATTGGAATTGGATGGACAGCTGATGAATAGAGGTGATATGATATGAGTTGGAGTGGAACTGTCACAATTCATGAAGGTGCTCAACATTATACCGAAAATCCTCATATATCAATATCATTAAATGTGGGTGATATTACTCGAAGCGGTAATACTATATCTTGTAGAGCAAGTGCGTCTATCAGTGGACTGAGTGGTCAATCATATTTTGGATATGGAATTCAAGTATTTGCCCAGTTAGACAATGGATCTCGACAGACTTTATTTACTAAACCAAACTCCCCTAGTCAATGGAGTTCAGGTGCATATTCAGGTAGTGCAACTTGTACATCTACTAATACTGGAACATCTGCAACATTCAAAATACTTGCTAGATTCAATTGTACTTGTGCAGAGGCTGCTGGGGGCGCTGGTGGAGGTGACATCAATAATATCACTCCTGTAGTTGTATGGTCAAGATCATTATCTGCACCGGCAGCAAACGTTACAGTAAAATTCAATCTTGATGGAGGTACTCGTACAGGCGGAGGTGCATTAACACAAAGCGTAGCAATTGGTGGCACAGCTACAGCACCTACATGTACGAGAACTCAATGTAATTTTGTAGGATGGGATAAACCACTTACTAATATTCAGTCTTCACAAACAATTACGGCCATATGGGATTACATCATAAAGTATGATACATCAGAATTATATTACATAACACTTCCTGATCAAATCAAGCATAAGAATAAAAACCTTACACTTGATAGCACAAATCTGAGTTCTGAGAATCCAGGACATGAACATACAGGGTGGGCAACATCTAAGGGAGGTGCTCCGGCATATACACTAGGAGGAACATATACTCAAAATGCTCCAGATACATTATATCCTGCTTGGGACGTATCAAAAACAACATTTACCGTTATATTCGACTTAAAAGGTGGTACATCTTCAGGCGGAGGCGCTCTTACACAGACTGTAGCATATGGTCAATCTGCCACACCTCCAAGCAATCCTACTAAATCCGGTAGGCGATTCATGGGATGGTTAGGGAATTACAAGAATGTCACAAGCGATAGAACAATTTATGCAATGTGGGATTCAGCTCCGTTGTGGATATTTACCGGTACAGAATGGATACCGTTTGCTAATTAAGGAGGTGACTGTATATGGCAATTGCATACGATCCTAACACCGGGTGGTCAAACTTACTTGCATTCAATGTCGGATCTGATGCATATTCAGATAACTCTTACAGATCAGCAAGTGCAACATGGTTCCAAAGGTCTTGGTGGTCAACTAGTAGGTGGGCTAGGAAATATGTGAATATCAATGACATACCTGTTAAGATTACTCAGATGAACTTCCTAGCATGCGCAGGGCATTCAAATGGGAAGCAATTTGGAGCATCTCCTTCAGGTGGTCTGGTAGGACCTACAAATGGATATGGATGTACATTTACAGTTGATATATATGTAGTAGGAGGATCAAACGGTAATGAATCTCTTACAGCTGTATCTTCTCATACATTAGAATCTATCAATCAATACAATTGTGCATATGGAGGATTGGGAAACGTATCAACATCTAACGACCAGACATCATTTGGGTCTGTAGCATATTTTGGACCTGGTACTGGCAGAGATTTAGATAGTCAAGGTCATAGACGATATAGATATAAACAAGAGTTTATATTTGACGATGCACCTGGAATTCCTCCAGGACATTCAATGTTCGTACATGTTAGACCTACTAATTGGCCTAGTGGATCAACAACAAATAACAGCATGCTTGTAATACAAAGTGCAGACCCATTTTTCGAAGCAACTATGGAACCTGCTGAGAGTCCATATATTTGGAGATTTGATGGAAAACAGTGGGTCAAAGACCTATATGCATTCAAATTTGACGGAAAGGCGTGGTTAGAATTAAAAGATCAATAATATTCTGTGGAAAATCTGACAGACCTCCTAAATATCAAGGAGGTCAAGCTGTTAATATCATTGGGAAGTATCTGTTCAAGCATATTGACGGAGCACACAATTTCAAAAAAGGAGCTAATACATATGACATCTATTTTACTATATTGTATCAGCTCAAAGAAGACTATCGAACAGAGAAAGATAATGATATGCATGAAATGAATATCAACATATCGCTCACAACGTACTCTGATAAGTTGAGAATGAATATAATTGAAATATCACCTAGAGAGAAGACATTAGGATTCAACACATTTTCTCTGTCTAAGTTTGATGATCTACAAGCTGGGTATGAACTTATCATGAATACATTGATGAAACGACTATCTAAAGAATATCAAAACTATGATTTTATATTTTGATTTCAGTGCAACCATTTTCTTCAAATAGATCATTTGTAGGGTCAATCATGATTCTAAGAAAGCAGTCAGTTGATACAATTGTTCTATGATCATATATTCTGAAGTTAGTCGTATCATTAGATGGAATAACTTTGATATGATTAAAATCAGATGCAATAAGAAAATCTAAAATAGCAGGATGTATACATATGACAATATTATCAGATTCTACATTTCTGTAAGTTTTCTTGATATTTTGAATAGACGCAAAAATATAGAAGTCCAATTCATAAGCTTCCATCTTTACATCTTTGATAATGTCATTGTCTTTGCATCGAAATATAATTTGGTTCAATATAATCACAACCTTTCATTATAACGGACGGCATTCAATTTCTTCATTGATCTGCAGTGGGTCTTATTAAGATCCCTGCAGATTTTCTATGTATAATAACGATCTAAGCATCGTTATTATATTCAAATAAGATATAACTATAAGATGAAAGGTGGATGAATATGGATATTAATATGAATGGAATCTATAAAATATCTGACAAGATGACTATCAAAGAAGCTTGCAGAAAATATCGACCTAGTAGAGTAGGAATGGAATTTCATTGCATGAATTGGACATTCAAGCCTAGAGAATTTAGAGGCAAGATCTACATGGTTGATACTTATTGGTCCGCCGATTCATTTTCTATTGAAGTTGATGAAAATAATATAGATGATTTCAAACTTGTAGCAATTAAAGATGATATAACATCTGTAGATTCATCTAATTTGAAGTATTACAATAGCGCAGATATTATATGGTTAGCATTAGATTCGTTGGGTGAATCTCGTCCGTATATCTTGAAAAGTACTAAGATGTCAGCTGAAATTAGTGTGAAGGTACTTAGAAGTGAAATTGAATGGCTATATTCCGAGATCGAATATAAAAAGTCTTTGATATCTAAAATCTTAAAAGGTAAAGATTCCAGATTTGATACCTTTAATATAGAAGATCAAAAATAACAGGTACAAACATTGTACCTGATTATATATATCAACTTTTCATAAGACCAGTTATGTAATAACCTTGACGTCCTGGTCTAAAACAAAAAATAATAGGAGGTAAATTGAATATGAATAAGTTGAAATCAACCATTGTCAGTGAGATAGAAGATTACAAAATTCTTCTTAGGAATGTTCCTGCATTGACGATGGTTTTCTTTGTGTTGAGTGTAGTGTTCATGAATGTGTTCGCCGGGAAAGAGCTAATAAGTGTGGAATATCTTGCTCTTGACTGTGGATTTATTTTATCATGGATGAGCTTCTTATGTATGGATATGCTTACAAAAAGATTTGGTGCAAAAGCTGCTATCAAATTATCACTCTTATCTGTATTTATAAATCTTATCTGTTGCTTGGTATTTTTTATTGAATCAAAGATTGGCAATAACTGGTCTGTATTTTATAACTATAATGATCCTATTGCAAACGATGCACTTAATGATACATTTGGAGGTACTTGGTATGTATTACTTGGATCGACTATTGCAATGATTATTGCATCTGTTGTAAATGCTATCATAAATCAAGCAATCGGAAATCGTATGAAGAAAAATAATTTCTTTGCATATGCACTCAGATCTTATGTATCGACTGCTTTCGGACAGTTTGTAGATAATTTTGTATTTGCTATGATTGTATCTGTCACATTCTTTGGGTGGAATATGACGCAAGTAATTATGTGCTCTATCACCGGTGCTGCTTGTGAATTGTTAGCTGAAGTTATTTTTTCTCCTCTAGGATTTAAGGCATGCAGAAGATGGGAAAGTTATGGAGTGGGACAGAACTATATCGACTATATGAATTCACAGAAATCTGCGTAATATGTGAATCGTTATATACATACAGATAAAGGAGGTAATTCATATGAGTAAATCAGAGATGAAAAAGAAACTTCAGAATTTTATTGATAATCTTATGAAGGATTATAATGATAAACTTGAGTGTTTTGTAAGAGATGAAGATGATATGATTAGAGAATTCAAGTCTATCATTGAAGATTCAGATGAGGTGTAATAGATGAGAGTAGTCATAACTGGAGCTTCTAGAGGAATTGGTCGTGCATGTGTTAAAAAATTTCTTGATGAAGGCCACGAAGTATTTGGAATAGATGTAGAGAATGATCTCTATGCATCTAAAATATATTTAGGAGATAAAGCAGGTAACTATACACATCATTGCAGAAATGTGAAGTCAGACAGAGCTCTGCCTCAAATCAGATGCGTTGACATACTGATCAACAATGCGGGAACACAAGATAATGATGCTATTGATGTCAATCTCAAAGGGTTAATTAGAACCACAGAGGAATATGGATTGCAACCAAATATTAAATCCATCTGTAATATGGCAAGTGTTTCTGCCCATAACGGTGCAGAATTTCCTTACTACGTTGCATCCAAAGGAGGAGTATTGTCATACACCAAGTGGACTGCAAAGGAAATTGCAAAATATGGTGCTACATGTAATAGCTTATCTTTTGGCGGAGTTATGACTGATTTGAACCAGTCTGTAATAGATGATGACGAAGCTTGGGAAGAGATAATGTGTATGACACCACTGAGAAAGTGGATGACTCCTGAAGAATGTGCAGAATGGGTATATTTCTTAACTGTTATAAACAAGAGTTGCACTGCACAAGATATTGTAGTTGACAACGGAGAATTATTTAATCATACATTTGTATGGAGAGAAGAGGAGGATATTTTCTAGTATGAGTAGAAGCAAAGAAGATTTAGGCAATGTAACGTCTTTAGGATCTAATAAAACAAAGTACCCTACAGATTACGATCCGAGCGTACTTGAATATTTTATCAATAAGCATCCTGAAAGTGATTATGTAGTTTCATTTGATGCTTATGAATTCAGTAGCTTATGTCCTAAAACTGGACAGCCGGATTTTGCAAAGGTTGTGATATCATATATACCAAATTCTAAAATGGTGGAGAGCAAATCACTAAAACTATATCTGTTTAGTTTTAGGAATCATGGAGACTTCCATGAGGATTGTATAAATATCATTATGAGTGATTTAATTTCTCTAATGGATCCTAAATATATTGAAGTTAAAGGAATATTTAGTCCCAGAGGAGGAATTTCAATATTTCCATTTGTAAACTATGCAGACCCTAGATACCAATATCAGGAATTTGCAAAGCAGCGTCAGTTAGATGCATTAAGAGATGCATCAAACAGAACTGTACGTTATGATATGTAATGGTTAATTCTGCACAAGACAGTGCTGTCACCCTAGCTTGTGCAGTCTTAATAAATATTAAAAACAGGAGGTTTCAAACTATGAAACAGCGAAAAGCAATAGTATTGAATTCAGGAGGAGCTGATTCCACAACATGTGTAGGAATTGCAGTTGATTCTGAAAAGTACTCAGAAGTAGCTACAGTAAGTGTACTGTATGGGCAGACGCATCAGAAAGAACTCAAATGTGCTCAGAATGTGGCTAATCATTATCATCTTAATCACTATGAATTAGATCTTTCATCTGTACTCAGGTTCAGTAATTGTTCTCTTCTTAAAGGAAGTACAGAATCAATCCCTGAAAAAAGTTATGCAGAGCAGATTGCAGAAAATGGAGAAGGTAAAGTATCAACATATGTTCCGTTTAGGAATGGTCTCATGTTATCCTCTGTTGCTGCACTAGCACAGTCGATTTGGTCCGAAGATGATGTAGATATCTTACTAGGAGCTCATGCAGATGATGCTGCTGGTAGAGCGTATGCTGATTGTAGTGAGGAGTTTACATCTGCGATGAATACTGCAATCATCATAGGAACTTACGGAAAAGTAAGAGTAGTTGCACCGCTTGTAAATATGAATAAAGCTGAAGTCATTAAAGCGGGATTGGACTTAAATGTTCCATATGAACTTACCACAAGTTGCTACAAAGGTGGAGATAAAGCATGTGGAAAATGCGGAACATGTATTGATCGTCTTAATGCATTCCATGAAAATGGTGTAGAGGATCCTATTGAATATGAGGAGGATAATTGAGTATGTATTATGTAAGAAAAGAATTGGAAGTTTCAGCAGCACATAAATTGGAACTTGATTATGAATCTCCGTGCACAAATATGCATGGACATAATTGGAAAATAACAGTATTTTGTAAGTCTGATGAAGTCAATCAAAACGGTATGGTTATTGACTTCAAGGAGATTAAAAAGTCTGTTCATGCAGTTATGGATCATAAATATCTTAACGATGTATTTGATTTCAACCCTACTGCAGAAAACATTGCAAAATGGATTGTTGATTCAATTCCATGCTGCTATCGAGCAGAGGTTGAAGAGAGCTCTAATAATTGGGCTGCATATGAGGAGTAGATCGATATGGAAGAATTAATCAAAGTTTCTGAAATCTTTAGGTCCATAGATGGAGAGGGTATCCGAACAGGATACCCTGTAACCTTCATACGTCTATATGGATGTAATCTTAAATGTAGTTACTGTGATTCTTCATATGCAACTACATATGGTGATTATACATTGATGAGTATATCAGATATCGTAGAACATGTAGATTACTTTGGTTTACACAGAATCACATTAACAGGAGGAGAACCGCTTGCATGCGATCAATGTTATGATTTGGTAACTGCATTAACTGATGCAGGATATGAAGTAAATATTGAGACTAATGGAAGTCTTTCAATACTTCCATATGTTGATATGAAAAATGTGATCCTTACTATGGATTATAAGTGTCCTTCATCTAATATGGAAGATAGAATGAATAGATTGAATCTTCCTCTATTAAGATCAAAAGATGTTCTAAAGTTTGTAGTAGGATCTAAACTTGACCTATCAACTATGCTTGCAGTGGTTAATGGATATGATATTAGTGCAAACATCTTTGTTAGTCCCGTATTTGGAGAGATAGATCCTAAAGAAATTGTAGATTTTCTTATCTGTAATGAAGTTGAAAATGTTCGTATTCAACTTCAGTTGCACAAGATAATTTGGGATCCAAATATGAGAGGAGTGTAAGATATGAAAGATGGATTGAATAAGGAGTACTGGGATACTCAATTGATAAAATCTATAGTTCCAGGAGAAGATCCAAATGTTGTCATAGAAAAATGCGTATATAACATATTACTTGCATTAGGAGAAAATCCAGATAGACCTGGATTGGTTGAAACTCCTAAAAGAGTGAGAAAAGCCTATCAAGAAATATTTAGCTCAATCGATAAATCTAATGAAAGAATAGCTGAGGAAAACTCGAAATCATTTGATATTGAATCTAATGATCTTGTAACAGAGCTTCATATTCCATGCTATTCTATGTGTGAGCATCATTTACTTCCGATGAAACTCGATATCAGTATCGGTTATCTTCCTAAAGGTAAAGTTTTAGGCCTTTCTAAGATGGCTAGAATTGCAGACGCTGTCTGCAGGAGACCTCAGCTTCAGGAGAGAATTGGACATGATATTGCGGACATCATGATGAAAGCAACTGGTAGCGAAGATGTAATTGTAGTAATATCAGGAGAGCATTATTGCATGACAATGCGCGGAGTTAAGAAACCTGGGACTTATACAAGAACAGCAGCTATGAGAGGTAAATTTGATACTGATCATGCACTCAGACAAGAGTTCTACAATCTTATAGGTTAGTATGAATCGTTATTAAGTGTGATACATGCGATATGTATCACACTTTCTTTATGGAGGAGTGAATATGAATAACATTGATAAAATACTTCAATATCTACAACTTGTATCAAAACATCCTATCATTGTAGATGATCAGATATATGATAGGTGTTTAAAGATACATAGAATACAACTTTCTAATACATTTTTCTTGACAGATGGATGTAATTCTTGTGGATGCTGTGATGTTCCTGAAGATAATGTATATGTTCAGTTTGAATATGATCGTATTATGAATATAAGTGAACCTGAATATCATTCATACAATAAACTGCTTGATATGAATCAACTTCAACGATTGCGTGATGGACTGAAGCAGGAAATGCATACAATTAATTTTAAGCGTGTACCTGTATATGTTTTCAAGTTAGAGAAGCAGCATCTGTATTTATCGCAAAAGCAGAAGGTTGTTGAAAGATGTACCTGGTCCTTTAGCCCTGATAGAGATCATCCGGAAGAACCTACAGATAAATTTACAACGTATTATTGTCATATTCATCCAGTCACATCAATCACTTGTAAGATGCCGCATCTTAGATTTTTAAATAATTCTAAATCTGATTGTTGCAGAATCGGAATATATCAGTTTGGAAGAAATTGGGCAACTAAATGTCCTATCATATTTAAAGATCCTGAATCTGAGTCTGTCTTCAGTGCAAACAAGAAAAATCGACTTGATAAACTTGAATATCTGCAGAAAGTTTCGGAGGAGCTTGGAATAGATACTTATTTACCAAATATAATCCAATTTGTATCAAAAATATCCTTCAATAACTACAGAGATTACTTGAATGTAGATATTGTAAACACACAATCTAAATCGAAAAGATTATTCTGAGGTATATCATGAAACATAAAGGTTTGATACAATTTATATTCTATACTGCTATGTGCATACTTGGTGCATTTGTTGTATTATCTATATGCATGTATATTCCTCTAAGATATTTACTTCCAACACTTATTATCACTGCTACTGCTTGGTCAATATTAGAAGTAATCCTTGGAGAATATATTTTCAAAGATAGATAGAACCTTCAATATTTTATATGAAGGAGGTCTCTGTCAAATGAAAAGAGTTCTCAGATCGAGTTTAAATGTTCCGAAAGATTTTGAGATCATAAGATGCATGTTTGCAGATGCATCTGATAGATCTAATATATTTGCAGCAATCAGCACTAAAGAAATAACAAAGAATATGGTCCGTGCAAAATCTTCTAATATATGGAGTTATGCTATTAATGTTAGGAATGCTAAGGACAGTACGGGTGATATGTATATTCAGTTTAAAGGAAGAGATGGTGGACCTGATGATATTTATATGTATTTCGATGTCCCAATAAGAATATACAGAAGATTTGTAACTGCTACATCGAAGGGCCACTTTTTTTGGCAGTATATTCGAAACAATTATAAGTACCGAAAGCTTACAGGGAATAAACGAGGTGTGCTTCCTAACGCAGTTAATTAAGTAGGTGGTAAATCATGCAGATAACAGTAGTTCTAATAATTGCTTTAATCCTCGGAGTTGCAAGTTTGTTTCTGCTTGTTAAGGGTTCAAGAAACGAATATGATGATTATCAATCAGATGAAGATCAAATAAAATATTTAGAAGAATGGCGTAAAGATCACAACAAACTTTGATGTGAAAGGAGCTGATAGTTCAATGGATACTATTCTTCAAGAGATTTCAAAAGAAGATGCATTGAAAAGATACTTGGAAGGTGAAGATATACAGGTTCTTCGACCTACAACAAATGGTCGTCTTGCGATGTGGTCAATGAGTGAATTATTTCAAGGATCTAGGTTTCTTGTAGAATCAAACAATAAGAAATCAATTCATGGAGTTATCAAGTTAGAAGACCCTGGATTTGAAAATATCATCGAAGATCTATTTGAGCATTCAAGTAGTGCTGATCAGACTTCTAATGAGGACATACATCAACAAATTCAAGGATCTGAATTAACACATAAGGGTGATTGTATCATTGATACAGAAGATAAACCTCGTAAGAGGAGAATTCGCATTGATTTAGGAAAATTAAAATCTCTTAGAGATGCAGGATGGAAACAGAAAGATGTAGCAGAAGAATTGCACTGCTCAATTCAGTCAGTTCGAAACTATTGGAATAAGGTATGATAATAGCACAGAATGTGTTCTGTGCTATTTCTATGTATTGAATCGTTAAATTATGATGTAATTACATACATTATCATATGATAGGAGGAAACAACATGGCGAAAGACTACATATATGTAGGAGAGACACCTTGGGGTAAACTTGGCACTCTATATGAAGACAGCAAACCCAAGACTTCTCAAGAAATTATTCAAGCAGCGGATCTTGATTGGAAAGTCGGTGCAACTCGCATGTACACACAGTTTCATCAGCAAGTAGACAGATGGCACTGTATCTACAAAGAAGATGAGGTAAAATCTGTAATCGGAGCTGTAAACGTAGCTTATCCGAAACTCATTCAGAATGACGAAACATTTAAGTTAATTGAAAGCATGCTTGGTAACAAGATCGAAGTTGAAACTTGTGGGCATGTAAACGGAGATGAAAAAGTATTTGGATGTTTCAAAGTTATGGATTCGTTTAAACTATTTGATGATGACGTAGATCAGTATCTTGTAGTGTTGAATGAGCATCTGAAGGTAGATGGTAAGATAACAATTCTTTATACACCTGTAAGGATTGTTTGCCAGAATACACTTGCATATGCATTGAATAACAATGTATTTAAAGTAAGAGTAGCTGTAAGTCCAGATGTGCAGATTAATCAGCAGATGTGTTACAGTATAAATGATCAGATAGCTATTGCATCTTCACAGCTTACAGGTAGGTCTTCAAAATACTATAAGGTGAGAATCGGTCGAGATGAGGTTGAGCATTTCTTGGATGATATGTTCCCCATTATGGAAGATCCAACAGGATCTCATGCCAAAGCAAATGAGCAGCAGGAGATTGCCCGGGAGACATTCTTATCACAGTGCATGAATAGACCGGACCTCAATAATTATAGAGGTACTGGATATCAGCTGTTCCAAGCATCTATGGACTTCTTCCAGCATTACAAAACAAGTTCTGACAAAGTATATGATTTAACATACAGAATGTCATTACTTCCAGGCCAGGGATCTGATTCTGCAAATACCTCAATGAAGAAAACAATAACATTCTTGAATAAGCTGATAGATAAGCAGGCAGCATAATCTAGATAGTAGAACATTACAAGAGCGGAGATTGAAATATATCTCTGCTCAAATACTTTCGTAAACATCTAAACTATCATGCAATTGTTTGTAAAGATCTGCTTCTGCTCGAGGTAGCTCTTTCTTCAAGTCATAAAAATCTATTCCAAACATATCCGACATTGCTTGAAGTTTTTTATCATCAAGTTTACATTCATTCTCAATCATTTCATGTATCAAAAAATCATGTATAGAATCATAATTATCTGACATATCCCTAAATAGATCAGGCTTAGCAGCTTCAATATAAATCTCGTGTGTTTCAAGATCAGCAGAGTATAATGATCCAAATATTGCTTTCAAAGAATTCATCTCATCTGCAGTCAATTTAACTATTGGATTTGATAGATCTTCGTATGTAACTTTTGCCCAATGCTTATCAAGTTGTTTCGCTACTTTCATACATAAAGAGCGACGAACTGAATACTTAACTTCATCAAGTTCTCGCTCCATAACTTCTGTTATTCTCGGTTTAAAGAATACGGTAAATGACAAATCGGCTCTATATTTAGGAGTCCAACGATACTTCCACCACATGGTCAACCAAGCATAAATAGCAGTATTAAGTTTATCTTCGTACGACACATATTGATTATTCACAAACTTATGCGACGCTACATATCCAAAAAACGCATAATTGAGTTCTAATATCTGATCACGTATATCATGCCGAGATTGTCGAGCCTCTAACTCCATAGGTAGTTGATCATACAGTTCTATTGTCTTTTGTTTTATTTGTTCGTTCGTCATATACTCTGCCTCCAAGTTAACTCACACATACTACAATTTAATCGTTCAAATATTACATCATACATATATTATATAATATTCAACACAGAAATTATAGATGTTTCGTAAAACTTATATAAAAGATTATATGATGAATTAGATCATCAACGTGTGCATCATATGTACATGAACTACATCAAAGATTTCAACTTGATAAATACATGACATTTGTTTAATATCTAGAAACATCAGTATTCTATTTAGAACTTGGTAAATTCTATAATTATCAATGAATATCTTATATCCAGAAATTTAAAGAAATTAGTTAAAATTAATCAATTGAATTTCTGGAGTATTTCATAGATTACCTGATTGATGGTGTGCATAGCAATTATGAACTAGGGAGATTTATGAAATTGAATTTCTATGAATTTAATTGTAATTCTAAGAAAATTAGCAAATTCAGCGGTTGAGCTCGTGTACGCACGTGCGCGTATAGAGATCATAGATCTCAAATAATAACAATCAAAGATTGTAAATATAATAAATTATTTTCCTCTTAAAGAAAAATAATTAATACACGAATACTAAAGAATAGAGCGAGGGCGGAAGTTTGAATTTCACAGTGAGTAGCTCACCTAAAGGTTCGCCTCAAATAAAAACTAGCCATAGCTGGTCACACTCTTTTTATTCTATCCGTTGATATTTCTACTAGTTCGCAGATGTGAATTGATGCTTCATGTCAGAATCGTTAAACATAGTTGATAACAACTTCACTCCGGCAATCGAACTTTCGTTTTCAACGGTGTGGTGGTCATGGAAGTTATGTGCAGTACATATGAAACGCAGTGAATTCAGTTGAATCTTAGTCGATTAGATGGCAGAAATAAACTTTTTCAAAAAATTTTAAAAATGGTATTGACTTCTCAACAATTCGATGCTATAATTTATGATGTAGTCAACGATAGATGGATAAGAAGGTAACCTAGTAGTTAACATCGCGATATAGCGATTGACATGAACGGTGACATTTTTATCATCTATCAAAAGTTGACTCACACATATTTGATTCTTCTAGATGATCAACTAGGAGACGAGTACAATTGAATATGTTTAGAAGCATGAAGCCGATGAGACTCACCCCTTCGTCATTTGTTTTATGCTATCTAGTAAGGTGTAGGGCTAAATGCCCTGACCGACATAGGAAAGGGTGAGTCCTATATCTAGATAGTATAAAAGAATTGACGAAGGGAATCTCATCGGCTTTTTATTTTTTTCATCTCAGGAGGTACTACATATGTTTTTTATGAATTATGGTGGTCTGGAAAACACATCAGTCAAGATGCTGAAGTATGCAATGGATTTGCAACATGTGGAAGGTACTATGTATGCGAGCACCAAAGAAAAAGTGGAGAAAAGTATTGACAATCTAGAAAAATCTTTAGAGATCATGAAAGAATTTCTAGAAGCTCATAAGGATGACAATACCAAAGGGGGCGGAAATCGTCGAAATTCTTTCGATTATGACGAACTAGATAAACGATATGTTACAAAGGAGGAGTTTAACAAGTTAGATAAAAAAGTTGATGATGTGCTTGATAAACTTGGACAACTATTAGATAGGTCGGTATCTGTAGCATGTGATGCTGTTGAAACTGTGAAATCTGCTATAGTTCCTGATGAATATGACCCTAAGTTTGCATCAACGGCTGAATCAAAACCATATATAGACCTTCCTGCTACTGCTACTAAATCTGAAAAACATAAGAAAGCAAAGGACCTTCGTAAGCTCATGAGACGTAATCATGAGCTTCTTAACAATGTGCCAGAAGAAATCGGAGCAGCTACCGGATTTAAAGAGATGGTGGAATGCACGGAGCTCATAAAGCATTGGTTTAATTGCAGATTTCATCCTAGCAACTATCCTTCTAAAGGATTCAATGCTGATAATATATACAATTACACACAGCAGATAATTGGTGCATATGTATACTATTGGAATCAAGGTGTTGTAGCGAAGAAGAATTTCATTAGTGAGTTCAATGCTTGGTGTGATGGAATTAAGTCCGGTAAACCAAATCCATATGTATTACCTTCGATAGTAGCCGATATCAAATATACTCCCGAATGGTTTAAGCAACACAGGATGTTCACTGATAGGAATGGAACTGCAGTTGCATTGATGTACGCAATATCTAATGCGATGTCACGCTATAGTGCTAGTTATGAAGAATTTTCTGATTGTTACCTTAATAGAAATCCGGATAACCGAAAACGTTTAGTAGATCTTATCGACAATGATATTTATGATAATATAGATAATGTGCATGACCAAGATGAATTCTTCAAATTTATCTGTAATGGTCGTAAGTTCATTAGAAACTTAGAAACATTTAAAAGTGAGGGGCAAAGGTACTTTACTTCAATAGCTGAGATTGGGGACCCATCTCAATCTGACGATCGTTATAATATACCAGAGATGTTAGATCAAGAAGTTTGTTTTGCCTAAGGAGGTTATGAACATTGGCAAAATATTACATAACAGCTTGTGAGATGTTCTATGCTAACCTTTTTGATGTACAGTGCGTTAGAAAACATCTTGCTAAGATACAGTCTATATGCCCTGAATTTGTACAAGCATATATGGAATCAACATTACCTCACAATAAACGTAGAGATTATGGAGTTACTACCCTCAACTATCTTGTTTACAGTATTGTGAATGGGGATACAATTTCTAAACCTGTCAAACTCATACAAGATTGTCCTTATGATGAATCTGAGATGAAGTCATGTTTAGGATCTGCATATGTTACAAGAGACACATTCAATTGGTTCATTGATGATGAATCAGCTAAAATTACATCACCTGACGAAAATGTTTCTACAAATGATCAATTAGATTCTGATGCTGATGATATTCCGAGGAAGATTGAACATCAGAAAACTTCTGCAGTACTTGCTTCTGACGTGAACATTATTTCACAATCATCAGATTCTGTACAGCGAGAATTTACTGGATACAAATCAACTCTTGCAGACATTGATTTAGAGTTTAGAAGTTTCCCAATTAGAGACGTGAGTAAGTTGTGGGGAACATGTTATGATGATTGTGGTCGTGAAATGAAAGTCTATTATTCGCATCCGATCATACCTACAAAGCAGAATGAAATTACAATAACTACTCCATATGATCAGATTTCTGATATGGATGTGATCAAATTATTCCCAGATCATTTTATACGTACTCGACTTGATATCATGTATGAACCTCAAGAAGGATTTACAGTTCATCCTAAACTTGGATTTATCCCCAAGATAACAGGATTTACCGAAGAACAGGTCATTGACAATATTATCAAGTATCCTCGTTTTTGTCACATATTTCGAATGATAGATGATCCTGATAAGTTTAGAGGTGAAAAACGTATCTCGTTTATCAGCAGAATTGAAGTCGATGGTGAGTTACTTCGTCTAAAGGAAGCTATTAACACAGTAGAAGATATGAAGAATCTCCCAGATATTAATGTATTTTATTATGACTATATAATGAGACGATATCTGCTAGAACGAGATTATCATACAGTTGAACATAAGTATCCTTTAGATGGATATCTCCAACCATTTACCGTATTATTTATGACGCCAGAAGAATATGCACAATTTGGATATACAGATGTCTTAGATCTTGCCAAACAGTGTGTGAAACATCGGGTTCAGTTCTATCAAAGCATTCATCCATTGACTAAGATGAGGTTTGCTTCAGAGCAGGTACCAATTCCTGAGTCTATTGAAAAAAGGGATTGCATATTCGCAGAAACTTGTAATAAAGTCAGATGTGATTACACCTGTGGGCAAGATGTCATGTATAATTACATTTGGAAAAAATCTGGTATAAGAAAGATTGAAGGCATATATGATGAATCTAAATTGATTGAGGATTTCAATATGCTATCAAAATATGCTGGAGACTTAGTGTGCATAGAAACACCAGATGTGATTAAAAAGACATCTGAATACACATACATATATGCTTGTAAACTTCGAGGTGTGAATGCAAACTTAGTTCATATAAGCTATTCTGCATATATACAGCAAATACGTGATAGCTGGACATATGGAGGTACGGAAGAGCTTGAACACTTGCAATTGAGACTGCGAAAATGGACAGTTGCAATCATATCTGGAATTGATTATTGTATGTTCAAAGATTTTGAAGCACAAACACTTCTAAATATCATTGATACAAGAAGACTTGCAGGACTTACTACTATCATTTTAACTCGAAGCTTGACAAATATTCATGGTAATAGCATATTTCTAAGTCCTCTCAAAGAACAGCTCAAGGAGGTACTTGTATATGATAGAATCCATTGAATTGCAAGTAATTTCTAAAATACTCACATCTCAAGATGAAGATGATGTCAACAAACTTCTGAGTTTTGATGACACATACTACTCTGTATTCAGACGTCATATACAGTTCATTTTTAATCATAAAGCTCGATATGGTGTAATACCTGATGTATTTACATTTTTAAATGAGTTTCAAGATATTGAAACACTAGTAGATGTACAGGAACCTGTTCAATATTTATGCAATCAGCTACGTCTAAATAAGAAGAGAATCATACTTGTTGAAACGGTAAATCGCATAAAAGACGCAGACGAATCTCAGATTGATAATGTGTGGGGATACATACGTGCACAAGTAAGTCGTGTAGATGTACTTGAGAATACACAACCTATGGATATTGTACATACTACTCAAGAACGATCTGATATGATTCAAGAGTATAATAGACGTCCTAGAATACCGACAGGTATTCCTGAAATTGATGCATGTATGTATGGTGGTATGTCAACGGTAGAAGAATTAGTTGTATTAGCAGCTAGGACGAACAGTGGAAAGAGCTGGCTATGTACTAAGATGATGGAATCGGCTCAACGTCATGGATTTCCTGTATTATATTATTCTCCTGAGATGCAAGCAGCTATGTTAGCAACAAGATTTGATACATGGAGAGCAGGATATGGAAAATTCAAAAATTCAGATATCTTCAGAGGACAATATAATGAAGAGTATCTCAAGTATCTGAGTAACTTACAAACTGAATCAACTCCAGCTTTCATACTCGAAGATAAAGATGTTGAAAATGGAGTTGTGAATGCTACTAAGTTGCAAACATTTATTCATCAACACAAGATACAATTACTCATAATTGACGGCCTATCATACATGGAAGATGAGCAGCATGCAAGTGCTACTCATGAACAGTATAAGAATATATGTGCATCACTTTTCAAGATGTCAAAAACTGAAGGCTGCGTAGTTGTTATTGCTATGCAAGCAAATCGAGATACAAAGAAAAACAAATCTGATGAAGATGGAGTTGATCCATTCCCATCGTTATATGAACTTGAAGGATCTGATCATCCAGCTCGAATAGCTACTCAAGTATTCTCTATTCGTAATGTTTATGATCAAGGTCGTCTTGACATTAGGATGGAGAAATCAAGGAATGCTGCTAATAATAGATCTGTATTTTCATATCGATGGGATCCAAATAATGGAGAGATGTCATTGCTGGATGATACTACGTCAGATTCTATTTCTAATTCGATTAGTCCAAATGTAACTCCTGTAGTAGTAACTACTAAGATACATAAAGACGATGATAATGATCTAATCGATGACGACGATGAGTTTGAAGAAGGGATCAAATTCTAATGGATGTAGTAGGATTATTGAACTATATGAGTTCACAAGGTTTGTTGCGATTGAATAAAATAACAGGTGATTACTACAGTGTATATTGCCCGTTTCATAATGGTGGTCAAGAACGAAGACCTTCCGCAGGTGTTCTGTTACATGATCAGTACAGAAACGGACAGCATTATCCTGAAGGTATGTTTAATTGTTTCACATGTCATACCGCAGGTAACATAAATCAGTGGGTATCAAAATTATTAAGTGAACGAGTAGTTTCTGATGATGTAAAGAAATATATACAAGAACAAATAGGCACTCGTGTGAACACAGAATCTGGTAAGCTATTCTCAGAAGATATTGGGAAAGCTTTGCAAGCAAAATTTGCAATCAATTCTATGCAGAGCATCATTCATAATAATCAAAAATCTTATATAGATGAAACTGAGTTAGCTCAATATAGGCTCACTGTTCCGTATATGTATGAACGTAAGTTAACAGATGATCTTATAGAAAAATATGACGTAGGAGTAGATCTTCATTATATCCCTAAGGGTGGTAATAAAGAAATTCCATGTATAACATTTCCTGTACGAGACAGAACTGGTAAATCGTTATTTATTGTAAGAAGAGCAATTCCCATAAAGCGATTCTACATGCCTGATGATATACAGAAACCTGTATATGGGTTGTATGAATTACCTAAGAACTGCAAATCAGTTGTAATTGTGGAAAGCTGTTTCAATGCACTTACGTCTGTCAGATATGGTAGGCCTGCTGTTGCATTGTTAGGTACAGGTACTCCTTATCAAATTGAGCAGTTAAAACGATTAGGTGTAAGAGAATTCATATTAGGGTTTGATCCGGATGAAGCTGGAGAACGTGCAACTCGTAGACTTAAAAAAGCTCTAAAGTCTGTTGCACTTATTTGGCAGTTTTCTGGAATTCCTATTGGTAAAGATATAAATGATCTATCGGAAGAAGAATTTAGATCATTAGAAATAATTTGAGGAGGGAATTATAGATGAAATTGTCAAAAGAAACTAAGTTAGGTCTAATCTATCTCAAAAGAAAGATATTGTCACGTGCATATGATGTACCAATTTCACATGTATCTGAAACATCTGTTGTTAATGTTGAAGATATTGAGGACATATTTGATAATATATTGACAGAATCAGAGTTATCAGATAAAGATAGATTTAAACATGAAATGCAAAAAGATATCGAAGATCTTTTCAGATCATTAACACCTGAAGAAGTTGCGGCAATGAATAAGCGTTAGGAGATTATGTAAATTAGGTCATGTATAGCAGATTGTACATGACCTATTAATTTGTTATATATTTGACCATTAAATACGAATCTGCAATCAAACATAGATAAAGTAAGCTATTTAGAAACATCACGAAAAATTCTGTATATAAAAGACATGAGATACACATTTTCTAATATTGCAGGATATGGATACCAATATGTAGATATTACAGCAGATGTCAACTCGTTTGGAGGATTATCAGATGTATATGCAATGACTCCATTTCAAGGAAATCAGCAATCTTGTATGCCTTACTTATATTCAGCTACTTCTGGGTCAGGGCAATGGTTGTATGTGTATAATTCTAGTCAACACACAGTATCAAGTTGTATTGTTATAGTGAGTACTTCTATGTATGAATCGTTATTATATGTGAGAAAGGTGTGATATCTCATGAAAATAAGCAAGAATAAGAGAATATTTGGAACATCTATACCTGAGTCACATATAATAAATGTTGATGTAGATGTGTATTATTATTCAGAAAATGTAGCAGTTAATTCTGCTACAGATTTAGCAGAAATTCCAGATAACTATGACGAGTACTTTAAACAGAGTCCTGGATTTACAGAATTTGAATCATTTCTTCATACCGCTGTAAATATTCTTAATTTGAAAAATTGTACTATTAAGAAACAGGAGTGGTCAGATAGAAATAATTCTTTATCCTATTACATATTATTCACAACTCCAGAAAATGATAATGAAATATACATGATATTCTTGAGATTATCTGATCATTACATCGACATTAGAGATTCAAAGATTCGTCAGAAATATCAAAAATATGTTGAAAGATTGACCAAGCAATATGTAGAGGAGTTGAATGATGGGGATACTAAAATATATGTAGAGACACAACAGATTGTTGTAGGGTCTCGTCAAGCACCAACTTATTCTAGAGCTGGTAAGTACCTTAATAATCTTATCGATGAGTATATAGAGCAATGACGTAAAAATCATTGCTCTTATTTTTTTTTAATTCGTATTTAATGATCATTGATTTTCTACAAATATTACGAAATGATTAAGTTTTGTGATCGGGCTTGACTTCTCATCAAAATCGTTATACAATATATATGTAAAATAAATAACACATAAGTATCAACACACATCAATAAATATCAATAGTCCAGGAGGATATAAATTATGAGTAGAGAATTTTACGAAGCAAGAAGATTATTCATCAATCACATCAATTACACTGACCCATATTCTTATGAAGAATGGGTTGCACTTCCTGACGATCATAAAACCGTTGCGTTATATATCCAGTATTTCAACGAAATTATCTTAGCTTGGTATAAAACCAAATCTTTTTACGCTTCAGAAGAAGAGGGCGTAGAAACAGTTCTTCAGTACCTTCATAAAAATGTTCCAATTCTTGAAGAGAATAAGAAGAAATTCAATGAGCGATATATCTACAGAGTAGCGTATAATTGCTTATATTGCATCAGTCATGATAGATTGATTGATAAAGCAAGATGGGAGCTTGAAACTTCTAACATTTGTCCGACATCGGATGGTGAAATCAATATGTTTGATTTAATAGAAGACAACGATGCTTCTTCAGAATTTGATCTTTCTGATAGAGCTATCAGAGCTAAGTTTTGGGAGATCGTTGATTCTGACCCTGATATGGCTGCATTGGTAAATAATATCCTTAACGGTGAGAAGCTTGGATTTAGAGGTAAGAGAAAAGAAGCTGCAATGGAGAACTTAAAAGCAAAACTTGAAGTTTTCAAAGTTTACTTTTACAACGATTAAAGTAGTAATACATACATTAATCAAATGATATCAATAGTCCAAGAGGAGGTAATCAAAAATGTATGCATATGCAAAAGCAAAATATCTAATGTCATCTCGTCCTAAGAAATCTAGGTTAGCTGGAGACCTTAACAGAACAGAATCTGTTAAACACATGTTTGATAGACATGATATTCCATATACGACTGGTTGTGATAAGAAAGGAGCAACTTATCAGAAAGCTCTCACGAATTTTGTTCGGAGTAAATCTGATGAAGATCTCAAAGAGCTCATGAAGGATTGCTACAAAGGTGTTCCTACAGACATTGCTTTCAAGGCTGAAAATGAGTACCGCGGACGTCATATGTAGGAGGTGCAAATGATGAAATTGAAATTTACGGATTTAACATTTGAAAAGATTCAGGATTATGATCCTTTCAATGAGAGAGCAAACGCAATTGGCATGGTCACAAGCTGGGTGGCTAGAAATCCATTTGGAAATTCTGTAGCATTTGGAGATACAAAAGCTGAATGTGAGAAAGATGCTAGAAGATGGATCAAATATGGTCAAGGGAGGTGATAAGATTGTCACAGACAATGGTTTCTCAAAGAGCACATTTTGAGTGTGCTTATATCTACAAAAGAAATGATAAGTATATCTTGAATGCACACGACTACAAGGTAGAAGTTACCGTCACTTCACCTGATAGGGTGTCACCTGTAATTATATCATTTGAAGATCTGAAATCTGCAGTAGTGTCTGCACTTCCACATCAGAAATTTCTCATTTCTAATAAGGAGGGATCAGATAACTCAATTGATTTATCACTAATAGGTATATTTGCACAGTTTGATACAGGTCTGTACTGCGTCATTCCTGATTACATATGTGCAGAGACGCTTGTCAATTACATTGCTTCTAAGATTGATGATAATCTCTTAGAATATGGGTGCTTATTGTGGCAGGTACGGTTGATAGAATCATCAGATTCTTATGTTACATGGAATCGTGCGTCTAAACTTTAGGTAGCATCGTTAATATAGATGAATCAAGTAATATCAAAAAATGAGTATCAAGGAGGATTATTCATGGCGTTCAAATCAATGGATGAATACAATGAAGAGAAGTATGGAGGGCTATTTTCACTTCGTAACGACAAAGATTATGCAGATGTAGTATTCTTATATCGTAGCAGAAGAGATGTGCTCATATGCGATGCACATTACATTAAATCTGCAGATTACAGCGGATATGTACATTGCTGCGGAAAAGGCTGTCCGGTATGTGGTAAAGGAATTCGTGTTCAGACAAAACTTTTCATTCCGCTCTATAACTACTCCACAGGTAGAGTTGAGTTCTGGGATAGAAATGTCCGGTTCGAGAATCAGCTTGTTACTGATGTATTTGACAGATATCCAAATCCGTCAGAGGTTGTATTCCGAATTACTCGAAATGGTGCATATGGAGATATCAATACAACATATTCAATTGTTGCAAAAGGTGCAAACTCTCCGGAGAGTGGATGCAAAACATATTCACAGATCTTAGCTGAGAACAATATCTTATTCCCTGATTATTATTCACAGGTAATTAAGGAGTACTCACCTGGTGAGCTTTATGCTATGCTTAATGATTCTACGGGATATGACGCAGCTCAGCAACCTTCTGGAGGATATTCAATGCCTAACTATCAGGTGTCTCCTCGTAGAGCTGCAAATCCTGCACCTACGGGGTCTGAACTTGAACAGTTTACACCTACTATACCGGATGGTGATGACGATAATACGGTTCCGTTTACAGAAGGAAATGATTCAGAAATCCCTCCGGAACTGACAGAGCCTGTAAAATTTTAAACTGTTGATATTGAGGTCGGCTACAAACGTTGTAGTCGGCCTTAATTTATGTAGAATCGTTATTACATGATATCATACAGAAAGGATGTGAATAGCATTGAGATTATTTAGCTCTGCTCAAGCAGATAAAATCAATCGAGTAGCTGAACGAACGAAAGATTCTATTCAAGCGCCTAAAAAAGTAAGTGCTAAGAACATTTCAAGCGAATTGGAACGAATATCTAAGCAGGTGCTTGAATACTTCAAAGATTCTGATGCTATCTTGATTGAGAGTAGAGAACAGCTTCACGATTATGTGACAAAATTGATTGAATCTGGATATGCAGGTATAGATACTGAGACGACTGGTCTTGATCGTATTCATGATACTATTGTAGGATCCTCACTTTACTATCCTGGAGGAGTTGAATGTTACATACCTAATAAGCATCTTGTCCCGATATTCGATCAGCCCTATAAGGGTCAGCTTACATATGAAGATGTACAAGAAGAGTTTCAACGTATTGCAGATTCAAGTGTGAAGCTGATCTTCGCGAATGCTGATTTCGACTTGGCTATGATCTTCAAAGATTATAAGGTGGATCTTGTCAAAAGGTGTTATTATGATGTTATTATCGGGTGGCGTGTGATTCGAGAAGGTGAACAGCATTATGATTTGAAAGGATTATATAATCGGCATGTATTGAAAGGAAAGGGAGATCCTAAGAAATTTAGTGATTTTTTCTCTCCTCAGCTTTTTCCATATTGTAAGCCTCACATAGCAAAGTTATATGCTGCACACGATGCTAAAATAACATTTGAGGAGTTCAAATTTCAACTTCCGTTTGTTACAAAATCTAATGAAAAGTGTATATCAAATCATCTTGAGCGTATAGCTGATCTTGTCTGGGAAGTTGAAATGCCTATGATTGGAGTATGCCAGCAGCTACATCGTAATGGTATATACTTAGATAAAGATATTGCAAAAGCACTTCAGGATAAGTATCATTCCGAACGGGATAAAGAATTGAAAATACTGCAAGATATGGTTCAACAGATAATTGATGAAAGAGGATACACAGTTCCGTCGTCGATCAAAAAACCATTTTTGTCTGGTTCCGACTTCAATCCTACGTCTCCTCTTCATGTTAAGTATCTTCTTTATACACTGATGGGGATACCTTCCGATGGTAAGAAAGAGGGAACTGGTAAAGATGTTCTAAATGAACTTAATCTTCCTGTCACTAATCAGATTTTGAAAGTAAGATCTTATGGAGTATTGATCAATACATTTGTAGACAAGATGCCTAAAATAACAGCTACAGATGGTAGAGTGCATGCTACATTTAGGCAGGTCGGTGCAGATACGGGTCGCATGTCATCTGCAGATCCAAACTTGCAGAATATTCCGTCTCATGCAACAGATATACGTCATATGTTTAAAGCATCTCCTGGATACGTTATGATGTCTAGCGACTATAGTCAGCAGGAACCAAAGTTGACAGCATTTGTAAGTCAGGACAAGAAAATGTTTGAAGCATTTACGCATGGTAGAGATATATATGCTACTATTGCGTCTATCGGATTCAATGTACCTTATGAGAACTGTCTTGAGTTTCATCCAGAGACTCATGAGTATCAGCCCGATGGTAAAGCTCGTCGAGGAGAAGCTAAGACTGTGCTTCTGGGAGTACTTTATGGTAGATCTATACCATCTATTGCAGAGCAGTTGTATGGTAAACGAACAGATATGTCAGATAAAGAAAAAGTAACTGCTGCACAGAAAGTCTATGATTCAATCATGAATGGATTTCCATCACTTAGAAACGCAATGCTGTCCGCACAGGATCACGCAAGAAAGTTTGGATATACAGAAACTATTTTAGGACGACGACGTCATCTTCCAGATATGCAATTACCTGAATTTGAATTCAAACCGATGCCTGGATATGTCAATCCTGATATAGATCCACTTGATCCTTCTACATTGAATCAGAAGGAAGAGATTCCAAAAAGAATAACAGATGCTCTTTTAAAAGAGTTCAAAGGTTACAAATATTTTGGCCAGATAGTGAAACGTACAAAACAACTTGCTGAAGAACACATTCGTGTTATCAACAACCGTGCAAAGATAAACGATGCTACTCGGCAGTGTCTAAACGGCGTTATCCAAGGCTCAGCTGCTGACATGACGAAGTTAGCATTACTTAACATATATGAGAGCGATGACTGGGAACGACTTGGTGGTCGTCTACTGATTCCGATTCATGATGAAATTCTTTGTGAATTTCCTAAGGAAAATTATGAAGAAGGTGCAAAGCTTCTTAGCAAGCTGATGTCATCTGCAGGTAGTTTTCTTCCTTTTCCTATCAATTGTGATGTAGAAGTTACAACAAATTGGTATGGCCTTGAATATCCTTGCCCATATAAGCAGCCGGAATCACTCGATACAGTAGATCCTGATGAGATCAAATGGATTCAGTACATGCTATTTGAATGCGAGTATTCTCTGCCTAAACATAAAGAAATGTTTGGTGAAGAATTCCGAGGTGACATTGCAAAAGGTGTAGACGGTGTATACTCAGATGAGATAAAATCCATGATTGATGATTACAAATCTAAGTGGAGAATTGAATCGGACAAGGATTTCATAAACATGATCAAAACACATGTTATCGATGGAGTTACACCTTATGATCAGATGCACCGTGAATCGTTATAAACATTGTAGTACAATATCAATTTCAAAAGGAGAATAATTATATGGAATTTAAGACAAACACACAGCCGTTATCAGATGCACTGAATCTTGGAATTGTAAATGCTAATGTATCTAAATTTTATCAGCCTAGCTGCTTAGCACATCTTACAGCTAAGAGAAACAAGTTGATTATCAATTTAGAGGCTGAGAGGTTACTTACTCAGATTACAGTGTCTGGCATGGGTTCCGAAAACGGCGAAGCTTCTATCTTTGTAGATAACTTGAAGCTTAAACAGCTTGTGAATAGCTTTGATACAAATACTATAGATATGATGTTTGAAGAGGATGGTCTTACATTAAAATCTGGTAAAGCTAAATTCACGTTATCTAAGATGGTAGAGGAGGAAGTAGCAATTCAGAAGCCTGCTATGCCATTTGAAGATGATCCTCAGATTGAAGTATCTAAAGATGATTGGAAATTCATCAGCGATAAACAGATGTATGCTATCGCAATGAATTACATACATCCTGTATATACAAGAGCTTGGATGGGCGACAAAGGTGATGTCATTGTAGGTGATTATGATAGCAGCTTGTTTACACATTCTACTAAGAATACATTAGGCATCACATGTCTTTTGAAAGATACTATTGTTAATTTACTTAACAGCCTTCCAGAAGGATCTAAACTTTACAAACACGGTAGATCATATATCGTAATTGTTAATACAGAGGGTTACGAGATGGTGACAGAGTTTACACCGGAATATGAAGATGAAGAAGGTTCTATTGGAAACTACAACTCTGATATCATATTAGGCATCTTTACTAAACCTGAGGAGCATATCACATTCAATCCTTCTGTCATAAATAAGTTTCTTGCTCAAGCTGATATCTTAGCAGAAGGGTCTGATGATATCATTGATGTATCGTTTGGGCATGATAAGCTTTCATTTAATGGAGATCGGGTAGATTATAGTGTAGATGTCACCGGATCCTGTATGCCATTTGAATTAAAATTCAAGTCAAAAGCTTTGAAGAGTGTACTGTCTCGATATGATGGAGAAAAGATGAACCTTGCACCGCTTAGCAATGGAGATGAGATTGCAGGTATTACAGTTTGGTCTGATGAGCTTGTAACGTCAATCGCAGGAGTTGAAGAATAATGGCATTCAGAGAAGCAAATCTTGAGCATTTGGCAAAATTTAATTCATCAGGATCTATGTATTTATTAGATGCATACAATAAACAACTGGATGATGATATTAGTGGGAGGGCGTCTATGCCCTCTCACAAAACATTTGCACCTTCCGCACTTCGATGTAAGCGTAGATCATGGTTTAGACTTCGAGGTACGCAACCTGATAAGCCTAGGTCTACGGATAGAATATTAGAGTTTACAGCAGACGTCGGTACAGCTTGCCATTCAATGGTACAAGAGCGGTTGATACGAGCTTTGAAATCTTCAGATCAATTTGAATGGATTGATGTTGTAGGATATCTTCGTAGTGAAGGATTTTTTGACCGTCATGATATCAGAACTTTACGAAATGGATATGAAACACAAGTCGAATTTAAAAATCCACCAGTAAGGTTTGCTGTAGATGGGTTACTTCGTTACGATGATGAATATTGTTTATTCGAGATAAAAACTTCAGAATATTCAGTTTGGAATGATTTGACAGACCCTAAAGAGGAGCATATTGATCAGTTTAAAGCTTATTGTACATTGTTAGAATTGAATAGAGGATTCTTCTTCTACGTAGATCGACAATATGGAGGTATCAAATGCTTTGAATTGAATGTGTCACTTCAAGATCAGGAAGAAATCCGCACAATGTTTACCGAAGTTCAACAATATGCCGAATTTGGAATCGCTCCTGATCCTCTGCCTACAGGTGACAAATGGTGTACACCTAATTTTTGCCCATATTATGAAAAGTGCAAGCAGTTCGGGAGGTGATTTAGTTGTTCACAATAGAATTTCCATATGACATAGGAACATTTGTTCAAGTCAATAATAGTATGAGAGGTGAATCTCCAAAGCCTAAAGAATGCTGGGATGACTTAGGAGATATCGGCATTATTGAGTTCTATAATTGTGTAGATAATTCACAGACTGATGACAAGTTTGTAGTTGTTGTGTCCGGCTATGAGCAATCATGGTGCGGAGAGTATCTACTTCGTGAGATACGATTGCTAACGGATGATGAAATTGCAATCGTTAAAAATGATAATATCATCAGAGATGAGGAGGTAGAAGATGCCTAATTTAGCAGCAAAGTATAGGCCACGAACTTGGGATGAAGTTGTTGAGCAAAAGATGGTCATTCATATGGTTAAAGGATTGATTGATAACGAATGTATGGATGTTCGCAACTTCTTGTTTACAGGCCCTGCGGGGTGCGCAAAGACGACGATTTGTAGGATACTTGCAAATGTTCTCAATGAAGGTAAAGGGGAACCTATTGAAATTGATGCAGCTTCTAACAGCGGTGTAGATAATATGCGAGTGATCATTGATCAAGCACGCTCATATCCTGTGGGCACAAAATGGAAAATTTTCATCATAGATGAAGTTCATTCCTTTTCTAATGCAGCGTGGCAAGCAGCTTTGAAGACATTTGAAGAAGTCCCTGCACGTACAATATTTTTGATGGCTACAACAAACCCTGAAAAGATTCCACCTACTATATTATCACGTGTTCAGCAATTTCGATTATCAAAGATATCGGTAGAGGGAATTGAGAATCGGCTTAAGTATATAGTTGAGCAGGAGAATAGCGAGGGTCAGAATATTACATACACCCAAGATGCAATTAGTTATATTGCTAAGATGGCAAATGGTGGTATGCGTGATGCAATTACATTATTGGAGAAGGCAATAGCAAGTGATTCAAACATTACATCACAATCTTTGATGACGTCTTTAGGTCTGCCTAACTATGATCAGTTTTTTGAACTTCTTCAAGCTTATGCATCAAAGGACAATGCTGGTATTGCAAAGATTATAGATGAGGTATATAATTCAGGTGTGAATTTTGCAAAATGGATGACTGATTTCCATGCATTTACAATCAATGTAGTGAAATATATACTTTTGAAAGACATATCCAAAACTATGATACCTGGACATTATGAGGATAAGATCAAGCCGTATGGCAATGCACATCTTATGATTTGTTTAAAACTTGCATCTAAACTTGTCAAGTTGAACAATGAGTTACGATTCAGTCAATATCAACAAGAGCTTACTCTCACATATCTCTGTTCCGTAGTTAAGAAATGATTTGTGAAGGGCTACAAATATTGTAGCCCTGAAATACTGTTTGCATCGTTATATATTGATAGATAGGAGGATTGATAATGAATTTCGACTTAATTGAACAAAAGTATCAGAAGGATATTGATGCTGTCATCGATTATGAGAATGATATTTACAATCATCTGTTTGCAGATGAATTTTCCGAGATTTTGAAACTGTCTGACGCAATTAAGCAATCGGGGTATCGATCACCTTCAGACGAAGTACTGGAACTCATCTTAATAGATGTGCCATTAAAACTTTTTGATGTGGCTGAGAGACTTAATCAGCTTGAGCTAACACTTCAGGTACTTAAGTTAGAGCTCAAAGAAAAGAAGATACAGCTTAAGCATTGCGACCATGTTCAAAATCTAAATTCTACAGAGACATCCGATTATATCACGTCAAAAACTATTGAGGATGAGCTTATGATCTGCGTGTACACTAAGTTGATTGAAAGGGTGAATTCGCAAGTTTCATATTCTAAAGAGCTTATAATGAGCGCTAAAAAGCTATGGGATCGCAGAAAAGAAGCTGAATCTGTTATGCCGGTATCACCGGTTGATCCTACCTCTGTTCCGTATAATCCTACAGAGAGCAGAAAGCGACCTGTTTATGGGTCAACTGATGCGGTATGAGAGAGGTGTTATATGTTATCAGATGTGAAACGAGTATTAGAGTGCCTTCACTGTAAATATTTTGATTATTGTATAAACAATATATCTAACCCAAAAGATAATCAAGATGGTACATGTTTAACTAAAGACTTATTGGATATGAAGGATGGTAAAAATGTCAAGAGCAGAACTTCGTAGAGCTGCTAAAGCTTCTAAATTGTCAAACAAAACATACAACATGACTGCACAGCAACTTAAAGATATGGAAGATAAAATATACAAATCTGCATATGATAAAGCTCGTGAGGATATCATGAGTCATATAGATCGTTTAGGGGACGAAATGTTCAAGATGATGCTTGTTATCCCTACTAATCTTCTTATTGAAGATTATTGGAAGAAGTCAGCTAAGACACGAATCCCAAAATTTGTAGATGATTGCTTGAGTTTATATGAAGCATGGATTCAGGGTGTTGTTAATATGGATGAAATGGTCAAATTAACAGAGGAGTATTCCGGAATAAAGATGGTAGAAAAAGATACTCCTACATGGAGATCTTTGCGTCGTAATGGCCAAATGTAGATCGTTATAATTATTATAGGAGGTGCTAAATTGGCAACATTCGAAGATATTATTAAACGAAAACAAAAAGACTGGGGAGAGTCTATCATGGATATACATTCTAGAGATTCAAAGATTCCATTGAGTTCTCCTCAGTTTGTATGGTCGTTGTATGGTGGAATACCAAGAAATAAGATGACAGAGTTTTTTGGATGTCCAGGTGGAGGAAAGAGTACAAGTGCAATTGATGCTTGTAAAAATGCTGTCCAGCTGTTTAAACAGGAATTTGATGCACAGGTAGATAATTTGAGATTAGCTGCATCTAAGGGCAATAAACAAGCATCGATTGAACTTGAGGATCTTGTAGATAGAGGTCCTAATAAAGTGTTCTACCTAGATTTAGAGCATTCATTTGATGAAGAATGGTCAAAAGTGTTAGGTATCAATTCTGATGAAATATATATCATGCAACCACCGGATGCTCCAGCAGAAGAGATACTTCAGATGATTCAAGAGATGGTAGAAACAGGAGAAGTTGGATTACTTGTAATTGATTCTATTCCATCTTTAGTTCCTCAGGCAGAACTTGATAAGAAATATGGAGAACGTACCGTAGCTTCATTAGCAGGATTATTGACAGTTTTCTGCAGGAAAATGACACCTCTGCTAACTCGATATGAGTGTACTATGCTTGTCATTAATCAGATTCGTGACAACATGGATAATCCATATGTAGTTAAGACTCCTGGAGGGGAAGCACTTAAATTCTATTGCTCACTAAGAGTAGAATTTCGTCAAGGTAACCCAGTTGATTTCTTAGGCAATGAGCTTCCAATGAGTACAGAAGATCCTGCGGGATACATTATCAAGACGAAGATTCATAAACAGAAGAGTGCACCTAATAACCGTAAATCAGCGTCGTATTATTTGATGTGTACAAAGGGTATAATGCCTATGTTTGATTATGCACAGCTGGCCATAAAACGATATGGTATCATTTCTAAATCAGGTGGATGGTTTACACTTACCGATCCAGACACAGGTGAAATTTTGCAGCAGGATGGTAAAACAGTTAAGATTAATGGGCTTGCACGTGTATATCAGTACCTTGAGAATAATCCTGATTATTATGAAAAAATCCAAAAATACATTATGAATGATCTCAATAATTCGGATCCGGAGGTGGTGTAATGTCTACAAAGACTTATTCTAATAAACAAGAGAAGATAATTTCAGAAGCGCTTGGATGGCAGACAGTTTCAGCGAGTGGCGCAAGAAATTTTAGCCCCGGAGATGTCAAATCTCCGAATTGGCTCGGAGAATGTAAAACTCATACTTCTGAAGTATCATCCATTGTATTCAGAGAAGATGTTTGGATGAAGATTGAAGCAGAGGCAGATTCTGAGCATAAGGATCCTGTTTATTTTGTAGATAATGGTACTCAGACAATTACAGGTACTTGGGCTATGTTTGATTACAAAAGATGTTCAGGTAGCTTTGAATATTTTGTGATCGACAAGACGAACTGTTCTGATTTATCTCGATTGATTAGAGGAAGCGTAAACATCATATTTGATAATATTGATCTACTTTATGAATATCGAAAGATCAAAAGAATGAATTTAGCTGCAGGTCTAGATGTTTGCACCGTTATATCAGTTCCGCTGAAATCCAACAAAGATATTGTCATCTGTCCTCTAACAGAATTTATAGATATGTTTGGGAGCAAATAAGTATGAGAAGTATTCAAGATGTAGGTATGGAGATCTTTAAAAGATCTCCTAAAAAGTTTTATGTATTTTGTGGATCTGAATATGGTATCAAATTGAAATATTTAGAAAATCTGAAAGATTTTTATGATGGACATTATGAATCATATGATTCAGTTCAAGATGTATTAGATTTGATGAAAGTTAAGCGTATAATTCCTCTTGTTCCGTCGTTGTACGTTGTAAGGTATGATGATTCATTCATATCAAGTTTATCTGATAAATCTGCATCAAAGATTGAATCTTGTAACATCGTAGGTACCATTGTATGCTTATATGAAAATCCTAAGTATTTATCTAAATTAGATAAATACTTAGGAAATTATACCGTATCTATAGATATGGTATCGCCACAGTTTGTCAAGAAATATCTGCATACTGATTTCGCAGGAGTAGCTGATAAGGTAGTAGATATTGCTGTAGAGTGTGGAGCTAATTATTACCAGAGTAAGATGATCTGTGCAGCTTTGAAATCATTAGATGCATCAGAAATCTTGAATTCAGATATCACTTCAATATACAAATTGTTTGGGCATGAATGTAAATCAACAGAAGCGATGCTTAAAGAATGCATAGCTTCGAGAAATTTTAAGCATTGTATGAAAGTCCTCGGAGAATACGACAACTACGATACTATATATTACACAATTTTACAAACATTGATTGATATCGATAAATGCATGTCAAGCAAATATGCACAGTCTGATATCCAGAAATACGTGAAAAAGTGGAAACCGGAAGATGTCTATAATATGTTTGATATCACATATTCGGAACTTAAGCGATCAAGATCAATGTCTACCGATATTAAAATGAGTATAATCTATTTGATGAGTATACTTGTATTTAGCCCAATTCCGAGAAAGGAGCAGCTATATGATATTTGAAAATCAAAAATCTGCTATGGATCAGCTTAAACAACTTGGACAATCTGATAGACACAGTGTCATGATTGAAGGACTTGAAGGATGTGGAAAAACTACATTGGCACAAACTTACAAACATCTTGTAGCGTGTTCTGATTTTACACTTGTTGAGCCAAATGTCCAAGCTTTAAGGAATGCAATAGATAGTTGTTATAACCTATCTACAAAATCATTGATATGCATTGAAAACTTAGATTCAGGTGTAGCTGCAGCATCTTATACAATACTGAAATTTCTAGAGGAGCCAGCTGAAAACATCTATATTGTTGTGACTTGCAGAAATAGATACAGAATTCCAGATACAATAATTAGTAGAAGCACCGTGGTGACAATAGATCCTCCAACTACCCAATCAATAATAGAATATGTCGATTATAAATATCCTGATGAAGGTATTAAGTCTCATAGCTTGTTTCGATGTATAAAAACATTTTCTGATGTAGATAGAGTAGCTCAAATGAATAAAGATCAGATAGACTATTTTCAAACGTTTTCTCATCTTGATTTCAGTGAGTCCGTGTCTAATATGGCATGGAAACTGATGCATTACCCTGATAACACAGATTTGTATATACCATTTGTAATACGGTACATCATGAATCTGACGCATAATACACATGTACATAGATGTGGAGTAGAATGCTTAGATGATTTATCTACAGGAAGAATTGCTGCACATGCAGTTGTTAGCAAATTTTGTATGGATCTAAAGTATACGGAGTAGTGATAAGTATGGTTGGAGATATTTTCTTATTTATTGTGTCAGGTATTTGCATATTGATGAACATTGCACTAGTTGGATCTATCATCAAAGTATCTGCTGCATATCAATCTATGCTTACTAAATATAATGATCTTGCAAATAAGTATAGTATTGCAGATCGTACTATAAGATCGTTGAAAGATGCATTGAAGCACAGCGAGTTCAAAAATTCATTTATACAATCGTTAAACATTGATTCTGTAGATGATACTGTATTAGACGCACTTAAAATTGCGATGAAACAATCTCATCCGGACAATGGAGGGTCCTCAGAAGACTTCATAAGATTTCGTGAAGCACTTAACAAGTACTCATCAAATCGTTAATATGTGTAGATATTTAAGAAGTGTGAGGTGTTTGTATGAATATTGAGATATTTACATGTAGATCATCATTTGATTTACATCTTTGGGATGATGATAGTAAGCTTCCAGAGTATAAATTAAAGATGTCAGATTTTCAAAATTTGATGCATTCAAGACATCCAAAATTGATTTTTGAGCATGTTTATGATCGACTATGTAGATACTGGTCAGCTTGTAGTATTTCAGGATTTGATGAATCTGATACCATTGTGATTATAACATATCAAGAAGTGGTTTTTGACGCATGCACATTATTCATGAGCAATGTTAAGAAATATGATAGCAAAGATCAGCTACATATGAATGTACACGTAGTTGACAACCATCGGGAGCTATTCGTTGCAAGTGTAACATCTACAGGAAAGATGATTGCACCTGTAGGATCGGATTTTACTGAGATATTTGATTCATTTACATATGGAATGGATCATACTTCTATAGAATCACCCATGAAAGTTGTAGAAGATCTAAAATGCTCAGATTGTCAGTATTCTAGAGAAAACTATCCTGAAAACACAAATTGTCCTTGTTTTACATGTGATGAGAAATACCATACACATTTCAAACGATATGAAGAATTCCATGGTGCAGTTTGATACTGCATCGTTATTGTATGTATGAGAATAAGAAAGTGAGAGGTGATTATAAATCATGTATCAAAGGTACATTTTCAGTGGGAATCTTACAGATACAATGGTAGAATATCTTAAGAGGGTTCCAGAGTTTGAACCAATAGATGTACTAGTATCTCAATTAGATAGATCATCTATAGATCAGATGATACGATATAAAGAAGAGGGAGTCGTCAAGTCCCTTTTCATTGATTCGGGGGCATACAGTCATTACACAGGGAAGGTGAAATACATTGATGTAGATGAATACATTGAATATGTAGATTCTATAGATGAGCATATTTATGCAGTAGCACAAGTAGATACTCTTCCAGGTAAGTTTGGGATTCCAAAGAAGCCGGAGGACTATATCACATCTTCAGATCTAAGCTGGAAGAACTACTTGTATATGAGAAAGAAGATGAAGAGTCCTGAAAAGTTGATACCTGTATTTCATTTTGGTGAGCCATTTTCCACATTGCAGAGAATGTTAGATTACAGAGATTCTTCTGTTAAAGATACAGCACCAATACATTCGGATGTACTTGGAAAAGTTTATCCTGATAGGGTGAATATCTGCGGTCTGTCGCCAGCTAATGACTCTCACCAGTCCGTTAAAAATATTTATCTGAGAGAATGCTATGACTTGATTTCGAAGAGCAACTATCCAGATATCAAAACTCATCTATTTGGAATGACGAGTTTGGATGCATTAAGTAAGTTACCATATTATTCAGCTGACTCTGTGAGTCATCGTTTACGGAGTGCTTATAATAAAGTGTTTACACGCAAGTGGGGTACAATCTCGTTATCTGATGCATCTAGATCATCTAGAGTTAAATCTAACATGAGTTTTGTAAGGACTTGTGATCCGGCAACATTAAAAGAGGTGGAAGAACTCTTTGCTCATTATGGATTTACTATTGATCAGATGAGAGATGATAATGCAGCAAGAACAGCTGTTGATATCTGCGAAACACAGAAGGCTGTGAAGAATGAGTACGCTTATCATCCTTCTAATGAAAAGAGATCAAAGAGATTGTTTTGAATACTAGTGCATAACTATGATGTGGTAGCAAGTATGAATTTACACTTGCTACCTATTTTCATGTTACTTCGTAGATCATTAAATATATATATCAACTGGTTGATTTCGAGCATATGCAGTATGCAGATCATGCAGCGCAAAAAAAAATATAAATATTACGAAATGATTAAATACTATCACACAATATTGACATCTTGTGTGATTCATGCTATACTATGTACATAATAAAAGATAGCATAGTAATATCAATAATCCAAGAGGAGGTAAACGTTATGACAATTTGGAAGGGATACGTTATTCGTAAAACTTATCAGGAAGGTAAATATAAGGGAGAATCTTACATCTATATAAGAGGAGGATATGTCAAACTAGATAGCAAGCACACCTTCATCCTTAAAGATCAATGTTATTCAACGTTATCAAGTGTAAAAGGTGTTATCACAAGAATTTATAAGCAGCAGGATCAAGTTTTCAGTCAAAGAAATTCTTACGAAGTAGTTGAAGTTGAAAATGGCCATCTTGTATACGACGAACAGAATCGTTAATATATAGTGATAACATATCAATAGTACAAGAGTACATATTCATTAGGAGGTAAACATGATGACAGTAAATAAGATGGAGTGGAGAATTCTTCAGGATTATCCGATGTATGAAATGAATGCAGACGGTAAAGTTCGTAAGATTGATACCAAAAAATATCTTCCGGTTCTCAAAGACGCACTTGGACGAGAGCTGGTTGTATTCCATAATGCTAATAAATACCATTATTCTATTGCAGAATACATCGCAGACCTAAGAGCAATGACATACGAACCAGAAGATGGTCAGACCGCTATCGTCAAAACTCCTGAGAGGCTTATCAAGATGCCGGAGCCGGAAGTCGTTGTTAAGCCTAGAAACAAAAGATGCAGACGCATCCGTTGTATCGAAACAGGAGAAGTATTCAAATCTTACACAGCTTGTGCCAAACATTTCGACTTCCCGTACGACAAGTTCTACGATACATTCAAAGCAACAGGTCGGTTCGGAGATTACACATTTGAAGATGTTACCGAGTAAGGTAACATCTTTTTTTTTGTTGCATCGTTATAAGTTGTATACTATTATGGAGGTGAATATTTTTGAGTATGAGTGATTCAAATACGGGTGGTCCTGTAAATTATACACCGGATTCCACTTCATCAAATGACAGATATCAAGATCCTCAAACAACAATTGTAGGAAGAGATGAAGAAGGCTATCCTGTTAATTATTTAGGAGAACGTGTATTGGTTAAACCTATGAGGTTTTCTGATAATCTTATTCAAGAATGTGAACAACATATTGAGGGTGTTCCTACATCTAGCACCAGTCATATCAAAGATTCAGGAGAACGCAGAGAATTTGAATCAGGTGCTGTAAGAGATATTGTAGAAGGTAAAGGTAGATGTGATCTTGTACCGTTGTCATCTGCTTCTATCTTGATCTTTTCGTCGTTTTCTCTTGTACCTGATATTGATTACATCAAGACACATATTGAAAATATAGTCTTAGAAGCTTTAGATGAATATATTTCTAGATTCAAAGAGGGTATTGAAGTGCAAGAACGTCAGCTGTCTAAAGTTGTTCAGTATTTCTTAATAGCACGTGGATGGAGTAGAGATGATGCATTCTTAGAAGTATCAAAACATTACGAAGAAGGTGCTAAAAAGTACGGAGAATACAACTGGCAGAAAGGCATTCCATGTCATTCATACATTGACAGTGCTATTCGTCATCTTATGAAGTGGTGTAGAGGAGATGATGATGAACCTCATGATAGAGCATTCTTATGGAATATCTTATCACTGCATTGGACAACTGTCAATCATCCTGAATTAGTTGATTTTATTAGTCATGGTACACAACCTTCTATTTAATTGTGATATAGTAAGGAGGTCGTAGTATGGCTTTGATACCTGTAGAGGAAAAAAATACACTGAAATCAGCTTCAGAAGTTAAGTCTGTAGCTGATACAGCTGCTGTAGATCAGCAATTATCTGCTGTAGCATATCAAATCAATACTCAAGCAAACACAGGAGCATATTCTACGATGTGGAGTGGTACGGAGTTGCTTGAAGATGTAAAAAGCGAGTTGGAGGGTCAAGGATATGTAGTAAAGCCTATCAAAGATTCTCTGAATCGTGATTCAGCACTTCCTCAATATGTAATATCCTGGGAGTGATATAAATGAGAAATGATTTATCTTATCAATCCCTTGCACAGGTTATAGATCTTAAGCCTCATAATCACGTGTTTGAGAATGTGAAGGTGTTTAATAAGAATACAGTTGAATATTTCATCTATTTACACATTCCGGAAAATCTGGCAAGAGATTGTGAATTATATGAAATAGAAGATCTTGATCATGTTGATGTTCCTATTGAATTTAGAGATCTTGTGCAACGACATTGTAGAAGGCCTTGGTTACGTGTTGAGTCAAGATTACTTGATCTATCATGCGGTCAACACACTTATAGATTTGGATTTGTAAATACTGTCACTGACGATGTATTTTCTTTATATATTTCATATTGCATTCAAGATGATAATCCAGATAAACCATATATCTATATGGATGGAAAGGAGGATAATGACGATGGTATCTGCAATATTTGCGAGCAAATTATATCAGGCAAGTAGCCGAAAGGATAGAATACATTCAGCATATATGAATCCTCTTAATGCAGAGTTAGTACAGCAGATAGATTCTTATGTAAGTCCAAAGTATCAAAAATTGTTGGAACCTGAGGAACAGGAACCAGCCGATTCTCAGAATCTTGACACAGCTGATACAGGTGAAGACGATGGTAGATCATCTTCTGGGTCATCTTATTCTGGTGGAGGCGGATCATCGTTTTCTGGAGGTGGTGTTCCAGGCATGATTACGGATGAACCTGCTGATTCTTCGGTAGACGATATTGAAACTGGAGATGCAGATGTTGAGCCTTCTGGTGAAGAATCATTTGAACCGCAGGAAGATGAATCTGTTGAACAATCAACTGTAATTGCTTCTAGCTGTACAGAGAAAGATGCAGCATTGGAAGTTGATACAATTAAGGGGTCTCTGAATGTAAAGGATGAGACTTCTGGTGTTACAAGGGTTCGTGTCAAAGATAAAGAATTGTGGATCTACTATCAAGATAGCATCAATCTGAATTCTGTTATGCCTGATGTAATTGATACAATGAATACATTGGGTTATACTTATCTTGAATTCAGTAGACTCGCAAGAACTGATAATGCTATTGTATTCGATATTTACGAATCAATGCAGCAGATTCAGCCGTTGAAAGATAATAGCGATGGTAAGAAAGAAAAAGCTTAATATTCGTGATGATCTTGATTTCGCATATCTGCTTGAACTTATGAGACCGTTATCAGATATTCCAGAATATTCGTTACTTCCGGAATTGTTCTGCATTGTAGGACATGAGAATCTGCTAAAGCTCTGCAAGTATGCTGGTGGAAAAACAATTACATTGCCTACGCTGGAAGAATTGAAAGACGCAATGTATGCACTACAATGGTTTTACGATGTAGATATAAAGAAAATCAAAGATAGTTCATTGATACCTGCTAACATACAGCCGCTTGTCAACGAAATTCGAGAGGTGTATAGATGTTAGATCAAATTCAATCTTGTATAGAATACATAGAGAAGGATCAAACTACCTTTGATGAGTTGTATCAGGCATATGTGATGAAAATTCAAGATCAGAATATTCAGAAAGAGTTTTCCTACATGCTCAATCACAATATTGTGTCTGTTGAACTTATCGACAGAGCTATTGTAGAAGCGTATAAGGAGATGATATAGATGGTAAGTGGAAATGATCTTCAAAATGCATATATCGATCTATATTCAGAGCTTCGAAGATATATTTGGAGTTATCAAGATGTTAAGACACTTGCAAATCTTGAAATAGAAACATTCAAGAGATTTCCGGATGTTGATCAGATACGAAAATATCTGAATCTTATGGAGATGTCTGCAAGATTTGTAACTAATGATGATGAAGATATAAAACTTGCATTTCAAGATTTCAAAGATGTTCTAGATTCTATTCAATCTAGTGAAGATATATATGCAAAATTAACAGAAGTTGAGGAGGCGTTAGTATGAATATTAAACGTTCTGTTAGATCAGATATTAATATCAACGTTGAAACTAATGAAGGGAATAAGATGGGACACAGTCGTGGTCCAAAAGATAAACCTTGTGATCTACAAGATAATCAGACTACATCTGAAAATACATTGATGTCTCCAGACAAACAAGCTGCATGTGATCTTATCAAGCAAGCTATTGATAAACTAAGTGAAGTAGCTGAAACAGATGAGATTGCAAGAGACTCTATTGCAAACTTAGGAGTTGTACTTTTAGATCTGAAAGGATAAGGTGAATATTATGACTACAGCCTTCAAAACTGTTGAGGGTACTGTTGAAAGAATGGACCCTTTAATAGCGAAACAGAGAGAAGACGTGGCAAGAATGCGCACGTCTTTATTGGCGTGTGATGCTAATCCACAATTAGCTACTACAGCTTTAAAGAATGTAACCGTACTTCAAGTATATCACCAGATATCAAGAATCATTCGATATACTGAACTTTGTGATAAGCTAGAAGCTAAGTTATATGAAACAATGGATAACATGATAGATAAGCTTGACACCGATTCAAATCTTACATTAAGCATGCTATTCAATACACAGGAGAGGCTGCAAAAGTTGATGATTGAATCTAACAGAATGTTAGCTCCTTTCTTAGATATGACAGCTTACATCGAATCTGTTAGAGTCGATGATTCATCAGAAGAATCTGGTCCTAAGACAACAATTGCACTTGATGCAACTAGACGTGAGAAACTTCGTAATTCTGCTAAGCAAGTATTGTTAGAGTTAAATGTTGGGTGATGACGATGACAAAACAAGTAGAATATGAATCATTACCTATAAGAATTCAACAGATCTTCGATACTTGTAGAGATGAAGAGAAGCAATATCTGATTCAGATTCTTCAAGAATTGAGTGAAACAGGATCATCTCCTACGTATGACACGTTATGGCTTCAAGATTATGTAGAATTACCTGTTGATCTTGATACATTCTTATGTGATGATCATTATCTAGGAAAAACAAATAGGAATGGTGCTGCAATATATCCATATTGGAAACAATCTATGCATGATATATTTGATGCTGGTAATCAGTATGTAGAATGTGTATTTACTGGAGCTACTCGTATCGGAAAGACATCTACTGCTATTACATGTGCAGCTTATATGTTATATAGAATGATGTGCTTGAGAGATCCTCAGGCATTTTTCCAGAAAAAAGAAATATCACAATTCAGTTTGTTATTCTTTAACTTGACACTTGATCTTGCAAAATCAGTTGCTTTTAAAGAGTTTAACAGTACATTAGCTATGTCCGATTGGTTCATGAATCACGGCACTATGAGCAAGAGTTTGAAAGATCCGGTCTATATACCGGAAGGTGGGAAGATAGTCATTGAAGCCGGATCCGATGTATCTCATTCATTAGGGAAGCAGATATTTTGCCTTACAGGTGGTACATTCGTGCTAACTGACAAAGGTTGGAAGACGTTGAAAGATCTTAAAAAAGATCATACCGGTATAAACGTCTTTTCTTGGAATTTTGAGTCAAGATCTATGGAGTTAGTTTCCGATTATAGAGTCAAATTGACGAAGATTGCAAAACATACAATAAAATTATTTCTTAATACAGGTCAGTACATTGAAGGTACTCCTGAGCATAGAATATTGATGCGATCAGGAGTGTACATGGAGCTAAAATATATTAGACCTGGCATGTATGTTGAAACATGTGGTCAAACTTCTGGAGAAGTTCAATCAGTATTAACTGTACGATATCAATTTGGTATACCTGTGTATGATATCATAAATTGTGGTGATCTTCATAATTTTATTGTACGCTGTGGTGATCAATCTATTGTAGCACATAACTGTTGTGTTCTTGACGAGGTAAACTTTGCTAGATCTGGAGTAAAGGATGTTCAGAAGGCTAAAGCTCGTATCAAGGAAATTTATGATTCAGCTGTTGCCCGTGTAGAAGGTACGTTCAGGCAGCAAGGTGAGGTATATGGAAAAATATTTGCAGTGTCTTCTAAGAAAACTGATTCTGACTTTTTGGAGGATCATGTCAGTCAGCAGTTAGCTGCAGGTAATAAACATCTTATCTCATTTGATAAACCTCAATGGGAAGTTCTGCCTCCTGATCAGTTTAGCCCTGAGAGATTCCACATCGCTATTGGAGATAGACATCGAAAAGGTTTTGTTATAGCAGATGAATCTCCGGAAGCATTGGATGAACTTCGAGATCAGGGATATCAGATACTTGAGGTTCCTATTGATATGAAAACTAACTTCATAGCTGATTTTGATATATCATTGCGTGACCTTGCAGGTATATCGGTACCTGGAGCGTTGTCGTTCATAACACAGGATATCATAGATCAATGTATCGGAAACCGTAGGAATCCATTTTATCAAGAAATATTAGAAATTGGTACAAAAGATACATACACCATTGAAGAATTTTTTCATCTTGAATTTATTGATAGGCCTTTATTTTATGCACCGATGTTTATTGATGTCGACTTGTCATTGAATGATGATAAGACAGGTATATCCGGTGTAGCGTTGACAGGGAGAAAAGACATTAAAGGGGATGATGGTAAAGTAACATCGTTACCATCGTTTACACATGTTTTTAGTATAGATATTAAAGCTCCTAGAGGGGATAAGATACCTTATTCTAAAATAACTGCCTTCATCCTATGGTTAAGACGACAGCATTTTAATATAGAACGCATATCTCGAGACCAATACCAGAGTGAGTATATGGGACAGTTGTTAGAGGAGCAAGGATTTACAGTTGATAAGTTATCCGTAGACAGGAAGCCTGATGGATACAATTCATTTAGAGATGTATTAATGGATCAGAGAATTGATCTACTAGACATTCAAGAACTTCAAGATGAGTTAATCAAATTGCAGAGAGATGCTATGTCATTAGTTCCGGATCATCCAATCGGAGGCGCAAAGGACATGAGCGACTCCCTTGCACGTGCAACATGGAACGCAATCTTACATAATAGTGGAATTGGTGTTCCTAGAAAATCTGTAGCTAAGGCTATAGCTACTGTGAATAAGCCTAAGTATACAGGGAACTCTCAGAACCTACAAAATTTATTTCCGAATCTTTATCCTAATAGGAGAAGATAAAAACGTTTTATCAGAAGGAGGATAAAAGAATGTTTATCAAAGACGTATTTAAACCAGGTCAATTAATCATGCCGATGCCTGTAGGCATTCCTACAACATTGCAGTATAATGCAAAAGGAATACTGGAGCGTGTTTACAACAGTGTTACAGACATATCACCTGATACAGAAGTATCTTATGATATGTTCAACGCACTGTATGAGCACAAAGTAGCTCCTGTCAAGATTTTACTTACTGGAGGTACTACTCGAATAAAGGGTGTTCTATATACTGGAAAACTTTATCCAGGAAATGGGAAGCTTCCTGAAAGTATAATGATGGATATGACGTGTGACTTTACAGAGGATCCTGATAAGTTTAACTTCTTTGCGGGGTCTATTTCTAGCACAGCTGCTGTTTTCAACGGTGCAAATTCTGCTAAGAAGTGGTTCAGTATGTGCAATTTCAAACAGCTTCCCTCGTTCTTAGCACCTACACCTGTCACCAAATCAGCATTTGAACAGGCATTGTATGCAAACTATCCATTCATTAAAGATATGATCATGTATTTCATCATATATTCAAGAAATGATGTATCTTATGTAGATACAGGTATTCAAGAGTACGTGATTCGGAAAGTTTCAAGATATACAGATGATTATGGGAACATAAAAGGAATGTGTACACATGCTGATGGTCAGATAGCTTTAGATTATTCTGATATTGTAAGACTGAACATTCAGCGTAAGCGGTGTTTGGTAGTAGATAAATCTTGGACGCCTATCAGATGTTTTGGAGACAGTAAAGGGCTTGTTTCAGGAACGATATCTTGTGAAGTATGCGGAAAGCAGATTGTATCTCCTATGCATGGACCTGTAAAGTGCGGAGATGACCATTGCCTTTCTAACATGTATCCAAATTTTAAACATTTCATTGAATCTTACAATATGCCAGAACTTTCGTTTTCTGCATACATAGAGTATGTGAATCTTGATATGCTGCATACTATATCAGATTTATTTACTATCAATCCTTGGAAAACTTATACATTGGAAACAAGCTTAGCTCAATTGCTACGTTCATTGATTCCTATCAATGTAGTACCTGTTGGAGATGTGATAACATCTTTTGTCCAGCATTGTAACGGAAACGTGAATATGTTCAATTACTATGTGGAAAACCCTGATAAAATTTTACCAGATTTTCATCTATCTGGGAGATTCATCTCTTCTATGATTCAATGGTTGTCAAACGAATTCAATAAGAGGTCGCTGCTAAGTTTGCTAACTTGTGAAAATATCGTAATAACAGAAGATGGTACAAAATTCCAAGGATCTCCTATATTCCGTAATAAGAAGATTATGATTACAGGTGAATTTACACATGGTAGTCAGGCAGATATCATCGCTATTCTAAAAGGGTATTCAGCAGAAGTTGTCACTAAATTTGATCCAGATGTAGATTGTGCAATAATAGGATCGTCTCTGCAAGATATAAACTCTGTTGAGTTGAATAAAGTTAGAGCTTTGAATCTTCCTGTATTTGATGAAAATTCGTTCTTCAGAACTTATGAGATCGATAAAGATCTAGCTGAGAACCTTCTCTAACATTGTGAAAGTTAGGTGGTGAATTTATAAATTATGGCACGTCAAAAACATTGGGTTCAGCGTCTGTTAGCACAGCCACGTGATGCAGTATCTTGGATACGAGGTATGATAGCAGGTTCGTTGTATCGAGTTTCTGATATACGGACCTCATCGTCTATATCGGATATACAGACACAGATTGATACAATGAGAGCACTTGCACGAGATTCACAAATAAGCACAGCTCTCTCGTATTATGCTACAGATGCAACTACCGTAAATACTGCAGGTCAAATAATATGGGCAACTTCCGATGATACACACAAAGATATTGCTGATATTATAAACAAGCTCTTTAAACGATGGGATATCAATTCATATGCTCGTGATCACATACTTGAGCTTGCTACAATTGGAAATTTATACATTCCTACAACACGAATGTATAGAGATAATCTTAGAAACCCAAGTACTAAAAGTGTTGCTCTTGATAATAATAGCGTACCAGATCCGGATTTTGATATTGTACCATCATATCAAATACCTCCTGAAGATATTGTTCATATCTTTCTAGAAGGTAAACCTATGGGATACATATTCAATCCTGATGAAAAAACTTCTGATGTTGAACTTCATCCTGAGGAATCTTGCATACACTTTTCCTTAGGTGGATTGTTAGGAAAATATAGTATTGATGTACTAGAAAATGGTGAAGAAGTTGAGTATGATATAAAGTTTGCTCAACCTTTGATGGAGAAGGCTGTACAGCCGACTCAAACACTTGGATTGCTAGAAGATGCATTGTTACTATCATCTCTTATTCGTAACGTGAAATTCATAAATGTAGAATGTGGAAATGCTGAAGAGGAGGAAGTTCAAAGTATTCTGCAACAAATCAAAGATGCGATTGAACAGCAGCTTGCACTTAATACAAATAGCGGTAGTGTAGACAGTTTTGTTAATCCTCAGTCTCCTAATAACCTAATCTACCTTCCAAAGATTAATGGACAAGATGCTATTTCAGTTACAGATTTGCAGATGTCTGATACAACAGATGAAGATTCTAAATTGCTCGAACATTATCAGGACAAGAAATTATCAGTTCTAGGTGTACCTAAAGAAGCAATGAACTTCTCATCAAATGAAGGTCTTGGTGGGGCTGGTTCCGTATTGTCACAGAGATCTGCACTGTACGCAAACTCATTGCAACGGTTGAAGACAGCATATATTGCGGGATGGACCGACGCAATTAATAAGTATTTCATTGCTCGTGGAATGTCTGGATGTGTAGATAAATTCGAGTTGCATATGAGTGAAATCGTTACAACACAATCTACTATCACATTTGAGAAGCGAGATGCTGCAATCAGTCAAGCACAGCAAATTGTAGATCTTATGAAGAATTGTGGAATAGATAATGCAGATGATTATAAGGGAGTCCTTACTGAAATACTTACAGAAGTATTACCACAAACTGGATCTAAAGTAAATCAATGGGATGTAGATATAAAACCTGAGGGAGGTGACGAAGGTGCGTCATTCTAGTACGGAATTAAGTGAAATGTTCTTTTCAGATCTCAAGAAATATAATTCAACAAATTTCAAAACGGTGTCATGTGCAGACTTGACTACTGAATCACCTACTGTGCATAAATCATTTAGTGCAGCTATTACACGGTATTTTATATTTGCAGAGAAACATCCTGATTTAACCGACGAGGAGTTAAAGATGCTATATTACAAGCTGAAACTTGATATGGTTGCAAGATATTTTGCTACATATCCTGCGTCAAATTTAGATGATCTGAAACCATTTCAACAAGAGCTTGTATGTTACGTTGATTTAAAATCGAAGGAGGTAGAAGATGAACACTTATCAAACTCATATGCCTCTTAGATATAGAATTGCTAATTGGAAACAGCTTGAAGGAGCAAAATCAAATAACAGTCGTGACCTGTCAATCAGTGTCACGACATTTGTGAATGATCATAGGATAAATGGACAGAGAATAAAAGTTGAGCATAAAGTATTTGGAACTTTATTTGCATGTGTTGTTTCTGGTAAGGGTACACTGCTGACGGAGAATTTTGAAGGTTATATTCATGAATTTACTCCTGCACAAATACTTGCAGAACTTGAAAAGTTCGGATATTATATTCAATATGATCCTACTGAGCAGCTTAGTGGAAATCAAATTGATTTACTGTTGACGTTGAATCGGTTAGGGTTTGATAAGCTCAGAGTTATTTCTGTTTGGTCAGCGCCTCTAGGTGTTATAGAAAGCAAGATTCATGTAGTTGCATTTCAAGTTGATCCGTTAGGAGATTGGATGAATTCAGGATATTCTCCTTCACTGGATGAGTATCAAGATGCTGTCACAAATGGTTATGCATTTGATATAACAGGACTATCTAGAGCAAAGAATATGAATTGGTCATGGTTGTATGGATGGGTAGCAAGTATTGATGACATCATTGCTGATCAGGCTGTAGATCAAGAATTTGATGCTACCGATACCACCTTAGGAGGTGATACGAATGACACAGAATCTAATACAATCTGATGTCAAGATAATGCGTGCATACTATGATGAAGCTTTGAAGGCTCAAGGGATTCCGGCTAAGTATCAATATCCTAACATTGTAGACACAAACACACAAGGTGAACCTGTAATTGATTCATATTCTGTTGCAGAGGATACATTTATATTTTTTGAAGGTGCTCCGAAACTAAAGACATTCAAACGATTTGGGTGGGTTGTTGAGAAAAATGATGACTTGCCTTTCTTGATACATTGCAGTTTTAACCTAAAACATCTTCAAAAAGATTGTATATTTGAAATAGCTGGACAACATGCTGATTTACCATCAAGGAAGTTTCGTGTGACAGAACTTACAACAGATATACAATGTCCTGATCACATTGTTGCACAGGTCATTCCAATCTATAAAGATGGGATAAAAGCAGTTGGTAGAACACGTAAAGAAGTTGAGAAGACTTACAATAAATCAAATAGATTCTTGAATACAAACGTTGATTACAGAGGTCAATACATTTCAGAACAGAAGGGAGAACGATAATTATGTTATGGTTATATGATGAATCTATAGCTGATGACTTACGAAAGTCTTTCAACACTTCTGAAATACATCCATACGTAAAGGTAATTGACCCTGACGTGAATCTATCTATAGCTGCGCAGCTTCAAGATGATAATATTTCGTTTCCTCTTATATGTGTAATACGGGATAGTAACTATCAGATTGATACAGATTTGACGAATTTTACAGCTATGCACAAAGGGATAGCAACTGTAATCGACACTGAGACTAATAACATATACTATGAAAAGTCAGTGCCAATCAAGCTTGGATATTCATTGAATATCATAGGTACAAATACAATTGATGTCGATGAGTTAGTCAAAGAGCTGCTATTCAAGTATTCAGATATGTACTTCCTAACTATACGACTTCCTTACGAGGGCGAACGTAAGCTTAGATTTGGAATTGAATTAGATCGACAAGGTTCAATAGAAAAGCAATCGGGTGTAGTTGAGATGATATCTGAAGGGAAACTGTATGAGACATCTATACCATTCCAGTTGAAAGGTGCTCGTCTTATAACATACACACCTAAACATCTTAAAACATTTGACTATGATATAACAGCGTTGTCACCTGATCAGTTCAAGAAATTGTGAACACAACCTTAACTAATATTAGAATGAACCTGATAGAATCATAATATTCACGGAGGTGAACACATTGAGATATAAGAATGTGAGCCATGGAACAAAGAAGTTCCGAGGTGTTACTTTTAAACCAGGTGAAATTAAATCTGTCAATGGATTTATTAATGATCCTAAGATGATCAGAATAGACGAACCTGAGGTAAAAGCTCAATCAACAACTACTACTAAATCTGCTGCAAAGACAGGTGATCAGAAAGCTGAGGTGAAATCTAATGGCTAATATAACTATAAATGAAATTTCCAGAAATTATAGCTACAACGTTGGTACATCTACATTTGCAACTGTAGCGCTACCTATCACAGCTTCATGGGGACCTGCCTATCAAGATCCCGAGTCTCTTGGAGTTACTCTTGATTATATGCTAGAGAGTACAACGTGGCAGCATTTTCCGTCAAGTCAAGATGGATTAGAGTCATTTGTATCTACATACAGAGGTCCGGCATCAAACTATCGTCTTGCTAAGGATAATTCATATCAATTAGCAATGACACTCTTAACATCTGGATATGATGTGCTAGTTTGCAGATTATGCCCTGGAACAATGGCTCAAGGTACATTTACTTCTAATAGTGGCCAGACACTTACAATCAAAGCGAAGTACCCTGGTACATTCGGAAATTCATTGATGGTTGTACTTCAGAAGGTTCCAAATCGTAAGTATTGGAATTTGATTGTATACATTGTAGATACAACTGGAGTAAAAACATCGGCAGAAAATCTTTCATTTGTAATGGACTTAGCTGACGCTGATGATAGCATTTTGCATATTGATGAAATTGAATCCGATTTCTTAACATTTGCAATTTCCGATACTATCCCAGCAACAGCTACTTTCACAGAGCAATCTATTATGCTAACAGGTGGTACAGACAAGGCTGAATCTGCAGCAGCTGATGCAATGATGACAGAAGCTCTTGAACTTGCAACAAAACGTTACACAGATGCAGGATATGAAGATACAGCTGAATATCTTGAAGCTCTTAAGACGCTGCAGGGTCAATCACCAGATACAGCGACAGCTGAATCTATCCGGTACATGGAATGGATGTATACTAACTGTATCGAAGTATACAATTTGCTTAAGGATAAGCTAACTTACAATCATAACTTTATCATCAGCCCGGGATGGGATGATATGAATGTCACAGAGATTGATGGATCCGTTCCAACTCGGTTCAACGAGATATCACCAATTCATCTGAAACTTATGGATTGCGCATATTACAGCAGATGTGCATGCGCATTGCTTGATATTCCAAGAAGTCTTCCAAGATCTGCAGTTTATAATGAATCAACAGATGAGGGAGAAGAAGGATACGCTCAGATGCTTGCAAGGTATATGCCTCCAAATGCTGATCTTGATGTAAACGCATCATTATATCATACACATTCAGCATTATTTGGTCCATGGGCACAGTACACTTACGTAGGAACTTCTAGACAAGCTCCTGCACCTGCATCTTTCTTACATCTGCTTATAAACAGAGCAATGATCTTGAATCAAACAGTGCAGTATTATTGGATACTTCCATCAACACGAAAGCATAATCTTACAATTGGTAAACCTGATTACAACGTTCCGAAAACACTGCTTGATGAATGGCAGAAACTTGAAGGAGTAGGAGTAAACGTACTCACAACTATTCCGGATCTTGGAACAACAATCTGGGGCAATTCAACACTTTACGAAGTTCCACCTGCAACATATCAAGCACTTGCAAACTTGAGTACACGTTACTTAGTAAATGCAATCGAAGATATCGTATACAGAGCAGGAATTGCAATCACATTCCGATACAACAATGAAGAAGCATATTCAAGTTTCTATGCAGGAGTTACACCTACACTTGATACTATGAGAAATGCAGGCGCAATCGTAGATTACTACGTGAGGATGTCGGCGGATATCAATGGATTGGATCAGGTAAATGCAAATTCTGTAATAGGTAAGATATATATCACCGTACCCGGTGTGATAAATGATATAACCGTTGACTTGATTGCACTTCCACCTAATGTCGACTTAGATCAGTATCGAGTATAGTCATTTTATATGAGTACATGAAGAATTAGGCGATCGATTTTTTCGGTCGCCTATTTTTATGTTATTTTGAAACTACAATTGCATCGTTATTAAATCTACATAACTTTTATTCATAAGGATAATATTTTAAGTGAGGTAGTATAGATGGATAAACGAAAATGTGTATGGTGTGGAAAGGAATTTATACCTAATAGTCCTAAACAAACATCTTGTGGTGATAAACATTTCAGACCTTGTATTGACTGCGGTAAGCTTATAGAAGTTAAAGAATCCTATCAAAATTATATCAAAGCCGGAGGACGTCGTTGTCCTGAATGTAGAAACAAATCTATAGGAAGGACCAGAAAATCGAAATCACCTGAAGAAAAGGCACGCATACAAGAAAAGATGCGTGCGACCTCCCGTGCAAGATATGGTGTAGATAATCCCATGCAATGCTCGGAAATACAAGAACGTTCTAAGGAAGGTGTAAGAAGAGTATATGGAGTAGAAAATCTGTCTCAATCTCCTGAGATTCAACGACGTATACGAGAAAACAGTCGTAAAAGATATGGAGTTGATCATTATTCGCAATCTCCTGAAGTTCGACAGCATATGATTCAAGGAATGATAGATAAGTATGGAGATTCATGTCCTATGAGAGTATCTGAAATTAGAGAAAAGACTATTCAAACAGTTAGAAACAGATACGGAGTCAATAATGTAGGACAAGCAGATGAAGTTAAAGATCACATGAAGAAGACTTGTAGAGATAGATACGGGGTAGATTATGCGCTTCAAGCAGAAAGTATACGGCAGCAAATAAAAGAAACATGTAAATCAAAATATGGATGCTATGGAGCTCCTCCAAAACTATTCCTCGAAAAGATGAAGGATGAGGGATTCAAACTCAGATATACTGAATTTATAGATGATACGGCAGCATATATTGATAAACATTACGATGGGCATGTACCTTTGAATAAACTTGTAAAGGATTTAGAGCTAGATTTTACAACTGTATATGATATAGTTGATAAAAAAGATCTGTGGGATAAAGTATCTAAACAAGTAAGTTCTATGGAAGTCGAATTAGTCGATTATCTAAAATCATTAGATCCTGACATAGTGTACATAATGCATGATAGAAATATTATACATCCTTATGAAATAGATATCTATCTTCCACAATATAGTATAGGAATTGAATGTGATCCTACATTTACACACAATTCAAGTTTCAAATCATTTGGAAGCTCTGATCCTATTAAATCATCATATCATAAGATGAAAACAGATCTCTGTGAGAAGAAAGAAATATTTCTTTTACATATTTTTGGATATGAATGGACAAATAGAAAAGATATTATCTTATCTATGATTCGCAATATGCTCAAGAAGAACGAAAGCAGGATATATGCGAGAAAATGTACCATACGTACAGTAGATGATAAAATATGTGCAGAGTTCTTGAATCAAAATCATCGTCAAGGATATTGTAGGAGCTCAATAAGATTAGGTCTATATTACAAAGACGAACTTATTTCTCTCATGACATTTGGACATACACGAATAGGTGTAGGAAAAATGCTAGAAGACACTGATTGTACCTATGAATTATTGAGGTTTTGCAACAAGCTAAACACTTCCGTAGTAGGTGGTGCGTCTAAACTATTCAAGCATTTTCTAGCTATAGTTGATTCAGATAAGATTGTGAGCTTTTCAGATAGAGCGCATACTCAAGGTAGTCTATACAGTACTTTAGGATTTCACGCAGTTAGTATGTCAGATCCTGGATATGTATGGGTGAATATTTATAATGATCAATACTTGAATAGAACGCAATGTCAGAAAAATAATCTAAGAAAACTCTTCAATGATGATACAATTGACATCGAAAACAAAACTGAGAGGCAGATAATGGAAGAACATGGATATGCAAGAGTTTACGATTCAGGAGTAATTAGATGGGAATATGTTGCAAATAAAAAGAGTTAGCAGATTTGCTAACTCAAAAATTTGATCTAATTTATATATCATCATTCTTCTGTATTGATAACACTCTTGCAATATGGGATGATATTATTCATTATCAATGCTTTCACTTTTGAAGACTGTCGAGATGTTGGAGGATTCTTCTTATTAAACATATCTAATATGAATTTGTAGTCATTATACGGGTCAAAATGGTTATATCGAGTAGGTTTAAAGCAGCCATTGTCATATAAGTATTTCAGAAGTTTTCGGGAAAATAACTTAGAATTGAATTCTATGAACCTATTATGTTTTACATGTTCTAACAATTCTGCCATCTGTTCATGCACATCAACTAGCAAGTCTAGATCTTTTCTATGAAATTTCTTTATGCATTTTGAACCGATAGGGTATAACATCTGTTGCGTAAACTCATTGTATATTGTGAAACAGTACTTGATGTGTTCGTGTCCACATATACATGTATTTGAACAGTCATAATCTACATATATGTCTGTGATTTCCCATTCAAGTACTGCATCTTTCCAGTTATCTGATATTGAATTTTTTATTATGATTGAGGTTAATAAGTATTCTGACATAATAATCACCTTTAACTGTACTTTATTTATTATCATACAATAACGATGATAACAGATTCGTTATGTAGTTGAGTACATTAAATACGAACCTGAATTCACGTATTTAATGAACTGAATCGTTATGTTATGTGTTATCATAATTATGGGGTGTATGTTTATGAAATGTAATAATCATAAGTGCAAGTATCATCAATCGAGAAAGATGATACGAAATCCAATTACAGGACAATGTGTTACACTTGTTCAAGGATGTAAATATGGATATTGTAAATTACAGAAAGGTAGGAAGTGATAAATTGAAAATTGTTGTTTGTATCATGTATTCTGTAATGTGGATAGCTACAGCTGCAGCAGTTGTAGCTGGAGTCATCTATTTAGACAGTATATGGTGTCTGTTAGGATTACTTGCACCTACTTGTGTGAATATATCTGTTGATGAATATGGTGTGCTGCAAATAAAATAGAGAGGTTTAAGTCATGTGGAAAAAGCACGAAGTTTTCATTTTACGAGTATGCGTTGCGGTATTGTTTTTGAGTTGCGTATGCATGTACATATTTAGAAATGATAATCATTCTGGATTAAGTACAAGAAATGTTACAATTCAGATATACGATTCATCTACTTTCATGTATGATGTATATACTGGTACACTACATGTCGATCAAGGACTGAAAGGTGGTATGTCATATGATACAGAACATTGTGCTGTATTAAACAATTTAGAATTAATTGGTCATATTTCTGAAAGCGAAATTAGAGAATATAGAGAAGAGAAACTTAAATGATTAGATCTTTTGTTTGTGTTAAATCATTTTTTCTAAATACCATTTAATTGTGCAAGAACATCTCATAGTATAGATATTGAGGTTGGAGATATATTTGAACTTCAAAAGTCTTCAAAAAGGTGTAGATCTTGGTAATGTTATACTTACATATGAAAGTAGCAATTTTGGCAAATTTGCAAGCAAATCATCTTGTATGTTTATAGAAGTGCTACAAATTTACTTATCTGAACACTTTGAAGAATTAAAATTTTCATGTAATTATGCAATATGTATAAAATCATGTAGCAGGAAGACTGTAGATAAAGTTGGATGCAATGATGAATTAAGATTTAACTTAGGAGATGTCATCATGTTTCATAGAAATTATCATGATTCCATATCTGTATATGAAGATGGTACAAGTTGGTCTGAAGATCATGTAATCTCTAAACATGACTTTAGGAAATATTTTTCAAGATTGTATATTGCGAAACCTTAAATACAAATAGATCATCAGTAAGGGTCCGCAGCTTATTGATGATTACGTTGGTTTTTCATCTTATGGTTACCTCCTTTCTTTTGCAACTATGACAGTAGTAACTTATTCCGGAAAGTTATTACTGTCATAGTTGTGTATGCATCGTTATTATTTGCATAAGGAGGGTTTATTTATGTATAAATCAAATGAAATCATTGTATCGGATGTGCTTAAAGATTTAGGAATTAGCCCTAATCTTAAAGGTTATCACTATGCAAGATCTGCAATCTGCCGGTTATTGGAGAATACTACATATACTGAATTTACAAAGATCTACTACTATATTGCAGATGAGTATAATTCTACGTATTCTAAGGTAGAGCGGTGTATTCGTTTTGTTGTTGATAAGATGATGCTTACAGGTAATCATGATTTGATAACTAAAATATTTGGGCATTGTGCATCGAAATCTACAGGTAGATTAACGAATTCTCAGTTTGTATTTGGCATTGTAGATTATGTACGAACATACCTTTCAGTATAGTGATCCTTATCTAAAAATATCACAAATTTTAAGGAGGTTAGCTATATTGGAATTACAAGATTGGTTAGGTGAGGACAATGAACTTGGTCAGGATATTTGGAAGAGGAAATACCAGTATAATGATGAAACATTTGAACAGTGGTTATGCAGAGTGAGCGGAAACAACCCTAGAGTTGCAAGACTCATTAAGGAGAAAAAGTTTTTATTTGGAGGTAGAATACTTGCAAATAGGGGGTTAGCAAACGAAGGGAGAAAGATTACATATAGCAATTGCTATGTTTTAACATCACCTGCTGACAATATTGAGTCTATATTTGAAACATCTGCAAAACTTGCACGTACATATTCATATGGTGGTGGCTGTGGTATTGATATATCAAAATTAGCCCCTACTGGTGCAAAGGTTAGGAATGCTGCTAAGCAGACTTCTGGTGCTGTATCGTTTATGGATCTTTTTTCGCTAACAACTGCCTTAATTGGTCAAAATGGGCGTAGAGGCGCATTAATGATATCAATGTCAGTAGATCATCCGGATATCATAGAATTCATAAAAGTAAAAACTGATTTAGACCGAGTCACAAAAGCTAATATTTCTGTACGAGTTACAGATGATTTCATGGAAGCTGTTAAAGAAGATAGAACATTCAAATTACACTATGTTAGAGAAGCTACAGGTGAGGTCATTGAAAAACTAGTCAATGCTCGTGATGTGATGCGACTTATTGCAGAGATAAATTGGGATTATGGTGAGCCTGGAATGCTTTTCTGGGATAGAATATCTAATTACAATCTATTGGTTAATAACCCGAGATTCAAATATGCCGGTACAAATCCATGCTTTAGAGGTGATACACAAGTAGCTGTTTGTTCTAAAGGCAAAACACAATTTCTGTCTATCGAATCTCTTGTAGGTAAGAAACCGGAAGTATACTGTATGGATTCTTCTGGGCATATGATGACTATGAAAGCTGAAAAAGTATGGAAAACACGCAAAAATGTACAGCTTGTTAAAGTTATGTTTATGGATAATTCTTATATCAATTGTACTCCAGATCATCTATTTTATGTAGAAGGTAGAAATTGGATCATGGCAAAAGATTTAAAGCCATCTACTAAGTTATATTCATGCGATGTGAATCATGAATATGGATATGACGAATCTTATGTTGTTAAAAACGTTTATGGAGTTACACAGCGTGCAGATGTGTATGATATGATTGTTCCCGGAGTCCATAACTTCATAGTACGACCGGCTGGTAGTCAATCTGAACTACTTGGTGTTGTAGCGCATAATTGTGGGGAAATGCCACTTCCAGCGGGTGGTGCTTGTAACTTAGGATCTATTAATCTTTCCGAATTTGTTTTAGACCCGTTTACGTCTTCTGCAAGATTTGATTATCATGGATTTGAAGGTTGCGTAATTGATTGTGTAAACGCATTAAATGATGTGTTAGACGAGGGACTGCCACTACATCCTTTGCATGAGCAGCGTGAAAGTGTAGCACGGTGGAGACAAATTGGATTAGGTATTATGGGTCTTGCAGATATGCTTATTAAGTTAGGAATACGATATGGATCTGATGAGTCTATATCTATCTGTGACGCTATTGGAAAAATTATGGCTGATACGTCTATATTAGCTTCTGCTAAGCTTGCTGCACAATCTTCTCCGTATATTGAATATATGGATTCTGTTACAGATACTCAATTTTTTGAAGCTAACGCATCTGAAGAAACTTTCCAATGCGTGAGTAAATATGGTTTAAGGAATTCACAGCTACTAACTATTGCACCTACAGGTACTTTGTCAACAATGTTAGGAATTTCAGGAGGAATTGAACCAGTATTTTCATATTCATATACAAGAAAAACAGAATCGCTTTATGGAGAAGATAAGTATTACATAGTATATGCAAAGATTGTAGATGATTATCTCAAAGTTCATAAAGATTGTGATCCTGGTAATCTTCCAGAGTTCTTTGTAGATGCAATGCATTTAGACTATCATGAGAGAGTGAACATGCAAGCGACTTGGCAAAAACATATCGATGCGTCTATTAGTTCAACAGTAAACGTACCGGAAGATTTTAAGGTTGAAGACGTTGAGGAGATGTATCAGTATGCATGGTCTAAAGGATGTAAAGGTGTTACATTGTTCCGAAATAATTGCAAACGACTCGGAGTTCTCACACCAAAATCTGATGATTCAGAATCATCTACTGTTGAGTTAAAACGTGGTGAGGTTCGAGAAGTTGATGATACAGCTATTGGAAGGAAACGTAAATTGATGACAGGTTGCGGAACACTTCACTGTGAAGCATTCTTTGACAAAGATACAGGAGAGCTTCTAGAAACATATCTGAGTAAAGGATCCACAGGTGGGTGCAATAACTTTATGGTTGGACTCTCACGTATGATATCATTATCTGCGAGATCTGGTGTGTCTATCCATAAGATTATTGACCAGTTAGATTCTACTGGTGTATGCCCTTCATACGCTGTTAGAAGAGCTACAAAACATGATACGTCTAAAGGATCTTGCTGTCCAATGGCTGTAGGGAATGCTTTACTTGATATGTATAATGAAGTACAGTCTACATTGAAACTGTCTAAAAATGATCAATCTCAAGATCATGGATCGTTAAAACATGTGGATAAAACTTTACCTGATGACGAAGCGATTTGCCCAGAGTGCGGAGAGCGTTTATCGTTTGAAGGTGGGTGTAATATCTGCAAGAATTGTGGATATAGCAGATGCAGTTAGGAGGTAATTATGTCAAATTGGGAATCATTTGAAAATTCTTTGTCAATTAAAATCAAATATTTCAGGGATATAGAACCTATCCAGAAATTTGAAAATGGAGATTGGATCGACTTGAGATCAGGTATAGACATTGATCTTAAAGCTGGAGACCAAGTACTTATTCCATTAGGTGTAGGAATGATTTTACCGGAAGGGTACGAAGCACATATTGTACCTAGATCCTCTACACTTGAAAAGTTCGGAATTATACAGGGCAATCACATGGGAATTATTGATAATTCATATTCCGGTGATGAGGATGAATGGCTGATGTCTGTGATAGCTGTTCACGATACGCATATTTCCAAAAATGATCGCATCTGTCAGTTCCGTATCATGAAGAAACAACCTAAGCTTGTCTTTGAACAGGTTGTAAGTTTGAATGCAATTAGTAGAGGAGGATTTGGATCAACAGGTGTAAATTAATACATTTGTACAGAGGGCTGATGATCAGCCCTCTATTTATACATGAGGAGACAAAGATGAATGAAATATTGTCGATCGAGAGATATCTAGAAACTTGCAAAGGTGTAACAGATTTAACCGATAACGGAATTTGCTCAAATTGCGGTGGATGTTGTTCTAATCTCATACCTGTATCTGAATCTGATAAATCTAAAATAATTAAGTATGTTCGTAAACATCATATTCAAGATATGAGGCGCAGTTTACCTGCGGAGGTGTCCATCGACATGAGATGCCCATTTAGAGATGAAGCGAATCAGAAATGTGTTATCTATCCTGTAAGGCCTGCAATTTGTAGATCATTTCAATGCAATTTGAGTCAAAAAGATATCGACCGAAATAAAATGGTGTTCCACCATCGTTATGATGTATGTGATTTAATAACGTTGCTTGAAAGGAATGATAAATAATGAAACCTACAGGTATTGTAAGAAGAGTAGATGAATTAGGTAGAATAACAATTCCTAAGGAAATTAGAACTAGATACAAGATATCTGAAATGACACCTTTAGAATTGTTTGTTGATGATCAGAGACAGCAGATAATGTTGCAGCGGTATGAGAGTCTGAATGATGTATCAACAATGCTATCTTATGCATTAGATGCTGTAACAGAGGATAAAACTCTGCTGAACCAATCTTCTATGGTTAAAGAGTTGAGAGATAAAATCGTAGATGTGTTAGAGTATTCACAGAAAGTTGATAAAGCAAGAGGTAGATAAATGAGTACGGAATATGGATATAACTATTGGGTCTTATGTCAAGTGCAGTCAGCAACTACAACTGCTCTTACAAGCTATGGGGCTGTATTTAAGCATAACCCACCTACATTGAATGATATTATATCATTTCAAGATAAAATCGTAGCTGAAAGTAGATTTGATCAAAATTATCATTCATGTATAGTTTTAAATTTTCAACCAATTTCACTTGAAGCAGATTATCGGGAGGATAAAGATAATGGGTGATTTATCAGGATTATCGTCATTAGCTAAGGGATATGCTGATCAGTATAAAGATGATGATGAAAAGTTTAAATTATTTAATTCAATCTCAGATGTACTTGATTCTATTGATTCGGCATATACAGATAGCATAGCTGTTATCGCATGGATCAAAGAACGTTCCGATAAGGGGCATATACGAGAAATACCTTGTTGCCCCGGAGATATTTGTTACCTTGTAGATGATTCAGAAGGAGTAATAGAAGGTCAGCTCGTGGTAGATCATATTGAGATCAACCAAGATGGGATAGATGTCTGGTTAGAAGAAGATGGCGGATCTTCTTATTCTTGTCATCCTGGATCCGATTTCGGTGAAACACTTTTCATCGACTACGATGAAGCTCAAACACGGTGCGCAGAAATACAGAAAACATTGCCACCAAAAGTCGCAGAATAACATGAATGTCATTCTAAGGTGAAAGGTACGGTATTGAAGATGAAAAATATCCATATATAAAGTTAAAGTCAGATGTAGATATTCACATCATACAGTTTGACAAAGTAGTATGTGTAAGCACAGCAAACCATAACTACTCAATCATAATTGAAACTGTTACAAACAAATATAATTTCAGTATTTCAAATCCCGTAGCAGCTATGATTCTAGATGAATATGAGGTCTGGGTAGAAAGAATTGCTGAGGGTGAGCATGCTATATGCTTTAACTTCAATCGAGTTGCTGAAAGGGTTATCAAGAACTTAGACTGTATTGCTATCTAGCTATGCACATTTCACAATAATTTTTACACATACACATAAACAGAAGAACCACAAGTATAAATAGGAAGATATGATTCATTGATCATATCTTCTTTTGTTTTATGATAAAGATACTTGACTGAATCTGCTATATGTTTACCTGTGGCCTCATTATACCATATTAGCTGTGGAGGGTTGATGTGGTCTAATTTCATATTCATATGTTCAAATATTTCACCTGAGAATTTAGAAAGATCATTGTATGCAACAATATTGTAGAGTTCATAGTACTCTGTTGCAAACCTGAATAGCTTGACAAATCCTCCATAAATCTGATAATCTCTCTTAGTGCACATACTTGCAATCTGAACATCATATTTTGATCTAGAAGAAGCTTTTTTGAATGACATCATTTGTACAAGCTCCCCTTTAAGGACAAGTCCTAACAATAGAACTTGTCCTCTACAATTTCCATATAGATCATATTTTTCAATGAATCTCTTACCAACAGATGGATTTAGTTTGTAGATTTCGCAATCATGTGCAGATACTTGAATAGCGGGCTTTTTCAGCATATCAATTATTCTGTACCAATCATCCCAATCCCATACGTTGATGCATCTGTATCCATTTTCTTTTGCAAACATAGTTTTATTGTAGTGATACTCAGGAGGATACCCATCTGATTTTGATGTTTTCATACTTGAATGTGTATATGTAGGATTTATCTCTACAAATGTTTTTATTTCAGGGATGTAAAAATCATAAATATAAAATGTACTTCCTGGTATATTCATTCTATATTCTCTGATATGTTCAATATGATGCTTATTTAATCTATCTGAGAAACTTTGATTTATTTTAGAATCTCTTCCATTATTGTGTGATTCTGTAAATTGTGGAGTAGCGAAGAATGACTTATATCCCCATCTTCTTAGCATTGTTCTCTGCTGTTTTTCATAACATTCTGGTCTATTAAATGGTAAAGTTTCTCCATATCGCTGTCTATTAGTTTCCATCCTCTTCATTATGATTTCAGACGAACTTCCTGCATTATCACATCCATATCTTTCATTATTAGTTATTTTAGCTTTTTCTTGAACTTCTTTGGACATCATTGCATATGGTACACCTAAATTTTTCATCATAGTTTCAGATGCTTTCTTACGAGCTTCAGGATTATTTCCAGGTGCTTTCATGCCATATTTCTTTAAACTTGTTTCTCGTGTTCGTTTGACTCTACATTCATAAGAGCATGCTACCGGAGGTCGTTTTAGATTCTCAACGTTATCTTCTAGGTATTCCTTTCCGCATATTGGGCATATTCTATAATGAGGTCCCTTACAGTATCTTTGATTATTACTTCTAGGTATAAATTCCTTTCCGCAAAATGCACAGATTTTAGGTTTCAATTCTGACATTCTATTACATCTCCATTAAACTTCAGTATATGATTAGTTCCTTCATGATTATTATAGCATCATATTAATAAGTTGTCAAGTAACATCTTACATATACACATAAATATTAAGAAAGGATGATGAATGAATGTTTACACCATTAGCAATGGGTGAGTTTGCCCTCTGTATACAGTGATGTGTGCAGACTCCGGTGTTAAGCGCTTGTAAATCCTGAAGAGCTCTACTGCCACAGCGGAACTGGAAACGGTATATGCGATGGAACGAAAGTAGAAACAAGTGTAGAGATGATGATATGGTGAAATAAAAGCTTTAGAATATGAGCATGGTATTCTAAAGTCCTAAGTCATCAGAATAAGGGAAGTTATAGCCTCGACCTCCTAAGTACAAGAGTATATGGAGAACGTTCAACGACTAGCCTCTTGAGGAGGACTCTTTTGAGTTAAAGTAAAGCCTGAAGCTTATGCAGGAAGAAAAATCCGGCTCTCTTATATAAGAGATGCAGATATAGTCTCAACGTCCAGATTGAAACCTGGAGAGGTCTGCTATTTTAGCAAGACTGCTTAGGTGTTGCGAACCTAGGTGAAGATCATTGTACTAACCACATGCTCGGAGTTGACAATTATGTCCCATTAACTGTGAACAACTTCGAAATCCGTATATACAACATGGACGGAAGTGCCCCAACAGAATTTAGTGAATTACTTACACTGTCAACAGATGAAATTGGAGCTATTGAAGAACAGCAAGATAGCATTGTTGTTCATTATGGTAATGGACTTATCAAGTTCCCAAGTAAAGTCAATTTCGCAGATGTTACATGGACATTGAATTGTTATTGCTCACCTAGCGTGCTTGATAACTTGAGAGCTTGGAGAAAGTTAGTTTACGATCCAGATACAGAGAAAATGGGACTACCTTCGCAATACATGAAGCAGGTTTACTTCATTCGTTATGATGGCCAAGGAAATCCTAGGGACGTAATAAAATGTCCTGGTACCTGGATCGGCGCTTTGAATAACGGAAATATGAACCAGACTGGCGGAGAGGTAGTTAAGGTGTCACTTCCGCTCGTCATCTCAAGAGTCATTTATCTTGCTTCTTCTGAAGTAACATCCGTATAAATTTCATCAAGCGGATAGGATGCTGTTAGTCATATCTAGCAGCATCCTTTTTCTATGTAATCTTGCATCGTTATTAAATAACACGAAAGGTGGGTATTTGATCATGATGTATAAGAAGAAAATTTGCATAGAATGCGGTAAGGAATTTACACCTACAGGCGGAGGTCAGAAATACTGTAAAGGTCCTCATTATACAATATGTGAATATTGTGGTAAAAAGTTTAGATATACGTGTAGTCCTAAAGAGAAGCCGAGATTTTGTAGCACATCTTGTATAGAATCTTGGAAACGTGAGTACAATCTTAAAACGTATGGAGTAGAAAATGTTTCTCAAAGACAGAATGTTTCTAAAAAGATATCGGAAATAAAGTCCGGTAAACGAACCAAGTCACAGTATATACCAAAGATATCTTATAGAAAATGTGATTGGTGCGGAAAAGAATTCAAGACGAATGGAACTCAGAGATTTTGTAATGGTCCGCATTATGCTACTTGTGTGATATGTGGAAAACAATTTGAGGTGAATCCTGTTCAGCCTAGAAAAACATGTTCAGATGAATGTAAAGCGGAACTTAGAAAGCAATCTATAAGATCTGTTAAACACAGATGCGAAATATGCGGAAAGACATTTTATTCTACTAGTAATACATCTAGATACTGCGAAGGTCCACATTTTAGACCTTGTCCTATATGTGGGAATCCTGTAGAATTTCATTCATTAAATGATCCTATCTCATGTTGCAGTTCAGAATGTTCTAAAGAATTAAGACGCAGAACTTCGTTAGCAACATATGGAACACCTATGCCGTCTCAAAATGAATCGGTACGAAAAACATTGAAGATGAAAGCTATTCTTTCTAAAGACCAACGTGAACAAACATGTGTTTCTAGATACGGTGTTAAAAATGTTGCTATGTCGGGTGAAGTAAAGTCTAAGATAAGTAAAACAGTAGCATCTTCTGAATGCCAATCTAGAATTGAGCAAACTTCTTTGGAAAGATATGGATATCATCATTCATCACAAAGCCCTGAAGTAAGGGCTAAAGTTCGGAAGAATCAATATCAAATATTTGCAATTGATGGGACCAGAGTTGATAGTAATTATGAGAAGCAAGTGTATGATTTTCTTTTGAAGTATAATATTCCATTCTCCTATCAAACAGAAACAATCGAATATGAGTATGATGGTAAGATTCATTCAACTATCATCGATTTTAAGATTGGTGATTTATTATTTGAAGTTAAAGGCAGTCATCTCATGAATGGTTGTTTTGATTATCAAGGTGTTCCAATTGATGTGAAATTAGAACTCTATAAGAAGCATCATGTAATTGTTATTACAGATGAATTTGGAAAGTCTAAATTTGGTAAACCGAATTCTTCTGAATCAAATGGATTAAGGTACTTAGATAAATGTACATATCCACTTATTGGTGTTGATATAGATCTGTTTGACGAAACTTGTAGCTTCCCATATAGAAATGATAGGCCTCATTGTTTCTATGATGTTAGAGTTGATGGTCAGCAAAGTGCTTATGAAGCATTTTACGATGCGAATATTCGCTGGAAGATGATTCTGAATAGGGTCATGTACTCAGGAGGGTTTATTGATGCTAAGCAGGTTCTTAATGCTTTGAATATCACACGTACATGTAAGCAGCCTTCGTGGTTTTCAAAACAGCTTGCAAAAGATATTGTCACAAAGTATTGTTCTTCTGATACTGTTGTAGATCCATTTGCAGGATGGGGAGCTCGTGCAGATGCTTGCAATGAGTTACACCGAACTTATATCGGTGTTGATTTTAATAAAGAACTCGTTAAATGGCATCATGAAAAAGGTCGTACAAACATAATGTATGGAGATGCTACAGATTTCAAATATGAGTATGAATGTTCTGTATTTATTTGTCCACCATACAGCGATCCTGAAACTGGTAGATGTTTTGAAGATTATAATTTTGAAGGATTTGATGCTAGAGCAAAAGCACTGAGTCAATGTGATTGGATGAGAATCGTGATGTGCAATGTTCCAAATGCATCTGAATACATCTTAGTATGTAAGATTGTAGATGATGGATGGGAAAAATTCATTGTAGATACAAAGAAAAACAGAAGTCATTTTGGTATGAATAATGAGTACATATTATGTATTTCTAATGAAGATTCAAAACAACTTATCGTATAAACCCACTAGAAATCTAGTATGATGATGAATCGTTATTGTACTTAGAGGTGATGATAATGACAGATGGTAAGTTGGTTTCTATCATCAATGAAATCATAATGAAACTTTTGTTTAGAGGGTTTGAACGAGTTGATTGTAGGTTTGATGATTTACGTGGTGATTTGAATGTTTATGTTTCAAAACATATCTATAATCATTCAGGTTCTATTGGGTCATTTTCTCTTGAACAAATTATAACATCTGAAATGATTACGAATGTTTCTGTTGATGCGATAGTAGATACAATTGTTAATGAGTATGAATGTAGACGAAAGGAGAAACTGTATGAGTGATTATTCTGAGGTTTGGGAAGATATGCATGAAGATCAAATCAAGTTGGAGCATAAGGCTGATCAATGTAAGAAAGATCTAATTGATAATTTGAGTTCAGATGAGATGATTAGAATCATGTTCACAAGTTATCTGAAGACGGTATCAAATAATGACATGATCAAATTACATGATAACTTCATTGCAGCTGATGAGACGTTTACAGATGTAGATACACATACTTTGAAACTTAAAGTAGAGATGATACGACATCTTTTGAGATTTCGATTTACATGGAATGAAATATATCAAGTATTTGGGTATTCTGAAGAAACTTATAATGATGCAATCAAGTTTTTGAATGATAACGGACTGATTGATTTTAACACCAACATCTAAGTCATTAAATAAGAATTTAACTGTGCCTCTTCAAGTCAGGTATATCTACATATGTATTTCTACCATATATTTTATGAGAATTTCCTAATAACTAAGGAATTGATTGAATCATAACATTCGAAGTATATGTGTTATTTTCTAGCTGCGACCTTTTTTACATATAAATTAAAACTATATTATAAGGAGTTGGAACTAGCATGAAATTATACAAGCACAGTGTAGTTGCTGCACAATCAAATAATGTATCTACAGATGTTTCAAACATGTGTTCTGTTGTATTTAACGAAAATATAGATAACATATGTGAAATTATTAAAGAACATGTTCATGAGAGAGTGAGTTCAATGCTTCGTAACTATGTCTATTTAGACGATTTCATGAGAAGAGTAACCGAAGTTATTGTTACAGATAACTTATTTCATGATTCAATACAAATACCAAAGCGGTATTATGGATTAGGAGACGTCACCATATTGAACAATATAATATACATTAGATTTCCTGTATACTTACTTTGTGAATACTTCTTTGCAAGTGGTTATTCTTCATCTCGTATTGCTAATGACCATTCTGAAGATTTCTATAATTTTGTTGAGTCTAGAAATTATTTAGGATTGACTACGTTTGTACAAGCTTGTGATCATAACTCTGACATCACTGACCTGTCTGAAGATAGATTGAAGTCTAAAGTTGAACATATATTCAGTAATGAAAGCATAGAGCATGCTGGAATACAGTTATTATATGATCCTGAGAGGTTTAGATGCACCTCAGATCCTACATGTGATAGTCCTATTGACATGGATAAATTTGAAAACATATGTAATGAATTCATAAGGTATTGTAAAACTAATTATAAGAGCAGTAGAAATTCTAAATGGATGAATATTGTTGATACTCTTGAATCTGAGTCGAATGAAGGAATCAACAGTATCTATGAGCAGACAGAAGCTGGTAATTATATTGACAGTATTGTGCAAAGCATAGAGGATTCATTAGGAATTTGGTCGGAACCATCTATTCAAGCAGGTCATGGTATCATAGAATTTTTAGATAAAAATACAGATGAGGTTCTTCTGACAAAAGATTATGAAGAGTATTGTGATGATATCATTGATATGGCTATTGCGTCAAAATCAAAGAAAGGATTTATGTCTCAATTAAAACAATATTATGATATCTAATATGGAATTCAATGATTTCATTGATCAATATTTATCATATAATAAGACAGGTCTAAATTTTAGACCTGTCTTTTTAACTTATCCATGAAATCTAAATACACGATATTTATATATCACCTACATGGATAACATAATAAATAAATACTTAATATATGAGTTGTTCGCATCTAATAGTCTATATCAACTCGTTATATTATGTGAAAGGAGAATAAGATGAAGATTGTTTATGAAGATGGGGAACTTGAAAGGCTCGAAGAAACATATAAACTTTCGAAAGACGAAGGGAGAGCGTTGTTGTTTGGGAATATGGATCCCGATAGAACATACAGCTTAAACTTTAAAGTAACCAATCCCGCTTTGGCTGAATTTTATCTGTTATCTATATTGAATAACAGAATAGAAAATTTTGATTTGGGTATAGACGTTACTGCTATTAATTTTGATGCTCTTACTAATAAAGAAGAAGTAAAGCGCAAATTACACGAAAGTATTGAGGTTATTATCGGGTAGAAAGTGAGGTGATGTCTGGTGTCTAGTTCTGAAACCGGTAAGAATATAGTTTATGAGTAGCACGAGCCTGTCTTAACGGACGGGCTTATTTACATAACAAGAACAATATGAAAGGAGAATAAGATGAGTTTTACTATAAAACCACCTGAAATTGATGACCCACAATTTGTTAAAGGTTATCCAGTATGTGCTAAAATTGAAACAGAGGATTCATTGATATATTTGACAGAAGAAGACTTCAATGATCTATACGCATCAATACAAGAATACGTAACTACAACATTCTGTAAAGATTGCGTGCATGGTCGAGTGTCTAATAGTGGATTATCGTATGGATTGAGTTGCAATTTGGAATGCTTACAAGAGTTTCACGTACCGGAAAATCCATCAGACTATGGATACAATCATTGTCACCATGCATATGATACTTGTAAACATGCTACAACTTCAAAAAAGGAGGAGTTGTGGATTAATGTAAGAGCAATATGTACTAGTCCTGTAGTAGCTGCAATATTTCGTGAGAACTCAACGGAGTCTGAAAATAAGGCCAGCTTAGATATACATAGAGGTGATATATTCACAATCATACGAACAGATTTTGCGGATACAGGTTTAGTATATCTTAGAATGGATTATTTAGATTGCTATGAACCTTCAGGTCTGTACGTAGAGAAATCTTTTACTATATGTTATGTAGATATTTCTACATTTTATGATCATTTTGATACAATACTTCATAACTTAAGATAATTTTGATTCATATATCCATGTTCAGAATCGTTAATGTATGCGTACAAACATGTCAATATTCCAAGAGGAGGTACATGATGTATAGATACTATCAACCAAATAAGAAAGATCTGAAAGATAATCATGGAGATTGTGTTATCAGAGCATTGACAATGATAATGGATAGATCTTGGTTAGGTGTATTTGATGACCTTATTCCTTATGCAAGAGAATTGCAGGATGACTTTTCTTGTAGACCTGTATATGAAAAATATCTCATAGATAATGGATTCACATATGTAGGTATCAGTAATAGAAGAGGATCTAAGAGACCTACAGTAAAACAATTTGCAAAGGATCACAAAGAGGGAAGATATTTCTGCAATCTCGCTAACCATGTAGTTTGTGTAGTAGATGGTGTATATTATGATACATGGGATTGTGGTGATAGTTGCTTATATGGTTATTATGCTATATTGGAGGATAAGTAGATTATGACAGATGTTTTTGAGTATCTAGACTATCAGTTTGTTCGAGACGGATATACCGGAAAATATTCAGTATATCAAAATGATCGAACTATTGGACAGGAATTAGATTTTATAGATGCACAAGCAGCAGCAGATTCGGATTTCAGGTTACGGTATCCGGGTCACAGAATTTTGGATCAGAAGCCTCGAGCATTTAGAGTAGACGCTACTATTGTTCGTAAAGATGATTCTAGTGAACGAGTATTTACCACTGTTATAGGTTATCGGTATGCGTCAGCAGAGAAGGCTGCTAAAGATCAGTGGAGGCTACAGTTTGGATGGGATTGTCTCATCCGTGATTTAGTCATTAGGGAGGTGTTTGACAGTGTTGATGTTTCATCATGATAATAGAGTATTCAGTGAGGGTGATACTATAATCGGTAATCACTATGATATTCGAAAAAACATACTATCGAAGTATCAATCTTCTGATCTGTTTCCGAATATGTCAGATGTACTGTATATGACAAATCGTGTTAGAGAAAATTGGGAATACGATAATGTGTATCAGGTTATTCCTAAAGGAAAAGTTATTCAGTGTCACACGCATTATTCAGTTGTACTCTGCCAGCAGGAGATGAAGCGGTGCATTGATAGATTTAAAGCACTTGAAATCCGACCGGATTGGTCAGATAATGATATTGAATCAAAGTACATCCATCTTATGTATGAAGCTTATCTTGGAAATTATGATGCTGCTGGTACATTAGATACATATTTCGGATATGATTATGATCAGTTTGAGGAGTATGAATGGATCTGCCAATCAGCTGTTGTAGTGTATGAATATGTGGGATATCATACTTGTATTGATCGAGTATGTGCTGCTAGCGTAATGCGTCCGGTCTTTGATGCGCTTTTCAGTACTAAGGATGAGCATATAGGTAATAGCGAATATTATACTGTAAACAAAACTTGTGACGAGATATATGATAAGATCGTAGATCTGTTTAACTTCTGATAACCGTTATAATGTACATAGAGATAAGGAGGTGTACCATATGATTAAATGTACAAATCATGATGAAGCATTGCACATTGCATTCAGGCTATTTCCATATTCAACTACACTTGATCATGAAAGATCTAAAAATGCGGGATACCCTATTTACTACGCAACAGAGGATGAGAATGCTTACATTTGTGATTTGAATTCTCGAATTGAACTTAATTATCCTGATGGTCGTACTGAGCATATTCATGTTGAGGATGAAGATGATTTTAACTCTGAAATCTTGACAACTATTGGAGATATTTCTACAATTCGACCATTTGAATATGATGGTCCCGGATTTGATACTATTCAGGATCAATCATACCTTGGAGATATAAATGTTGTCTTTGATGTATCTGCACAAAATGAACCTATCATTAGAGTATTTGATTCTGCAGGCACACGTGTATACTCTCGGGTCATTTATCGTGTAGCTTATATACAGATTAAGCAGACCAAGCAGTACATGCGGGATTGAGGTGAATAGATGGAAGAGATCTATTTTGAAGTTTTGAAACATGGAAACGTAGTATCAAGAAACGAAGACGTTGTATTTGGAAAAGTGATACATAACATGTTGATAACATATGACGGATTTCTTTTTCAAGTAACTCGTGTAGACACCGAATTAGTTAACATTGTATCATTAGGAGAGATTGACGAGTAGTCAATCTCTCTTATTTTATGGTGAATCGTTAATATCTATGTATTCATATCGTAGAAAGGAGAATTGTGATTCATGAAAATTCCTCATAAAGTTGTATCTTTAGGCACAGGTGCTATTGGAGGCGAAGGTCTGGAATATTTCATTGATCTTGCATCTGTCATGATAGATTCAGATGGTGATTCATCTGCAAACGTCTATAGAGATGAAGATGGTGCAGTTTTTGAAGGTAGATATTATCTTAAGCATTTCAAATCATATGGGAGGTAGTCATCTATGGCATACATTGTAAAAGCAGTTCATAAGAGAACAGGAGCTATCACTTATCATCTTCAGGGTCATTCTAAGCTTACTCAAGATGCTAAGAGTGTTTCAAAGTATTACGTCTACGATAAAGAGCGTGGGGCTAAATCTTTGATGTCAAGGTTGCAGAAGCAGCCAGATGGAATGGACTATGAATGGTCGGTTGTAACTACAGAAGATGAAGGAATTGAAGTTCATTAGGAGGTCTACATATGGAAGTAACTTGCAGGTACACTAGAGGGTCTGTATGGTACGGATTAGATCTTTCGATAAAAGATAAACATTCGTCAACAGATCATCTCCAAAGAGGCAATAGAATGTTTGTCATATTTAGTTCAGATGAAGGAAACGTCACTAGTCCTAACGTCAGTGTAATTCCGTTATCAACTCAAACGCAAAAACAACTTTCAATCAACATTCCAGTAAGAGGGTATGATGGAGTAGAACAGATTGCATTGTGCAATATGCTTCAGCCTATTCCTAAGGAGAATCTCATAGAGTATAAGTACTCATTATCAGAATCAGTGATGAAACAGATTGAACATGGTGTTCTCATTTCAAATGGTATGAAAGATTACATACAGGATAAAGAACTTTCGTACACCTTTGATCAGCTAACATCTGTGATAGAGGGAATTGTAAAGCATCGTGTTGATATGATATTAGAAGATGAGAGAAAGAAATCTAACACTGTATCAGCCATTGATATTTCTAATATGGTAGAAGATCTTCTTAAAGATGCCGATAAGGATACAAAGGCTGCTGTTGCTAAATCTTCCTCCGATTCAGCGTTGGTGGTAGATGTTATTGCTCAAGAAAACGATAAACTTCGTAGAGTAGAAGGCGGAAGGCGTGTATGGACAGCTGATAAGTGTAAGTTGTTCATACTTGATAGAGACACTAAAGGTAAGAACAAGACAGCTCAGTTGTGGGGGATCAGGCCTACAAGCGTACAGAGCACTTATTTCAATTGTAAGAAGAGGTTGACAAATTTCAGATGAATAAATTGTATGTGATTCTTAAGAAATATCCGTCATTGAATATGACGATAATCTGTCTCAGATATGGAAAGACTGCTAAGTATGGAGGAGAGTTCGATCAGGATGACTGCTTCACTTCTAAGAAAGCTGCTATGGGTGCTATCAATCATTTTGAACGTATCGGATCATCAGCTAGATATCGGGTTGTAGAGGCATCATCTGTAGGAACTGTAAATATTACGAAATGATTAAATTTATCACACAACATTGACAACTTGTGTGATTCATGCTATACTATAATTGTATCAACATAAATGGGTTCAATGAATTAAGTTTAATGAATCTAGTATATCTAACAACACATCAATAATCCAAGAGGAGGTAGTTGTTATGTCAAATAAAGTATATCAAATGGTTACAGACCGTATAATTCAGGAATTAGAATCTGGTAATATTCCATGGAGAAAGCCTTGGACAAGCTGTACATTATCTTCTAATGTAGCATACAATCGAATAACTAGAAAGCCTTATTCTATTCTTAATCAGATGTTATTAGGACAGCCAGGAGAATATGCTACTTATAAGCAATGGACTTCATTAGGTGGACATGTAAGAAAAGGAGAGAAATCTTCTTTTGTAGTATATTGGAACATGTTAGATGTAGAAGAAAAAGATGACAACGGAGAATTGCAGAAAAAGCAGATACCGTTTTTGAGATATTACAATGTATTTCATATTTCACAAGTGGATGACGTATCTCCACTTGAAGAGGAGAACGTACAATCAGATGTCAATGAATTTGATTTGTTGACATCAGCTGAAGAAGTATTGGAAGCATATGTTGATAGAGAACATTTACGATTTGTAGAATCAGAAACTTCCGAAGCATACTACAGTCCTACAAAGGATGAAGTTGTAGTTCCTTGTAGAAGTCGTCATATTTCTATAAATGAGTTCTATAGTACAGCCTTTCATGAGCTTGTTCATAGTACTGGACATCACAATAGACTTGGAAGATTAGTAGAATGTAGAGATGCAGCATTTGCATCTGATGAATATAGTAAGGAAGAACTTATTGCAGAGATCGGTTCTGCTACACTCCTTAATTTCTTAGGTGTAGAAACATCTGAAACATTCAAAAATTCATCTGGATACATTCAAGGCTGGCTAGCAGCACTTAAATCAGATGCTAAATTAATAGTTTCTGCAAGTGGAAAGGCTGCTAAAGCTGTTGATTTCATACTCAATCAGAATATTACGAAATGATTAAATAAGGTCACACAACATTGACAACTTGTGTGATTCATGCTATAATTTACTTGTAAAATAAAACATCAATAATCCAAGAGGAGGTATCTTACAATGTTAGCAAAGAAACTTATCCGGTATAAGATCATAGAGAAACACATGGAGTGGGTTCGAGTAGGAAAGCTTGTAGAAGCTAGAGATCTTTTGATTCTTCTTAGATTAGGGTCTATCAGATTAGGGTTAGGAGATACAAGCTACGAAGTAGAATCTTTCTTAGAAACTATAGGTCTAGTACCTAAGTATTCTAGAAATTTCAACATAGCAATATTTCGTCTTTAACATTTACTCAGTATCAATAGTTCAAGAGAACGGAGGTATATGATATGGCACAGTACGCAATATATGAAGGGAATCTTGAAGCTCTTAACAAGAAGCTTGAGAAAATCAGAAAGAAATGCGAGAAATATTCTTGCGAATTTCATTATGAAGAAGTAGGAGAAGAATTCAGAGAAGTCAAAGATGAAAATGATTTCACCTTTACAGCAAGATTTGTCATTGTTGATGTATCGGGAGTGGCTATTTGCGAAGAAGGTTGGTCTATCGTAGGTGTAATCGATCATATGGATAAGATGAATGTCATTCATCTCATTGATCAGATTAATCATCAAAATGTTCCTGAAAGATTTTATCACAGCGATGCAACTTGTGATCATTGCAATACAAAGAGACGTCGTAAATCTACTATCATCATATATCATCCGGATCATGGATATAAACAAGTTGGTAAAACTTGCTTGAAAGATTATACAGGCGGTCTTGATGCAGAGATCGCTGCTTACATGGAGCAGTACATTCATGATGTAGAGGAGTACGACGGAGTTACAAGAGGTGCATCCATTGTTCCGTGCTATCCTACAGAAGAAGTTGTTAAGATTGCTGCTTATGATGTTGAATGCAGAGGGTATCATTCATATCTGTCAGACGATAAACCTACAAAGCTTGAAGTGCTAGACAATTTGCATTCAACTCTGTTTCACATTCCCGAAGAAGCAGAAGATCGCTGCAAAGATACTGCTGAAAATGCGTTAGCATACATTCGTAATCTTGATGTAACAGATCTTGATAGAGATGGTAATTATTTTCACAATCTTAAAGCTATTGCATTGCAGACGTACGTTTCTACAAAGGACATAGGTGTACTTGTATCTCTTATTCCTACATACTTTAGGTATCTCCGAGATCTTGAATATAAGAAAGCAGCTGAAGAAGCTAGAAAATCAGAGGAATCATCTGAATATGTAGGTAATATAGGAGAAAAGGTAACTGTAGATATAACTTCCGTAATTAAAGTTTCTGAATGGGATAATCAGTTCGGATCAACTTATCTTTACAAGATATTTGGAGCTGATGGCAATGTTTACATGTGGTACTCCTCTAGATGGTTTGGTGACAATCCGGAATGGTTAACATTATCCGGTACTATAAAAGATCATCAGGAATATAGGGGTATTAAACAAACGATACTAACTCGTTGTAGACCGAAGGGGGCTCAGAAATGAGTCTCTTTAATTTTTGACGAAAATACCTTGTATAATATAGAAAATTGAAACAGTCAAAAACGTTTTGGAGGTTGAATATCGTCATGGCAATATCAGAAAAAATTGAATTACTTGGAAAAGAATATTATGCGGCTCAGAAAATTGGAATCCCTGGTGAACTCACACTTCAAGCCATTCCAACAGTTTCTGAGCTTGATTTTGTTACATCGGAAGATTTTGATCAGACAATGATCGATAAAATACTTCCACAGGCAGTTAAAGAACAGATTGATTTCAAAAATCTACTTGAGATTGATTACACGTGGCTTGTAAGATGTCTAAGAATATTGAATTATGGACCATATTACACAACAAACAGCATATTCTGTCCAAACTGTGGCAGACAATATGGAGAGTACAACGTAGACTTTCAGATGATCAACTGTAAGCCACTTCCCGAAGGATTTAAGAATAGCTTTTTAATCAAACGAGATGAATTCTTAGAATTCAATGGAGATATTGAAATCAAAATGCTTACTATAGGAGAAGCTATTCAGGCTTACAAAGATACAGCGTTCCAAAGGCCAAACGGAATGATCAATAGAGAATTAGCAAGAGATTGCTACATGATCAAAAGTGTATCTGGTAAGATCAACTTATCTCCTATTGAAGTTCGCTTAAAGATTGAAAAAGAAATGTCATCTGCTGATTTCATCATTCTCAAGGATATGATCAATCAGATGACCGATTACGGATTAAGAGCAGGCGGAAGGTGCACATGCCCAACTTGTCATAACACAGATGCTACATTTATTGCATTGGTGGACGACAGATTTTTTCGCCCAACCTTGGTCAATCTACGAACCTGGAAAGAAGATATGGGTAGACGGAAAGCCGAGAACACAACTAGAAGTAAGACAAAAGATGTATGAGAATATAATTGATGAATGCGTATTCGTCAGTAGGGCATCAGAAGGAGCACTTTCATCTGACTGGCTTATGAATCAACCCATATTCATGCGTAAGAAATTTGTTAAATCGTTTGAAAAAGAGTTGAAAGAAAGAAAAGCAGCACTTGAACGAAGGTCTCATAAGTAGTTACTAAAAAGGATGAGAGGAAACTCTCATCCTTAATTATTAGTAGAGGAACTATTGAATACAAAGAAAATATGAGGAGGTGAAATTGTATAGATGCCAAGTATATTTGACAATGATTCAACTAACAATCAATCTAATACTTCTCCAGGATCCGCATCTAACACTTCACCTGAGTTAGAACAGCTTAAACATATAGCTCAAGTGCTTGAAGATATGCTGAAAGAATCTCGTAGTACTTCGCAACAATCTGTGAAGGATAGAATGCAGTCACGAGATGATTTTAGATCTAAGCAGACAAAAGAAAGTTCATATAAGAATTCTGGTAGTAAGTCTGGAAAAGACGGAAATAAATCTGGAAAGTTCTTTGATGAATTAGAGAATGCTTTCTGGAAACAGATGAAGGATGGATTTATAGGATCTGATTTTGATGATAGAGTTAAAGCTATCATGGAGCAATTTGCTTCTGATATTGGAGTATCTGTTCAAGATATACCGAAGTCACTCGGAGAAGAGCTAGGTAAGAAGGCTACAGATGCTATCAAGAATAACAGCTTTATCAAAGATCAGATGGATAAGGTCAACAGCCAGATGCAGCAAGCTGCTGATGCTTTCAAATCTGCATATTCAAAAGAAACTGGGTCTGATTGGTCTAAGTATTCAGAATCAATGAAACGTTCTCAAGAGGCTAGAGCTTCTAGAACGCAATCTGGTACAACATTTGAATCAAGTTCGTCTACATCTGGATTCCGAGATGATTTAAAGAATCAAGCAAAGGAAGCTGCAGCAGATAAGATGAAAGACAAAGCTGCAGATTCAATGAAAGATTTTCTATCTGGTGCAGGATCAAAAGCAGATGACGTTGCTTCTGCAGCAGGTATGGCAAGCAAGGCTGGTAGCACTGCTGCAAATGCTGCTGGCGCAAGTAAAGTATTATCAGGATTGGGTGCAGGTGCAAAAGCTGCATTAGGTCCACTTTCTGCACTTGGTCCACAAGCCTTGGCAGCGGGTGCAGCATTAGTTGCAATTGATCTTGCATCAGAAGCAGTTGTAAAAGTACTTAAGTGGACATTCGCTCCTGCACTTGAATCAGCTGCAGAATTTGGTAAAACGCTTGGTAATACATTTGATCGAGCTAATGATGAATCTGAAAGAAATCTACGTCTTGCGAATGAAAGATTTCAAGCTGATGTTGAATCTATCATACGAGAACCTTTTGAAATTTTAAAAGATGCAGCTCAAGAAGTATATGATGCTTGGGATAAGAATGTAAGACTTATAAATGGTACACAAGGGTATACAAAATCTGATCTACAAGATTTATTAGCTTCATTCTCTCAACGATTACGTGATGAGGGACTGTCATCTGTAGTATCATCTGTAGATATTACAGAGTCACTTGCAAAGGTATTAGAGTCCGGACTATCTGGTAAAGCTGCCGAAGAATTTGCTTATCAAGCAACTGTATTAGGTGCTGCTATACCAAATCAAGATTTTTATAACTACGCAAGCACATATGCATCTATTGTAGCTAATGCAACGCAAGCTGGAATGGATCAAGCATCTGCACTTAAGTATGCAAATGAACAGTTACAAGCATTTGCAAGTAACGTGTTGTATTCATCTCGTGTATTGTCTAATGGTGTCACTACAGGACTACAAGATGCTCAAAAGTTGTTTGAGCAAGCAACACAGATTGCACAAGCTGCGGGAACCAATAACTCTGCACAGATAAGTTCTGTACTTACTGCGGTATCTAGTTATGTTGGAGGTGTAGCACCTGATCTTGCAAGCTCACTTACAGACGCAATCTACAAAGCTGCTACAGGTGGTAATTCATCTGAAATCGTAGCTTTAAGATCACTTGCAGGCATCAATGCGTCTAATACAGAATTCTTACGTCAATTAGCTCAAGATCCACAAGCTGTATTCTCTGAGTTGTTCCAGAACTTAGGTGATATGCAGAAGATGTCCGAAGATAATTATATGGAAGTCGCAGAAGGACTTTCACAGATCTTCGGAGTATCAATGGATGCATTTGCTCGTATTGATTTCAATCAATTAGCAACTGCAATCTCTAATATGAACACATCTAATGCATCTCTTGAAGAGAACTTGAAGTTGCTTGCTTCTGGCGAAACTACTACTAATCAAGAGCAGTTGAGAATGCAGCAAATCAACAAGTACCTTATCGATGAAGGACTCTCATATGTAATGGATAACGAAGTAGCAAGATCTATCCAAGAACATATGTGGGATGAGCAGATTGCAAGAGAGTTGATGGATGCACAGTATGCTGTAGAGCTTAAGGGCGATGCTCTTGAGTTCCTGGAAGGTATTCGTCATACAATTGATAACATTATGACGATACTTAATCCATTTAAACTTATTGGCAAGCTTGTAGATGTAGTAAAGACAGCAGATGATGCAAAAGAACTTACAGCTGATATACAGGGTGTTCTTGAGGCAGGTAAAGTTGGAGAAGGTAATCAAGCAGAATTGATGAATTTGATTACACGTAATCGTGATCTTAATTTGACTCCTGACATCATAACACTTTTAGGTGGTACGTCTCAATACAATTCTCCGGATGCATTCTTAGATGCTGCTGGAGCTTTAACATCATTAAGTTCTGGATTAGGTTCACTAGCTGATCCTGATGTATTCTATGGATTGAAACAGTCTGCTTTTGATGCAATCAAAACAGGTATGAATCAGTCTAAAGTAGAAAGTCCGTCATCTGTATATAGTTGGGGAGCATCTGTAGGGAAATCAATTGCAACATATTTATCATCGTCCGTACCATCTGGTACAGCTGTTGGAGCATCAATGGGTAACGTATCTCAAAGCTCATCAGATGCAGCAAAAGCACGTAATAAAGCTAACATTGATAGAATGTTAGATGAAGATTACATGCAGAGATACATCGAAGATGGTACGTATGAAGAATGGAAAGCTACTGCTAAGAATTTCGGAATAGCTGATTTTGAAAAAGCCTTAAAAGATGCAGGATATACAGAGGAAGCTGTAAAAGCTAGGTTCCAATCGGGAGAAGCTAATGAAGCTGCTCGTAAGCAAGCTGAAAGATATCAACGAGAGGAGCTATTCTGGGATAATACAGAAGCATACCTTGTAGAACTTAATGAGCATGCATTAGAAATGATTGACCTACAAACATATGCAAATGAAATGCTTGATACTATCTATGCAAAGGAAACAGAGTTCTATGATGCATGGGTGGATTATTTCGTCAAACACACAGCTTACTCAGCAGCATATGATCATACAGATGTATCTAGAGTACAAAGAGAAGAAAAAGGAAAATCTCAAGACGCTGTATATGCTCTTGCAGAAGCACTCACCAAAAACAGTGTTGATCTACTTGATCCTACGATTCAAACAAACGCATTGTTGTCACAGATCTTGCTTGTAGTAAATGCAATCATGCAGCAGAATAATAAAGCTGGAAGTGGTACGTCATTACCAGATGCACTTGAAGCGCTAGCAACTGGATTAGTGAAATCAACATGATAATTAAATCGTTAATATATAGAAAGTAGTATGATAGACCTTACATACTACTATCAAACGTTTCAATCAATAGTAGATGAAGCTCTTAGAAAGAGGTGATAGATTTTGAATTTTAATGTTTTCAATGCTAACAGTACCAATTTATGGCCTGTAGCAAACGATACTAAAAATGGACAGCTAATGACTGAATGGAATCTGAAGTCTCGTGAAACTGTTGGGACTAATGAAACTATTCAATATATGTGTGGACCGTCATACGTACATTCTGAAAGAGATTTTGAAGTTGGTGTGCTGACAGATGGGGCAGGTCAAATATCTTCATCATCTACACTTCAAATAGCAGAAGGATGGGGAATCGTAGATGGTGTATTCATACAATCTCTTGTACCTGTAACAGTAGATCTGCTTGAGATAAATGCACAAGCTCAATTGGAAGGTCTCCCACCGCTGAAGGGTCGTTTAAGCGTAGGTTTAAGAGCAATGTATGCAACCGAATCTACGGTAGCAGGAACATTAAGAACATATGATTCTAATGAAATCTATGAAGGTATTCAGCTTGTAATCTTGCCTCAAGATGAATTTAAGCTTCCAATTGATGTACCTACACAGCAAGATCAAGTCACAGCTCATCTGAAATTAGCTGATTTTAACTTTGTAAATGGTTCGGTTAGCTCAATCGTTCAGAATTATCCTGCAAAGGTACAGAATGTGTCTGCAGAACGTGTTGGAAACATCGAGAAGCTGTTATCAGATATCTACGTCACAAAGACTGGATTAGATCCTAGGAAGCTCTATTCATTTGCTGGTAAGGGTACAGATGATACTACTAGGATGGATACATGGTGCGATTCCACCGGAGCCCTTATGGTCTGGGATGCTAACCCACAAGCTGTGGATGGAGTAGCTTCTTCGTATAAAGAAGCTACATTTGGTACACAAACTGATGGTAAAACAATTCTTGTTCTACCACATCAAAACGTAGATGGTATGACCAATACAGCTGGTGAGTATCAACATTATGCTGATAAGGTATACGAATTACCATTAGCTAATTATTCTCAAGGTACTCCTGGTACGGTAGATAGAAATTATACCAATCACATCAAGGATGTTCAAGAGCAGATAAATAATATTTATCGTATGCCTGCAGGAAGACAAGTAGGGTTCATTGATATCTTAAATGATAGATCAGAATTACCTACGCTTAACAATAACTGGAAAGTTGGAGACTACATACTTGTTCGTCAAGATAACACAATGTCTGAGAACTATACAGGTACTCAGCCTCCGTCAACAATGTATGTTGTACTTCCAGGAATCATATCAGCATATACGTATGCGTCTAAAGTGGACAACAGCGATCAAGTACCTTCTGATCTAACAGGGATTGAGATACAAAAGGATACTTGGGATAACACCGAAGGTGATCTGACTGTAGACACTACAGATCCTGATACTTATGGACAGTACTTCGATCTGTCTGCTGGATTTAGAGGTCAGTTGAATGTAGATTATTTCATGATACATGTCATAACAGGTGAGGATACTTATAGTCGATATTACTACAAAGTGTCTGCTACAGGTAATCGTGAATATTCTAGTCCTGTACAGGTAACTGCAGAGTTTCCACTCGCTCAAGAGGAAATCATCGGAGGTTTCTACAATGTACCTGAAACTGCATTGGACAATGGTTATGTTTTTAGAGATGAAACAGGACACCTTATCCTTCTAGATTATGCACTGCTCAGATCAGGTGTACTTGCATACCAGCTTGGACAAGATTTTGAAACGGCTGCAGGTACAACAGCTGAAGAAGTGCAAACAAATCTAGATGAGTATGTTAATAGCAGAGTAGCTTTTCCTAATGCTGCTCAAATATCTAATTCGGATAATCCAAATGTCATCAATATTACAATTGATCTAAGTGCAGAAGCTTCAGAAGACAATCCTGAAATCAACATATATAATATTGACAGCCGTTTCAACACAAGCATCTACATTCACATAAATGGATCAGCAGATGAGAACACGGTTATCAATATAAGTGATTGTCAGAAAGTACGAATCGACAGTAACATTGGAGGATCTCCTGTAATCAATTTATACAGAAGCTGCTTATACTACGATGCAAATGTTATAGATCATCTTTCTACCATTAGCAATATGTCATTATGGTATGAACGATATGAAGAAGATCAGCCTAATCTGCTTGTAGATAATATGACGGTTACAGAAGTAGATGCGCCTGTTATACCAGATGACTTAGACTACTGGAACCCGTCAGCTCCTAATGATAATCACTACATGTACGCATTACAGAGCATCACGTTTGGACCAGATGGAACGATTGTAGGTGCAGGAATGTTTGTGAAGAATGAATCTACTAGCAATGTTCAAGAAGGCAAATCAATCATAACATCTACATTTGCACTTCCTCAAGGAGCAGGCTTGCAGTATCCGAAATCTAAGCTTACAAATCAGATAAAGATAACTGGGTCATTTGTAAATGCATATGCAACTACAAGCCCTCAGGGTTATATGGTCATGAATACAAGCTTTTCAGCATTGACTGATGCAACATCTGCATATGATTCTAATGACTATACGGAAGGTGTAATATCATTCTTAACAGATGCAGAACTTATACAATCTGTAACCGGTTTACCTTTAGGTACTCAGTTAGATTGTTGGCAGACAGGAAGTTTCCACTGCTTTAAGGGGGTAGTGATCTAATGAGTATGCTTCATGATACTATAAAGGTCAATCTTATACAACAAGGATATTTGCCGAACTATCCCTATCATCTGATATCTGATTCAGAGATGTGTGACGCATTCATAAAGGATGACGGTACAGGATACTTCTATGATTATTATCCTCTGATAGATGAGTCATTGAAAGATGATTACGACAAGATAGTTGCTGCAATCATGCATTATGTTAATGAATGCAAGCAACCGGAGGTAGACGAATACGTCTTTCCAAATTGGGTGTACTCCTACATGTTAGGGGCTGTAATATCTGTAAACTCAGACGGATATGATATTCAAGACCTTGCAGATATGCTCAATATTCAAATTGATTATGGTGTATTTTCACCGTCATTATCCGCTGCTTGCTTAAAAGTGTCAGAAGAGTGGCTGAAGAAAGTAACACCAGAATCTCGATATCAATCCGTTGATGGTGAAACATTAGATTTGAGGCCTCCAACTATATTTGGAGAGCCTCATGTTATAAAGTATTTACGTCTACTTGACGTTCAAGTTGGTGAGGTGATCAAATAATGCCGCAATACTTGAAAATTAAAGAAACTACTAGATTATCGGATATATCGGATATAATAGGATATAACAATACACAATATTTGTTAGCTGCAAATAATATGACTTGGCAGCCAAATGTTGGGCGTCAATTTTACCAATTACAGAATCAGACAATCCGTGATTCAGAGGATGTATCATGGCAGAGGAAATCAACTATACTGAACACCTTAACAGATTCAACGGATGTATTTGAGACAGCTTCTCTGATGAGTGAGTCTGGATGGAAAGTATTATCCGGCCTGAATACGCTTCCTAATACATTGAAGATACCTGATACTATCTCAGTTCCGTCATCTACGGATATAATCGGAGATGGTCTTCCCATAGGTAGGAGAACATACGAAGAGGCTATGAATGGTCTAACAACTCCCCCTCACACCATTGATCCAGCTATCTTCAATGATTATTCTACAATCAAGAGTAGTCAGATAATAGATGGATCGTATGTTCAGTCTGTAGATACTTTTCAGTACTTTAACATCCCTTGGGGTGAAGTTACATTATATTCCAGCATTTCTGATGAATCCATTGATTTTCCAGTTTATCCGGAAGAAGTGGAGGATAGCAGGAAGGCAAACTACAATCAGATGACTGAATTACTTTATCAATATGAGCCATGGTACGTGTATCATTCATCAGGACCTCGTTCAAACCCATATAAATTTGATTTTCATAGACAGATGTGGACAGGTGATGAGACAGATGGTAAAGCTAATGAGCTGATAAGATTCTGTCAAGCAAACTGTTACGTCAATTTCAATGGATCATGTGTTGTGAATCCATTTGTTACGTTATATGTATCTGGTAGCCCATTGATACACGGAATTATGGAAGACGTATCCGTTAAATGGGATGGACCAATTTTATCAGATGGATGGTATGCACATTGTGAGCTTACATTGAATATTGTAGAGATATCACAGCAAGCTCTTACATACGACAGTGTTAGAAACCTTCCGCTCATAGGATAATCAGACAAAATTTAGAAAATATTTAAACGATTCTATCTAAAATGGATGTGTACATACGGTGCGAAGATACATTTTTAATTGAATCGTTTAAATATTTTCTCTATTAGACAAAACTTTGATATGGAGGTAGGTAAGCATGATAGTAGATGCAAAAACATATAACACATTGAAACCATATGCTACAATACCTTATACAGGCATAGCATATGGACATTGTGTAGATTTTGGTCATATAAGTAGATATCAAAATTTACGTCAAGTTACACATAATGCATCAAATCCGGATGAAAGATTTGTAGCACTTGAAACTCAGAATGCGTTTACAACAAATTGTGAAGTACACTATTATGATGTACCTGCACATCTTGAAAATCGACTTGACGTGATTGCTTATAGAGAGCTTGGATCTGCTCAATATGCTTGGGTCATCGCTTACTTTAATAATATAGAAGATGGATTTACAGCTCGTGAAGGAACACGTCTGAAAATTCCAAATTCAATTACAGATCTATTCAGTGGTGGCGAGATGTTAGCATCTGTACCTCCAACACTTTTGAATTTAGGATCTGAGTAAGGAGGAAACATGAAACGAGTGATAAGAGAAAACCCTAACGCAAGCATATATAGCGAATATATCTATACGCATGTTACTAATGTTATCAGAAGCTGGAATGAAATACTGTTTCCAGCATTGGAAGATCATAGAGATGAATTTGATTTAACTGATTTAGATTTGTTAGATATTGCAGAAGTTCTGTCACATCATGATGAATCTAAATGGCAGGAACCTGAATGGACAGCTTATTTGAATCATTTTTATCCTACGGATGAATTTCCAGATGATAAAACAAAATTTGATTATGCCTGGTTGCATCATCAGCATCATAATAGACATCATTGGCAACACTGGATACTAGTTCGAGATGAAGGTAATCTGTATCCCATGGATATGCCATTTTCTGAGATTTGTAATATGGTGTGTGATTGGCATTCGTTTTCAGCTAAGAATGAAAATAACAGTGCATATGAATGGTATCAGAAACAGAAAGATAAGATGATCTTATCAGGATATACAAGAGATATGGTAGAGAAGTTAGTTGAATTTATGAAAGAACCTCTAACTGAGGAGGCTGATTGATGTGTACAATCCGGAAGTTAACTATGAATGTAAATTAGAGGTTACTATAAATGAGATAATCACTAAACTTGAGAAGAAATATAATGTAAAGTCAAATCAAGCGGCGTACGCACTTAATCAAGTTCTAAGTCAAGACATTGTTGCATGTATTTTGATAGATAGAGGAGTAGCCAGTGTAAGTGATTATCTTACAGTTTGTGGTGATGAAGATATTAAATGATGGAGGTGGTGTCATATGTTAAAGAATCCCTTTTGCTCAATTCTTTTGGCAGGCGTTAATTTGACATCGTTTGGATTCATGGTACCATCTCCATTTGTTTCTCTGCAGATGAGTAATTCAGAAGTAGCATCAATGACTAGTTTTACACTAACTTGTCAAGTAGGTGGAGACGATAAGCGAAAAATAAATATTGCAGCATTTGAAGCGCTAATTTATTCAGCCGCTCAAGCATCAACAGACAACGGTACAGGTGGAATACCTGTATCTTTCCAGTTTGGGTGGTTAGATGAAAAAGGCAATATAAGTGAATACTTATCGTATCAGGGATTTTCTTTGAAGTTTAAAGTGTCTACCACAGGGCTGTTTATGATATACACACTTGAAGGGTATGCTCAACTATCTATACAAACAAGTATGCCAGTGTTAAACATTCCAGAACTCACAGGAATTGTTCAACCATCTGCTATTGTAGAAGCTTTAGCTAAAGGAATAAAAGCTACAAATTATTATGAGCTTGATATAGATCATAATGATGCACCTACATTGGTAGATCATAATGCATTGACCACATCATTTACGAAATATGTTAGAGGTTCATATTCTGCAAATGATGATTATGACAATTTCCCTGGACTTCTTCGATTGTCTAAATCATACAGTGGGTCTAGAGAAGCTGCTGGTATCAAACCTGGATACGGAAATTTGTCATCTATCATGAATAATGCATCTGTAACTCCGATAGAGAACTTTTTGAAGAAAAGTATCGTAGATGACACTCCTCAAGCAGCTTCATTCTCGTATTGGGTAGATGAACCTACAATGACGCAACCTGGAGTAATACATTACAAGAGTAATGCTGGACTTGCAAATACCAATATTCGTGATACGCTTGAGTATGGTACAGCCAACACAAACATATTATCATTGAACGGATCCTATGATGGTGTTGCGTATAATATGACTAATATGAATTTTAAGTCGATGGGATTCACTGTTGATGGGTCTGGTAATGCTATAGCAGATGGTGCAGAGGTTGTTAATTCGTGGAGCGCAGGACTTGCAAACACATTCCAAGCAGCAAATATAATCAATGATGTCAATGCATTAGCATCTCAGTTTTCAGGTGATTTTACCATAACAATTCCAGGTGCTACAAAGCAATACAATCTAGCACAACCTATATCCTTGCTTGTAATGTCAGGAAACACGATATCTCCAATAACAGGAGTTTATAATATTGTAAGTGTAACTCACAATATATCTAGTACGTTCACAACTGATCTGAAAGTCCAACGACTTGTTATGAGCTCAGCTAATCAAGTTGCAACGTCACAAGGTATTTATGTATCAGGATCAGGAAGCTATCCGAGTAGTGCATTTACAACAACTTCTAATGTAAAGTCACCATATTTAGTTGATTTTGGTGTAATGTATCCAACGGTAGAAGATATAGGAGTGTATCTATAATGGAAGTGATCAAAAACTGTTTGATAACTCAACAAGATTCAAAAGTATTGAGATCATGGTTAGATGATCTTGGGACGCAAACTTATAATAGTTCTGAACGATATCACACAGGAGTAGATCTATCAGCTACTTCTGTTTATGCGTTTTGTTCATGTGTATGCGTATATGTAGGAAACGACGAAAAGGACAAGATTGCAGTAATTGTACAATATGATAGAAACAGAGCGTTTCGATTTTCAAATTTGAAATCTTCTGATGTGACAGGAGGTCAGCCTTTACCTAAAGGTACTAAGATTGGAGAAGCTGATAAATTTGTACACTTTGAGCTTCTTACACGAGAAGAATCCGAGTGGGGTGTACGAGCTGGTAAAGAAGATTACTGGAAACATGATCCAATTGAGTATGCTCGAGGTGATATTGATTTAGATGTGTCTGAAGAATCATACATCTTCTATAAAGTGAATCCTGATATAGATATTAATGTAGATTATGGATATATTGAAAAACTGGAAGACAAAGAAATGACACTGCAGTTCATATCATCTAACAAAACAACTATATTTGAGAAGAAATATGGACATAAGCTTAATACTACAGAGGTTTCATATGTATGTGTGCCCAGTAAGTATCGCTACAAGAATAAATCTGCAGAGGATCTCATAGGGTACTTAGTTGTTGTACAAGATGTTACATCAAATGTAGCATGTTATTGCTTAGTTGGAGATATTGCATATAACACTAACAATTGGGTATTTGCATCACAGCACGTAGGTGTTGAACTTGGATATTCTGATAGTGTTGTATATGGTGCAAAGAAAATACAGTCACAATTTAAAATCTATGGAGACTTTCTAAATCTTCCAGCAGATTGGAGGAATCTATTGAATGGATAAAGCGAATAGCAGTTCTTCAAGTAATTCAAGTTCAGCAGCTACAAGTGCAATCAATGGAGCTATATCTTCTTCAGGGTCTAATAGTTTTGGTGCTGGAAATACAGTTGGAAATTCAACAACTACATATAATTCATATCTCAATGGTATGTATATAACAAGTGCAGCTGATGTAAACTGGGATTATCTTGATTACTATGTAGCTACATTAGACAGGTATTCACCAGAAGTGAATTATAAGTCGTTGAAGGAAAACAATTTAGGCGGAGTCATTATTGAAGCCGGATACCTCTACAATGCTGCTCATGTTGAACAGTATTATAGGAACCCTAAGATACATGAGCAGTGTATGGCTGCTTCCAAAGCAGATGTACCATTTGGACTTTATTGTGATTGCAAGGCCAGATCTATTGATGAAGCAAAGAAAGAACTTTATCAACTTTCGTTTTGTATTCGGAAATATCCACCCGTCTTAGGAATGTGGGTACACTTTCAACTTGTGAAGTCCAAAAGTGTTAATGATTCTATTGTTGATTACTATAAGAATTATCTCATATTGCTTGGTTTAAAGGGAATGATCGGTATTCTTGCTACTGAAAAAGAACTTAAAACTATCAGTTACAAAGATAAACATGAGAAGGATTGGGAACTTTGGCTGAACAAACATGTGAATTCTGTTAATGAGATTGAAACATTATTGGATCCGACATTTTTCAGTGTATAGGAGATTTGATATATGATAGCGAATTGTGGATCAAACGAATTTGGAAGTGGATATGGTGGCCAAGCTGGTGACCAGACAGGTAATGAGTATCGAGTAAGAACTTGGTATTCTAAACCCTGGAACTGCGTGCTCCGATACCCTGATCTTCAAAAAGCCATTGTAATCGCACAAGTATCTAGAGATGCAGCAAATAACAATAATATCGGATATGACATGGGGCAGAGGATGACATTCTACAATCAGCTTGCAGCTGTTGGATGGAATCCAGCGTCTATAACTACTCCATGTGAATCCGATTGTTCTGCAAGCACAAGTGCCTGTATCATCGCAGCTGGACATAAAACAGGTGACTCTAGGCTCATGTCTATTAGTCCCAGTTTAACAACATATGTGATGAGATCATCTTTGAGAGCTGCAGGGTTTATGTTGTTAACAGATAGCAGATATCTTTCAAGTGATGCATATTTACTTCCTGGAGATATATTACTTAATGACAATGCTCACGTAGCAGTTAATTTAGATTCTGGGCCGAATTCAGGTGAGTCTGTTATTGTATCTGATGGATCTGCACTACCTGGAGGAATCGGAGGCGGAGATCTTTATGCTACAGAGAATGATGAAGATGACGCTATAATGCGAGAAGTTGCATATCTATCAGGTAATACTCCTACGGTAAACAAAACAAATATCCGACTGTCTGTAATCAACTATACAAGTTCATTGCAAGCGATATTCAAAGGGAAAGTTGGAACAGGTGGAGGTTCATATGACAGTTCTAAGTTAGAGGGGAACTATCGTGTGATATTTGATTATTTAGTAGGTAAAGGATTGAATGCTGCAGCAGCTTGTGGAATACTTGCTAACATCAGAGGAGAATCTGGAGGGAACCCAAGTCTAGTTGGTACCGCTGATGCATATGGTTCTATTGGAATTTGTCAATGGACCTTCGGACGTAAAACTGCATTATTGAATTTCGTCAATGGTAATTGGAGAAATAATTTATCAGGTCAGCTTGATTTCTTATGGCATGAGCTTAATGGATCTTATAGAAATTCTGTACTTGTGCCTTTGCAGAACGAGCCGAATACGGAAGCAGGTGCACGTGATGCTGCATATGTGTTTGTAAGTAAGTTTGAGATTCCTCAAAGATATTACAATGGTAGAGATATATACATGGAGCGTGTTGAATGGGCATCCGAATTTTGGTCACAAATAGTTATACAGCAGTCTACTACAGCTAACAATTCCGGGGGTCCTAAGTTAACAAAATCTGCTGGTAAGATAATCTACAATGGTCACATAGAAACATGGTATTCACAACGAGTGCTCCCGGGAGGCGGATTGAATATTCCAGGTCGTCATGTTGCAGCTGATGGGACAATACGTGATAAGGATAATTACATATGTGTAGCTTCTGACACTTTACCAAAAGGTAGCACTATCATGACATCACTTGGAATGGGTAAGGTATATGATACAGGTGTTGGTCACTCAGGGATCGACATCTATACTGATTGGTGATCTCAATGTTATATCAATCGTTATACATTACAAGGAGGTATGATATATGCGGAGACACGATTGGGTTAAATCTACATTTACATTTGGTATTATCATTGTACTAATCGGCATAATGATTTCTATCTACGGATTTATTGAATACTGTACTCAGAAAGCTGCAGATCAAGCTGTTGAAGAATATAAACAATCTCAAGAACCGCATGATCTTGTAATAAGTACTCAGCAACCTTGTGCAGAAGGTTACCTTACAGTATTTGATTATGCAGGCGTTACGCATTTTCAGTATGAAGGAGAGATAATTATTGAAAATGACGGTTCAAACGGGGAACCTATCAATATTCAAATATACATCCCTAATGAGGCTCCTTCGTATAAACTAGAGGAGTAGATCTATGAATAATCAATTTTCAGTTGTTAAGGGTTGTAGCAAATATATCGTATTTAGATGCGGTAGAGTATTTAATCGAAAATCTAGAAGATTTCTATCCGGTATGGAACTTTCTGGAAAGTATAATAGTGGGTATATTGTATATGCTCTTTATGCTGATGATGGAACAGTGCGAAATATATCATTGAGACATCTTCTTGCAGAAGCATTCCTTGAAGGATATGTACCTGGATGTGAAATACATGTCATTGATAAAGATAAACCAATCTGCGCAGATAATATTGAAATTTCTAAAGATATTTATGGAAATACAATAAGAACAAGATGTAGAGTCCAGTGCATAGAATCCGGCAAAGTATATAATAGTTTATCAGAGCTATCAAGAGAACTATGCGGAGATTCTCATTTGAAGGGGACACTATCATCTTACATACATTGCGGTAGACCCTATAGAGGAAACCATTATATTCTTTTACCTTAATCTTTTATAAAGTAAGAGGTGATATATAAGCATGATAGTGTATGGATATGCAAAACAATATCAGTATACAGGAGATGGTACGCTTATCATACAGACTCGAATTCCTTCCATACATGGTCCTCTCAATAAATCAGAATATAAGGGCCAAAAGATTAGGAGATATACAGAGGACAGTAATCTTCCATGGTATCCGTCATTGATCTTACCACATCTGCCAAATGCTGATGAAGTAGTTGCATTAGTTTCTATAAATGAAGCATCTAGTACTGGATTTTTGATCATAGGTCTAACAGGTGGGTATGGTACGAATCCATATGCAGATGTAGAAGGGTTAGGTGATTTATCACATGGCTAATACAACATCGTGGCAATGGTCAAATGGAAAGATTTTTGACATTGCAAGAAATAAAGTTGCTGTTATGGAAGATAATACTTCCGTAGTAAGTAGGACTCGGTTGTTGATATTGTCTGAGCCTACTTCTATGTACAATGATCCTGATTTTGGAGTAGGACTTGCAAGGCATTTGTGGCACTACAATAATGATAACGAGAAAGCTATTATTAAAGATAGAATCAAAGAACAGTTAAGGATCAACGAACCTTATTCCATTCCAGACCAAACTCAGTTTGCAGATGGTCTGCTATTTACTGGAGGAACAGAGCCTGATTTTTCAGCTCAGGAATACAATAGATTGAAGATGACTGTAGCAGTCAAAACAACTTATAATGACACAGTAGAGGTGGTGATAGAAAATGAGTAACAACAATGTGAACGTTGAAGATGGAGTCAGACGTGGTATAGTAAATTATACTTCGCGAGATTATGAATCTCTTATACAAGATTTTAAAGATGCTGTTCCCACGTTGACAGATCTGTGGAAACCTGAAGCTGAAGCAGATCCTGGGATGGTTCTTGCAAAATATATTGCATCAGTTGCTGAGGTGTTAGGTATCAATACGGATTGGTTAGCAAATGAAGTATTTGCACCATCAGTTTCACAGAGAAAAAATGCCGAAAAGATATTCAGTTTGATTGGGTATGAATTAGGGTGGTACGTCGCAGCACGTACAGAAGTTACATTCACAAATGCATCTGCAGACCCGATTACACTTGATTTCGGATTCAATGGTGCAAACTTTGCTACGTTGAACGCATATACCGATATAACAAACCAGTCTCGTGTAATTACATATAACATCCTTCCATTGACTAATAAGTACGGTGCTACAGATACACGGAGCAGGCGTGAGGTAGTTACAACAGACATCAATGTATTTTCCGATACAGACGAAGTTCATCTTGATCCTGGAGAATCCGTAACACGTGTTGCAATTGAAGGTGAGCTTAGAAGCTATACAATATCTGTACAGTCTGTGAAAGATAATAACTACATTGTGAAGCTTCCATCACAGCATATAGATACTACAGCTATTTGGATCAAAGCTCGTACATCATTGAATTCAGATAGCTTCCTTGAAACTCAATGGGTTCAGTGTGCAAACCCTGCTGAATTTATTACACCTGAACCTAGATTTGCTGTTACGTATGATTCGTATTCAAATGCTCAGGTACAGATAAGCAATTATTTGAATCAGTTGGAAGATTACAGCAGCAATTATCTCACAATCTACTGGATTGATTGTTCAGGAGTAATCGGATGTGTAGGCGAGAATGTACTTTCAAATTATCTTTCAGCTAAGCAAAATGGTACAGATATATCATCGAATCCTGAAATCCTCACAATTTCAAATCTATCAAATACAGTAGAACTTCCTCATACAAATGTAGTAACAGGTGCAAGTCCTGAAACTGCAAAGGAAGCATATTACAGTTCTAGAAATTATATCAATACATTTGATAGTCTTGTTACGCTTCCAGATTATCAGAGATTTTTAGTTCGTGAACCTGGTGTAGATACAGGATACGTCATTGACTGTCAAAAAGCTCTTGATATAAATTTAGCTATCTACAATGATGAAAACTTAACAGATGCACAGAAATCTAAGAAATACATTACTAAATATGATTTCCCTGAAGGTGATACATCCTTTGATTGGAAGAACATATTACAACTTGGATTTGATCCGACAGATCCTCAAAAATGGGTGTTTGCAGCGAATTTCAAAACTTATACAGCAATGTGTTTTGCAATACACAATGATTTCCAAAATAGTAGTTGGGGACAAGGTCAGACATCAAATGCTCAGTTCAACAAGAAGTCGTTATTCACACAGTATAAGCCGCCAGCACAGTTCATAACTAATGTTATAAGAGATTATCGTCCTTTGCAGGCATTGAATGTTGAAATACAGTTTGGATATGCAAGACTATTTGAGTTTTATGTTACTGGACAGCTGTATACCAAAAAGCCTGTTACAAGAGATGTTGGAAACAATATCATTGCAAAGGTAAAGGAAGCCTTAGCACTATATTTTGCTCCAGCAAACAGAGAATTCGGTGTTCTTCCAACTTATCAAGAGATTGTAGAAACCGCCGTTGGGGCAGATACTCGGATACGATGGTTTGATCTTGGAAGCCCAGGTACACAGAATTATGGAATCATTTGGCAGAATTGCGATATTGATTGTTTCAATGCAATCAGTTTTGCTAGATTCGTTGATCCTGGGTCAACATCCTTAAATATACGCATACATCCAGAATGTTTAGTAAAATAAAGGAGGTTAATGGTGTGAAAAAGATGTCGTATAAAGTATACTGTAGTGCAGCACCATATGAATGGAATTTTTCTACGCAGCTTACAGATATGATAGATGGTCAGATAGATCAAGGTGTTGATGAGTATGGAGATGACGTATATTATGGTGAAATTCGTGAGGCTACGCTTATCAACATCATTGTTGAACATATAGAGATGATTATTGAGGATCTTTATGAAGAAGATGAATATGACGAAATTCTGTCAGAGCAGGAGCAAAAGCTGTATCGCAGAGGTAAGAGAAGATTCTTAGCCGCATGCAAGAATTATGTCAAAGATAAGTTACCTGAACGGTTAGGATTTTGACCATCTATTGTTGTACATGCATATTCAGAACTATCTATGAAAAAACACAAATATATCATGCGTGTATTTGAATGTACACAATGTCATAAGAAGATGTATGCAGCTAAAGGGTCTGGTATTAAAACTTCAAAGGGTCATATGAAGATGATGTTTTGTCCGTATTGTCATTGTGATCAAAATTTTATACAGATTGATACCAAGTAGGTGAGGTCTTGTAGATCTCACCTATCGCTATGGTTGAATCGTTATTATATACACAAAGGAGGATATGTAGTATATGTCAGTTGAGTTTAGAACACTTAGTATCGACAAGTGTCCATATTGTGGATGTACCACTGTTGTGAAAGAAGAGATAGAACTAGCTGGAAGTGGAGAGTTCAATGAAAATTCTAAGGGACGCAAGGAGCATCGTTGGTTCAAATGTGGTTGTCATGCATATACATCATATGAACACATTATGCCAGAAAACATCTGGGAATGGCAGACTAAAACAAATAGTTCAAGATGCTCTCGAATTGTAGCGTCTAAGGATAAGGTCATAGAATTTTTGAAGAATAACAATATCCATAAGGAAGTATCTAATGCTATTCTATCTGCTATCAATTCTATAGATCTGTCAAGAGTGGATCGAAGAAGCGATTTTTAAGAAAGGAAGTGATACCATGAATAAATTCAAACAAGTCACGAAGTACATCATTCTTATATTCTTTGTAGGAATGTCAGTTATGAATCTGTTTAGCATGGTGAAACATGTTGATCGCTTACTTGAGAAGAAATAAGATATGAAAGCTAATACTGCTGTTGATTACGACGAAGGAATAGTAAATGCAATCTTCAACGATGCATATGATCGTGTCATTATTCCGTATGATCACAAAGATACGATCGTGAAGTTGTATGATCAATTTTCAACAGAATTTTATGACGGTAATAAGACTGTCACACCGTTTCAAGACGAGGGTGTTATCTGGGATTATAATATGAAGAAAGCTACCCTAACAGAGTAGTCCAGTGGGAGAGATTAGATGACGATAATCTGCTTGTGACATGCTCGGTATGGTCACAAGATGATGAGTATCCGTCTATCACATTATACGAAGGTACAGATTTTCCTGTCGTTAGTCATAAGATTGAAGTACCTAGGTTCTGGTTTAAGTTTAGACTTTCCGATAGATGTATTTATGATACTGCTGCATATCTAGCTTCTGAAGAACCGAAGGACGTGATCAGCAAGATACTTACATCTGGAGTTCAGAAAGATGTCATAGAGAAGGCTATTTACGAAAACAAATTTGAACTTGAATGTGTGAACATTCTCATGTTTGTATTTTGGTATGCTAATAGAGCACCTGAACGTATTGAGCATGATTCTTCTAAAGACTCACATAGATCTAAGCGTGAGATCAAAGAGATCAAAAATCATCATGGCAAGATCAATAGAAGTATACCGCTTGTCAAGAAAGTGTTTGTGCTCAAATGTGATAAATCTGATATTCAGAAGATCAAAAGAAGTGCTCCTGATCATATGGTACATGTTTGAGGTCATTATCGAAGATATAAGAATGGTCGTACAATTTATATCAATCCATTTACAAAGTATAACGATAAACCTGATACTCATTCAAAAACATATGTTGTTTAGTAGAAGGAGGTATAAGATGGTGACTAAACGTGATCTTGAATATTATTTGAATATGCATAAGCAGATGTGGTTAGATGTGGCCAAGCATATAGCTAAGAGTCATGCGACTACTGACATCTATCACTATAAACTTTCATGGTGTTCTCACAGACATTTAGCTCCATATAACAAGTGTTTTGCTTGTCAATGTGCTATCCAGATAAAGTGGGGTGTCGGAGATTTTGAAGAAGATGATACATGTACATATTGTCCACTTCGTTGGCCAGGTTCGGGTGACGAGAATCATCAATACTTCTGTGAATATAATTACAACTTTGACAATCATGGAAACTTAGGGCTTTGGATGCTAGCTGATAAACAGCATGATTTAGAGCTAGATGCTATGATTGAAGGCAAGCCATTTAGCGATAAATTCTGGAAGAAGCAGTGCAAACTTTGTTATAAAATTGCTATGCTGCCTATAGATGAGGACGTAACTAAATGGGTCACAGAATCGTTATAATGTGTGAAGATAAACAATAGGGAGGAATGTCAAATGAAAAAGCGATTATCAATTATCTTGCTGTCATCTATCTTTGTCGCTAGTTCTGTCATCTTGACAAGTTGTAATACATCCGATACCATTGATACTTCTGTTGAAACATCATCAGAATCTAAGGATACTGAATTGGAAGACGAGCAAAAAGTTAGAGGTAGTGAGGAAAATATTACAGAGGGTGAAAAGTCAGATGAGGTGATCGTAAAAGGATCTCCTGAAATTGTAGAAGAGGAAATCATACCATCGGAGGATGAACCAAGTCCATATGTATCTCCTGAGCCTGAGTCTGTAGAAGAAACACCTTCTGGAGAGCTTGTGTGCCCACAGTGTAATAAAGTGGTTACATATATTTCACGATATGGTATATGTGATGATTGCTATGCAGCTAACAATGATTTCGGAAATTGTGCATATTGCGGAGTTACACTTACAAGTGCAGAAGCGTCATCTTCTCCTACAAATCGTTGTTTCAATTGCAAAGATATTTGTTTGATTTGTGGATCGCATGGAGTTGATCAGTCACAGATTATGGAATATGGAGATGTTATATGCGGTACCTGTTACATGCTGTACTGTATGCCTTGTCAGAACTGCGGGAAGGTTGGAAATCTTACATGGTCAGGTGATGGTAGAATCTTATGTCCGGATTGTATTGCAGCTCTGAATTTATAAATCGTTATAATCTGTAAGGAGGATATGATATGAAGACAAGAGATGAATTAATTAAGATGTTGGACGATGTATACAATATGCCTACTAGTGGTAGACATAGATTGAATCCTCGGACGGTTATTGATCCTGATAAAAGCGTTAATTGGAATATCAAAGAGGTTGAGCGCATCAATTCTGAAATCGAGGAAGAACGAAAAATTCTTGCAGATAAGCAAAGGAATGAGCTAAGAATTGTATTCGCAGATGTGTTTGATTATATGCGTGATCAACTTGATGAAAAGGATCCTTCTCCTTTCGTGCTCAAATATATTTATGATCAAGCATATACAGATGGTCATCACGCAGGGATGCATGAAATCTTTAATCACCTTGACACTTACATCGAATTTGTAAATGATCTTGATAAACTTAGACGGTATGGAGAAGCTGTTAGAACAGATGGAGATGCTGCTGGTCCATGTCCATTAGGAATTAAATTTTAGAAGAGGTGCTGATATGATTAAAATCTATACCATGGTAGGTGTAAATCCTAAGAATCATGAGGTTTATCAATTCATCGAAAAGGTTCATGATCTCTCAAAATATGACAGTAAGGTACTTGAATTTCCTGAAATAAGCATTACTGTAAGCGGATGGAGCTACCCTACTCCTCCTATGGAATTGAGATCTAATTTCTATTCATTCATCAAGAAGCAGCTAGAACTTGGTAATGATTACATCGTCATTACATTTTCAACACTTGTATGTGATCTTATTCGTTTAGCAGCAAAGAATTTGAATCTTCGTGATGCCGTTGAGATTTATGATGAAAAGCTTCATTTCATAACATCTGTAAATAAGAAAGGTCTACTGTATAAGGCAATACCAGGATTATTTGATGCTGAGGAACAGACATTACTTCGCATCTTAGAATAAATTTGACGTTTAGGAGGTGATAGTATGAGTAACATAGATGTTAAGATCTTAGATGCAATGTCTGAAAGTGAACTTAATAATCTTCGGAAAGAAGTATACGCAAGACTTGATGCTATAAACGAAGAGAAGCAGCGTAGAAAACAGCTTAGAGAGAATTACAAGCTTCTTCCATTTGAATTTGAGTATACATACAATCATGCTGCTATTGTACATGATTTATCAAACAGGATCAAAGTTACACATGTTATTTCACAAGATGAGTTCGATGACATCATAGATAATTGGAAGCGAAAGAGGCCTCTAGACTATGAAAAGATATATACTTGTCCATGGTGTGGTAACACAAGCTTATGTCTCCATACTCCTCCAAATGGTATATATTACATCGATTGTGACGATTGTGAGTTTGGAGTTCCTAAGGAGTACAATGGCTATAACATACAAGAAACTTGGAAATTTTTCCATGAATATCTCATAAAACATGGATACTTAGATCCATCAGAGAAGTTTCCGTGTTGATTATTTCTATATTGAGGAGGATTATTTATGCAGTCAATGAAATGGTTATCAAGAGAAGAGGCACATGAAATTATAGACATGGTCTATGATGAATTGTGTAAGCATCATGATCATAGCGAAGAAATAGGATCATTGTTCAGCTATAAATCTTATGATCAGGATACGTATCATCATGTGATTGTATTGAATTGTGATGGTGAGATATTATGACTTTCTTAGATAAACTGTCTGAATTGGAATATGAACATGTCAAAAAGTTAAACAAACTACATGATCTTCGAAGGCATGAACGATATTTTGACTATGAAGTAGAAGAGAAGATTATTGAAGTGTTACAAGAAATTAGATCTTCTCTAAATGAATGGATGAACGACAAGTGGGTCAAAATATCGGATGATTCGGAGCTTGATGGTTTGCATGGGCTGTATTTTGTCACGGTTCAATATAAGCGATTACCACCTAAGTATAATCAGGTTAAGCTCGCTAAGTATGATTGTTGTTATCATGCATTTGTACACAGCTCTAATGGAAGGCCATTTTCAAAAGATATAGAAATAATTGCGTATATGCCTTACAGCAACGAATTCAATCCGCATCCATATATGAATGAATAAGAGGTGTTTTAAACATAATGATTGTAATATCACAGGACCACACCAGTATCTGTAATACGTTCGATTTTACTATAAGTTTCTCAGATGCTAGCGGAAAATATAGGATAGTAAATAAATTAGATGGTCAGGTCTATGGTGCTTATAAGATGAGCACATGTAGGAAGATCATACATGATATATTTGAACAATTTGGACGATTTCCAAATGGTACTTATCGATTTCCATATGATGACTAACCTTCCATATTCATAGATATCGCTGGAGGTGTCTATGAAAGTGAATACATTATCTCATCAGATAATTGAATACATACAGAGTAGACCTGAAGATATAATTCAGATGAAAGATCTACTTCAAGGTCTTAAAGAGACCTTTCCGAAGTGTGATTTCAAATTTCATGTATCTAAAGGAAAGCATAGATTATCAGCCACTTGTAATTTTTGCACATATTGGTTTGATATATTAGACGATGACTATCGAGAAGTTAAGTATCTTACATATGAATATTTGAGGTAGCATCGTTATAATATACATAAGGGCCTGTACTGGTGTCGACGGGGGTACGAACGATAAGATTTCGCTCGAGTGATGACGTTATCATCAAACTTAAAATTAAACGCTAACAGAAAAGTAGCAATGGCGGCCTAGTTTGTCGCACCGAAATACAGCGAGTTTACGCAAGCAGGTTTAGTAGCTGTTGAGGTTCAAAATAAAACCGGTTCTATCGGTTCTTCGTATACACAGCTAAGTTAGGAACGAAGTGGTGGGCTGGCGAGAATCAGCTGTGTCTGATCTATAAGCCAAACAGCGTAAAGAATCTTATTAATTACTATTTTCGGACAGGGGTTCAACTCCCCTCAGGTCCAGTCAAGGCATCAGAATATATTCTGATGCCTTTTATAATTATAAGTTTCGTAGGAGGTATGTAATGAGTTATATGAAACGTTATTCAAGAGATGGGAAAGGTAAACTTGCGTTCATTCTAAGTATTATCTTCATTATTCTCGTCATTGTACTATTTGGGAGCTATATCTATCGTGCGTTTAATAAGGTGAACAACATTCGAGATGTAACAGTGACTGTAACAGACAAAGATGTAAAAAATTCAGATGATGGTAGCAAGTATTTGATATTTGTAGAAGATGAAAACGGATTGCCGTCTACATATGAAATAACAGATAGTTGGCTCAAAGGAAGATTCAATTCATCTGATGTATATGCAGGTATAAAAGCTGGAAATACTTATACTTTTACTGTAGGAGGGTCTAGAAATGAATTTTTGTCATGGTATCCTAACATATATGAATATGAATTGATTGAAGAAGATGAATCACAAGATTAGAGGTGATATGATTGAATTTTAAAGATATTTCCGTACCTGAAGTATATAAGCAAGAATCAATGGACTTCCGATTTTTCTTGAGATGGATACAAGTTTGTCTAACAAGTATAAAATTTGACATCGAGAATTTTATGGATTTGTATGATCCATTAAGGTGTCCAAAAGAGCTTCTATGGATGTTAGCTGATACTATAGGTTTCAAGTACGATGACAGGTTACCATACGCATATAATCGACTTGTTTTGATGTACTTCATGTCCATGATTCGAAATAAAGGCTCTAAAGATGGTGTTACACTTGCAGCGGAAGTAAATCTTGCACAATTCAATATTTTAGAATATGGAAAAGAGAAAGATATATTATATGACAGACTTGAAGATACATCTATTCCTGTCAATTCTGCATATGTTACACCACATGTAGAGGAAGGATATATAGACGTCGTTTATTTCTCCGATCAGAAACCGATTGATGCATGCATTGAGTATGTTAGACCATTAGGTATGTATTGTTTTCAACATGCAGGTGTGAGATTCGATGCTCGTACTCGTGTATCTGTGGATGCACGATTAACAGATATGGAAAATGTTGGAATATCTATCGGACCTACGCACATAGGTCATTATAGACGAGAAGATTATGCTAGAATGCAGAAAACATCTAATAATGACCCTGATCCTGATCATACACGTCAGCCTGTATATTATCGAAACTCTACAGCAGAAGGTGAACCTGACGAATCTATCAATCCTGGATACCGATCATTATATTCATTGCAGTTATGCAATAATGACCATATAACTGCATCGTTGTTTACGGAACCTATATTCTCTATTGGATATGGTCCTGAGGACGTCGGTGTAACTTATCCCGATGATTATCTGATTCCACCATATGTTGATAGACCAAACGGTAGAGCTCAAAGACCTAGTTACATGGCTTGGAACTTGCGTCTCAATCGAAATCTTGAAAAAGAGATTACGGAAGATGTTTATACTACAGATGATGGTAGAACTCAATCTATCATGAAACCGAGACCGGCGGTTAATCCTCCAATGCTCAAAGTTGGTGATGCAATGTCATTAAATAATCAAAATACGCAATATATGATGACATCCGAAGATGGTGAAAGTATTGAAATAAAGGATTCTGAAGATTTGTGATAATGAAGAGAGGTGATATGAGTATCATCTCTCGTTCTGTGATCAGAACCTTTCATAAATACTAGAAGGAGGTTGATTATATGGCGTATGATAGACCAGTGATGGGTCAAGGAACTTGGAAGCCTTTAACCTCAGACGATCAAATAAGAGATGACGTAGGATTCACAAATCCGAATTTGCATCAACGTTGTGATCCAAGTCAACCTGAGGGTGAATTACTCCCTCGAGAGTATACTGAATTTATCAACAGCGTTGAAGGGTATAGATTAACCGAATCTTTTGTATATGAGGATGAAGAAAATCCTAATGAAATTCCATAGGAGGTGACACATGAATAATAGAATAGTTGTACCAAGTCGACATATCTCTATGAATCATAATGTCACCATTGTTGTAAGAGATGCAGCTACTATGAAGCCTGTTACAGCTCACGTAGGTCATAATGCTGCGACCAATGGATTATTATGCGGCATAGGGCATTACCTCGCCGGTGATGGTATTCTTAATCAGGGTTGGCATATGTTAAGCAGTTATGTGCCTAAATATATCTCGTTAGGTACTATGGGATTGATCAATCAAGAAGAAGATGAATTAGGGTTACCTGCTGGTATAGGTGTAGTTGATGGAGATGAACTCACACGATTTGAAGATTATATGCTTCAAACTCCTGGGTATGGTGCTGATGGATATGATGGAAACTTGAATAATGGTCGAGAATATTTAGGGTTAGGGCCTGTATTCGCAGAAAGATCTGATACTTCACATACTATTAACTGCGAGCTTATCTCAAATACATTTCCTAGAGCTCAGATATCATATAGGGAGATTGTTCCAGAAATTGAATCCGAATTTCCTGAAACAATTGATGTCATCTTCTCTGCTATGATCTCTGTTGGAGCATTATCTCAGTTTAGGGAGGAAGGTAAAGACTATGTATTCATAACCGAAGCTGGTTTGTGGTCTAGACAAGATTGGGTATCTGGAGGAGATAATGGATTGCTTGCAGGTTATAGAATTGCCCCTACTGATAGGGTGAACTGGGGCATGAATCCTGATTCTATAACAGATGCAGCTATTGCAGATTATGAATCAAAGCATGGTGAGATTACAGGAAATAAACAGCAGGTAGTAGCTAATTACAATCGTGATCTGCTTAAAAGATCAATTATTCGAGTAAACAGCAATCAAGTTGTTCAAGTAATATGGAAGATACAGCTTGGAGGTCTTGAGCAGCTGATTGGTGTAGAAGACATATATGGAACTAGTGGTGAGTTTGATAAGTTATATTGGTACAAGTGGTGATGAAGAAAGTCAATAGGAGGATATTATTATGAAGAGAGTCGTTAGGTCATCAATTGACACAGATCAGAAAATGAGGTTTGTAAAAAGCGTTAAAGTTAAAGTAGATGAACTTCTAACAGCATTAAATGCTGCAGCTCATTATACAAATGGAGAAATTGATGACATTGTAGGAAAAGATTTTTACGATAGATTACTTGATGCTCAAGAAAATCTAGATGACGTTATTCAGTAAGGAGAGTAAATATGAATGAATCATTGTCAAAAATTCTATTTACACCTGCAGCTTTATTAGATTTTTTGTCTAGTATAGAAGAATTGTCAGAATTTGATATAGGTATTACAGAGTCTTCTAGTGGAGACATTCAAGTTCAAATTGGTGAATCTACATATAGTGTAGATACATCGCAAGCAACCGATGTTGAAGTAGATGAAGATGTCATTGATCAAGTAGATGAAGCTAATGAAGAAGCTTACGATGAATTAGATGTAGATACACAAGATGATGTAGAAGGTGGAATCATCAAAGAAGCATTGAAAACATTACTTGTAGGCGGACTTGTTCGCATGGGTGCAAAAGTATTAAAAGAGTGAGGTGATAGATAGTATGAAACCAACAAAGGTAGAATCCGATGTTACGATAAGAAATCCTCAGAAGTCATCTATCATCGGAACATTCAAAGGTAAATGTGCTGATAGTATTGAAAACAATAATTCGATGCTATTAGATAAAGATCTCTGGATAAACATTAAAAATTCAGATGAGTTCAAATCTTACAGAGATAAGGGCATGTATATCGGATTTTTAGGACATCCCGAAGATCCTGGTTGTCAAGATTTCAAGAATGCATGTATCATATTAAGAGATCTTGATATTGATGAGTCTACAGGAGAAGTATTTGGTACATTCGATCTAATTGACACACCTGTAGGTAGAATTGTAAAAGCATTCATTGATGCGGGTGTTCAATTTGGTATATCTGTTAGAGGTGCAGGAGATGTTGCTGCCGATGGTTATGTAGATCCAGATACATTTGTATTCCGTGGATTTGATCTTGTATCATTCCCAGCATATGATGATGCAATTCCGAAATTTACAGCTCTTGCTGCATCTACTGATCCTGCTAACGTGAAGAAATGCAACGCTGTTGTTAATTCGTTAAATGACAACCTGTCAAAAATAACATCTTCTAGTGCACTTGATGTAGTTAAATCTCAGCTGAATCCTAAGAGCGTTCAGTATAAGAACATTGAAGCTCGACAGGTCGAGTTAGTAGGGTCTACTATAGAAGCTTCTGAAGTGCTACAGCAGAAGTTAGAAGCTATGACTCAACTTTATCTTGAAGCTGTGTCTGCGAACAAAACGTTGAAATCACAGAATGCAATACTTGCTGCAAAGGTGGCCGAATCTGATAAAACTAATCTTAGATTAAGACGAGTCAATTCAGCTACTCAGCGTATAATGTCTGAACAACTTACACGAATTTCAGCAAGTAATCAGAAGGCTCTTGCGAAACATCAGCAAGTTGTTCATGCAAACACACAATTGAAACAAACGCTTGAAGATTCTAACACACAGAACCTTAATTATGTACAGAAGGTAGAAGCCAAGGATAACAGAATTCGTAAGAAAGATGCAGTCATTGCTTCGTTGAGATCTGATCTTCGCAAAACTGTTGCTGAGAATAAAGAACTTAAATCGAAGCCTTCAAACTTTGATGAAAAACTGAAATCTCTTCAAAAACAAATTCAGGCATCTGAAAAGATTATTGCTGAATATCAAGATGCTTATGCATACTTTTATGCAACAGCAATTGGCGCTCCTCTTGCAAATATATCCGTTACAGCATCAACATCTGTAGATGAATTGAAATCAATCATTAGCGGAGGCACTTCCACTGCTAACATTCCTGCACGTCCAGATGTATCAGTACCTGTTACAATTATGGACGGCGATCCAGATGATGATATTGTATCACTTTAAAATGTAAACAATAAAAATTAAATATAGGAGAGATGTAGATATGATTAAGAAGACAACTCGTACAATATCTCCGCAGAACCGTCAGCAAAGACGTACCATCTCAGCAGGAACATCTATTTCTGCTGCAAGACCGGTAACAGCAAATGCTAGAACTCGTTCTGCAAGACGTTCCATTGCAGCTAATATTCAGCTTACTCCTGAACAGCAAAGATTTGCTAATCAGCTGAGAATGAACATGCGCAGAGGCGCATCCGTCATGGCTGCTACTAATACATCAAACATCATGGCAAGACCGGATTTCCTGGAACTGCTTCCAATGTTTGTACAGAAACTGATCATTACAGATGTTATGGGATCTGTTGCAATGAGATCTCGTCAGCAGCTGGTTCCGTATTTCAAATTTATCGCTGAAAATACAAAGGGAGAGACAGCAGCTGGTACTGTTCTGTCTAGCCCGTTTGTAAACCGTCAGGGTCAGGATCCGAACTTCACAGGTCGTGTAGTTAAGAACGAGCTGATCGGTGAAGGCGAATATGATGCAATGTTCGCAGCATATACTCCGATCCTTCCGGGTTCTGTAACAGCTTATAAGATCGAAAATGGTACAACTACTCCGCTTACAGATGACGGATCAGGAAATCTGTTAGATGCAACAGGAGCTGCAGCAGGTACTATTGATTATTCCAATGGATCTGTTGTTCTTCAGGCACCACCGGCAGCTGGCGAAGGTAACAGCGTAAAACTTACTTATCAGTATGACAATGAAACAGTTGGACCTGACGCATCTGGTCACTACGGTGCTAAGATGGCAAAAGGTTATCTGCAGCTGGATGAATTCAATCTTGTAGCTGAAGCTTATGAGATCGCTTGCTACTGGTCAATCTATTCTGCATTTGCAGCTCAGCAGGAATACGGCAGCAACATCGGCGACATCGCTAAAGAAGCTGCTATTTCCGAGCTTACAGCAGAAATCAACACAAGAGGTTTCAACGTGCTGAAAGATGCAGCAGCATTTATGCCTCAGTACAACTTCGATGTATCTCCAGTAGTTAACAGCTCTGTAGTACCAAGCGATTATCTGAACATGTTTAAGCTGAAACTTGAGCAGGCATCTGCTTCTGTATATCAGAGAACACGTCTGTCACGTCCGAATACATTGACAATCGGATCCAACGTAGCAGCTTACATTTCAATGATCGACGGCTTCCAGGCTGACAACGTAGAAGATACCGTAGGTCCATACAAATATGGACGTCTTGGAAACTTCAATATCTTCGTTGCACCGGATTACGATCCGAACCTTTGGGTAATGTCATGTAAATCCAACGATATTCGCCGTAATAGTGCATTATTCGGAGAGTATATGCCTATTATGAATACAGACCCGATTACACTTGCAAATGCATCTGTTCAGCAGGGATCTGCAACAATGATGGCAATGAAAGTAACCGTACCTGAGACAGTAGTATCTGGTAAGATCATCGGTGCATTCTAAGATACCGAAGTAGAAATTTAATTCCGCGTCTATTATCACACATTCATCAGCCCTGATTTATTTCAGGGCTGATTTTTATGTTTTTGAATCGTTATAATGTGTGAGGAGAATACGTATATGGAGAAGAGTGAAGTTGTATGAAAGCCAGAGTTGTAAAAGAAGGTAATTTTTGGATAGGTCAAGTTTATGGAACGTGGAGTCTGTTTGGCATCTGTGGAAGAGAAGGATGGGGAACTGTAACGCCAAAATGCTTCACAAAATCAGGCGCAAGATTTGAACTTATGAAGTGGAAGAGAGCGCATATTCCAGATGAATTCGAGCTATGAGGTGACGTAATGGACTATTTCAAGAAATGCTCGAAATGCGGGCGGTATATGGCACCGAATTTGCAGTCTAAATTAGGATTTAGTGGAGGTACCATCCGGAAAGGAGCGATAACAATGACGGAGAATGAAGCGATCAGAGATTTGGAATATCTTATAGAAGAATGCAGTGCATATCCTCCAGAAACCGGAGTGAATGAAACAATCGGAAGTCTGCAATATTGTATTACCGCACTCAGAGAAATCCAGCAGTACCGGGAAATCGGAACGATTGAAGAAATCAGTAAGATGATAAATCAGGGAATCAATAATTGTTATATGTCTCACAAATATGAACACCCCGGATATGAAGAAGGAATGTGTGCTGGGCTTAGAACTATGAATGGAGATGGTGAACCGGTGTATAAGTGCAAATTATGTCGTTTAAATTACTTGTTTGAAAGGAGTGAGGGAGAATGACAAAGAATGAAGAAATCAAGAAAGTTATTTTCGGATTACAGTTTTTGAAAGAAAAGCTATATAACGGTATATTTTCAGATAGACTAGATTGCATTGATTATGCAATATCTGCCATCAAAGAATTACAGATGTACAAAGACAATAAATTATGCCTGGTGCCGGAGGATGTGTACTCACGACAATGCTGTGAATTGGACACATATAAGGAAATCGGAACCGTGGAAGAATGTCGGGAGGCAGTAGAGAAGCAGAAGCGGAAAAAATATGGAACAGAAGGGCAGGTGAACAGAATGAAAAGGACTTATGAAAACTGTTCTTTGCAGAAAAGGATTGGACGGGCAGGAAAAGACGGAAATGGAATGTGCATGGGATTCGGAAGAAGTGACACAGATGATGAGCCTTGTGAAATCTGCAAGAAGTGCAAACTATATACAGGAAATGAAGGTGGAATGAATGAGTGATGATTTAATCAGCCGGAGAACGATTAAATCCCTTATCGAGATGATAAGGGATTGTTGGGCGATAAGTCCGTATGTATCTGCTAATGATATGAAATTATACTCGAAGGTTTTTAATGTTGTTTTGAATGAAATTTCTAACTGTCCGACAGCCTTTGACAAGGAAAAGGTGTTAGATGAATTGGGTGAACTAACCGGAGAAGAATGCACACTTCATGAATGCGGAATACGTAGCGAGCGATGTAAGCCATGTATCGCAAAGAAGGCAGTCGAGATTGTCAAGAGAGGTGGATTAATCTGACATTTAGAAAGGAGATCAGATATGGAGAATGTGACAGTATCAGATTTGATTAAACTCTTAGATAAAGAGGGAAATAGGCGTGGTGGTGCTACTGGAAAAGAGCGGATCCTATCTATACAAGTTAATGGAGAGTTTATTGGATACATTACATCTGCAAAGCTTGATGGGTGGGGAGACGGACTTGTTACAGATGTTTGTTTAGAGGTTGAGGCTGAATAAACTGACACTTAGGAAAGGAGATCAAGGTTGAAAGATTAACCAGACCAGAGACAATAATAGTAGGCAAGTCTGTAGTGTTATATATTTAAAGTAAGGATGTGAATAGATTTTGTTAAAACCTGCACAACTGTATAAAGATGAATTGAATAAGAAGATGGTTGAAGGGTGGTATGATATTGAGAATATGTATTATCATGGAGGTCCATTTGCCTATTCTGTAGATGTTGCAGATAACAATTCCGATGTACGGGAGTTCGTCTGCATAGACGGTGAAAGGCTGATTGGTTACATATCTTACAATGTGGATTACATGTCTATGTCTGCAGATAATTTCGGGTTCATAAGCTTTGACAAGGGCAATGTAACTTTAGTGAATGATGTATTTAGTCACATCAAAGATCTTTTTTATAATTACCATTTTAATAGAGTTGCCTGGTATTGTTATGCCGATAATCCAGCTATTAGAGGTTATCGAAATTTCATAAAGAAATTTGGAGGTAAGGAAGTAGGCTATCTGAGACAATCTACAAAACTACTTGATGGTAAACTGCATGACAGTGTTATATTTGAAATACTTCGGTCGGATCTAAAGTAACACACATATTCACAACAACCTTTTATCTTGTTGTGATAATAAACGTGCGAATGTAGTAACAGAAATAATTAAATTCAATAATAAATGGAGGTATGAATTATGGCATACACAGTTGCTATTGAGTACAAAGGTGTAGAGCAAGAGCTTGAAAAGATTTGTGCTCCTATTATGAGATTATTCCAGCCGAATAATTCTTACATTGACACTCCGGCATATACAGAAGGTATTCCGGCGGATAAACCGGATGAAGAGAAGATTTCCGGTAAATCCGTATATGCTACAAATGTAGATGGCTGGGGAAGCCTTGATATGGCAGAGCCGTTCGCTACTACATCTGTTCCGATGTCTGGACCGCTTGCTCAGTTCAAACTTGCAGTTGTAGGCGAAGACAACAAAGTTGAATTCGATGTAGATGATTACAAAGAGGCATTCTACTATCAGCAGCTGGGAGAGCAGATGGCTGATCAGGGCTTTGTTGTAACTGTAACAAAAAAATAAATGAGGAACCGGGACCAGAGCCGGAACCAGATACAAACACCGTTACTGCTTCCGTAAGTGGTAACGGTGGTGTGGTTTCGCCGGTTTCCGAAGATGTAGCTCTGGGTGGTACGTTTACATTAAACATAACACCTGACAATGGATACGCTGTATCTACTATTTCTATTGATGGTAGTCAATATATCAACAATGGAATATCTGAACCACCGGAGAATTCAACTTGGCTAACAGTTGTACTTACAGATGTTAATGAACCTCATACTATCATAGTAACATTTGATACTGCATCTGATGGATCTAGTGTTGCTGACAAGTATAAATTAATAGTAAATGCATCTGCTGGGCCAGGTGGTAAAGTTTCACCAGAAACTCAGAAAGTTATAAGCGGTAGCGATGCTTCCGTTGACATTACACCTGATGCAGGTATGGCAGTAGATACTATTAGTGCCAACAATGAAGAATATGTAAACGACGGAAAAGCGTAGTAAAAGAAAGGAGAGCAGATACACATGGCAACAAATAAGCTTCCAGCAGGTTCGACATGGAACAGATTTGTCATTGAAAATGTTACAGAGAATCAAGAAATCAGAGTAACATTTGCACCTGATGCTAACAGTGACGGTATACCGGATAAATATCAGACGGTTGTGGTCACAGCTTCATCGGATGGATCTGGAACAGTAGATCCGTCAAAAAAAGAGATAGCTCTCGGTGAAGATCTTACGTTCACCGTGACACCGGGAGAGGGTCAAGCTCTTTACCAGGTTAAGAACGGTGACGAAATCCTTTATACAAATACATCTGAAACACCATTCTCGGGAACGTTTACAGCTTCTAATATCTTAGCTGATATGAAGCTTACATTTGTGTTCTCGGTAGACACAGATGGAGATGGAATCCCAGATGCATCTGAAACATGGTATACAATTACTTTGAATCATGATGCAAACACATCTATTGCATCTAACGGAGTTCAGGATACTGTTAGGGTTAAGATCGGTCAAGATTGCCCGATTCAATTCTCAGCTCTTTCAGGATATGCAATCGATACTGTTACAATCGATGATCAGTCATTTGTCAATGATGGTCAGAACGATGCTCCTAATGGTACATCTTGGGATAGCATAACACTCAAGAATATACAGAAAGATCATGTAGTATCAGTAACAGGTGCATCTACTACAGATGATTCTGGTGTAGCAGATAAGTATAAACTTAAAGTAACTCCTGTTATCGTAGGAGATGATGGTGGAGAAGTAACAGTTGATCCTGTTCTTGTAGTATATGGACACAATGTAGTTGCTACAATTACTCCAGACGAGAGTATGTCAGTTGATTCTATTGAATCTGGTGCTGAGACATATGTCAATAATCCGAATTTCGGTAAAGCTATCATCGAAGATGCAGAAGATGTAGCTGCAGCTCTTGAAGATCCTGATATCAAAGAGATGACATTGAATGCTCCAATTGCTACAACATCTGAAATTCAGATCAATAAACCGATGACAATTGACGGTGCTGGCAACACGGTCACGAAGAGTGAACCGGGTAAAGCATTTACCATGACAGCAGATTCTACTATTGAGGATATCACAGTTGAAAATACTGCAGATAACACAGAGTGGAATTCTTCATATGGTGTTCAATTCTACACCGGTGAACATACTGTCAAGGATTCAAAATTTACCGGTGGTAATGCTGGTATCATTGCAAACAGTGCTACTGTTAATCTTGAAGGTACAATTGATGTATCTGGTAATACATTTGGAGGTATCGAAGTATGCAGAAGTCAAGCTGATGCAAAAACACGTGCTTCAATGCCTGCAGGTGTTCTCAACATCAATGGTGCTACAATTATCAATGATACAGAGGAATATGGCAAACCTACTATCTGGATCGATGGAAATACTGATGCTGAGGGTATTGTAAACGGTGCTGATGCATTCACAATGATTCAGTTACCTCATGGAGATTATTTCCAGAAACAATTCTATTTAAATGAAGCTAACTCAAAACCAATCAAAGTTGGTGATTCCGGATACAGTACTCTTGATGCAGCAATCGCAGCTGCTCCTGCAAGCACAGAAACAGTCATCAAGTTATATGATGATATCACTATTACAGGTGAATCTGTTGAGATTCCAGCTAATAAAAACATCAAACTTGATCTGCAAGGTCATACTATTGCAGCTGCTTCAGGATTTACAGGAAGACCTATCACTAATAAGGGTACACTTACTATTACAGGTGATGGTACTATTACAAGTGAAAATTCTGGAACCAATGCAACAGGTGCAGTAAACAACGAAGGTATGCTTACAATTGAAAATGGTACATTCAGTGGACCTGCAGAAGTAAACGGAATGGCCATTAACAACAGAGCTGCTGGAAATCTTCACATCTTAGGTGGTACATTCAATGGATGCCCAAGAGGTGTGCAGAACCTAGGTACACTTGTTATTGATGGTGGTGACTTTGTAGGATCTGATACCTATTCAGGCAATGAAGGTAACGCTATCATATCTGGACAAGGTGCTACAACAACAATCAATGACGGTACATTCACAGGTCATATGAATGCTGTTTCTAATATGGACAACGGCGGTGGGTGTAAGCTTACCGTAAACGGTGGTACGTTTACAACCGATGGTGCTTCTGGATCTGGTGCATTCTACAATGGTACAGGCAATACGATCACTATTGAGGATTGTCAGGCTTCTACATCAGGGAATTCTGGGTCAACACTTGCAAACAGAGGAACAGCTATCATCCATGGCGGTACATTCATCGGAGATAACTGCTCTAAGCAGTGCTATACAGTAGATAGCGGTCAGACTTCTACCCCAGGTGCGTCAATGGAGCTTGGAGAAAACGTAGTGATCACAGGAACATTTGGAGCACTCAGAGCTGTTTCAGGATCTATGACCGTAAAAGGCGGATCTTACAGAGTTGTTGATTGCGACAATCACAGCGGATCTGATTTCTATGCACTATATGTTGCAAGTGAGAACGGAGCTGTTACTGTCAATATCGAAGATGGTACGTTTGAATCACTCAGCAACGATTGCGTAAGAGTTGGAAACGAAGGATTTAATCAAGCAGCTGTTGTAAACATCTCTGGTGGATCATTTACAGCACCTAGTGGAAAAGAAGCTGTTAAGGTAGCAGGAACAGGTTCTGCTTCACTTACAGGTGGAACCTATTCAAGCAATGTAGAAGGACTTGTAGCTGACAACTATCAGGTAAATGAAGTTGAAGGCAAGTTTGAAGTAGTTGCTACTGCATAAGAATTAAGATCTTTGAAGGGAGGCTAATAAGAACATGAAGATGTCAGAGATAGTAACTCAGATCGGATTTGATCTTGGCCTCCCTACATCTGATAACGTAGAAAGCCAACAAATTGAACAAGCTGTTCAGATCGCCTTCAGAGAATTGAAGCGGTACATCAAAAATCCTGTAGATAAGACGGTTCCATTCTCGACAAGGATCAAATTATCAGATGTAGGCATTGTAACACGTAAAGTGTTATATGTATATGCATCACGGCCTAGAATTGGGCTCACCATGTCAACGATAGATTCAGGAAATGTATTTCAAGTAGCCGCTGCTGTTAATGTCTATAGTTCAATTGGAAATACAGCAAGTATAAATATTGATCCTATCATGACTGAAATGGCGATGGCACAAGTTAGAAATACACTGTCAACGGATTTTCAGTGGAAATACGATCTTGACAACGATGTAGTATATGTAACACATAGAGATCCTAGACCTACTCATGTAACTATTCGTTATGTTCCAGATTATCAAGATGTGTCAGAAATCAAAAGCCTTACTTGGCAAGATTATCTAATACGACTGGCAGAAGCTCATATGAAGAAGAGTTTAGGACGTGCAAGATCAAAATACACAATTGAGGGGTCTAATGTATCACTTGACGGAAACATTCTTTTAGATGAAGCTAATGCAGAACTTGAACAGATTCGTGAAGAGCTTCAACAAAAGAAAACAAATATGGTGGTACTCAACTAACCTTCTATTAGTGTAGATCGAAATTTAGTGTGATCATAATCAAATAAACAGAAAAGGAGAATGTATCATGTTCGTTAAAAAGCGCAGAATTGTAGCAGAAGCAGAAATTGACCCGCAGATGGATGCTCCTGTTGAAGATGTAGATATGACAGATGAAGGTGCAGGAAATGTTTCTGTAGACGAAGAGGCAACAGATCTGTTATTTGAAACAGATGACGTTGCACAGCTTGTAGCTGAAGTAACTGGTGAGGATGTACAAGTAACTACAGATCCTGAAACAGATTCCGTTGTATTCGGAATTGGGCAGGATGAGTTTACAGTAACACCGGAGGGTGATGAAGAGATCTTAGAAGCAAGAAGAATGCCGAAGAAACCGGCTGTAAAAGCTTCTACTCGTACAAAAACATTTTCACCGTCTAGGAAATCTGTAAGTGCGTCAAGGAAGACTCGCAAAGTAAGAAGAGCAGCAAAATAGAAAAGGTGATCTTTTCTAGAGAAATGCTATGAAGAGCTCCTCGGGTAGATCGCCGGGGAGCTATTTTATTATAAGGAGGTATTTCACATGTCTGCAATTTTCTGCGGTATCGGAGGCGATATCATAAAGAAACTATCAAATGCATTATTTGATGGGTTTAATAAACTATTTGAAATTGGAATGGAGATCGATGAGATCAAGAAGGAAAAAGATGATGATGGAAGCGATGTCTTATATTGCACTATCAGGACTGGCGGAGATCATTTAGTCAAAGTTAAAATGACCCGTCTAAAAGATGATAGATGGGATATGCTTTGTCAGGCTGAAGTCGATGGCATCATGAAGAAGAAAGAAATACAGAATATCACACCTGATAAGGCCGATGACGAGCTTACTAAACTTATCGATGATTGGTTTGACGGTGAGACTTATGAAGGCATAGACGACACAGAAGATCTTTTTGAAGGTGAGAAGCAAACTCATAAAGCTGAAGCTGCGTCTAACATTCGGCTTGCATTCAAATCTGTGAAGGGATCAGATTCAGCAGAAGTACAGCTCACAGGAGTTATGTGCTCTATGCACAATGTAAGAGAGGCTGCTGAAGCTGTTGAAACACTTCTAAGTGATGATGAATTTTTGAAATCTGTACCAGAGGAAGAAGCTGTATATGAATTAGCCCCATTAGACGATTCATTTGAATTAACAGAGCTTGATCCTACGTCAGATGATGCCGATTGCACATGCAATTGCTATGAGATATTGATGGCGTTATGCAAAAAGGCTATAGATGATATGTGTACAATCAAATGGAATCTACGACCTGTAGATAAAGATCTCATATGCCTTCTAAGTGATCGTAAATGGATACTTGAATCCATGCTCGAGCAGTTAGCCGGATTATCCGTAGAAGCATATGGATATGCTCCGGATGCTAAGTCCTTATGCTGCACAGACCAGTATATTGATACAACAAATGGTGTTTGCAAAGAGTGCGCAATGGACACGGTTAAATCTGACATCAACGATATCATCAACAGCTTGGAAATGTTCTATTGCAATCTACCATCGGATATTCAGTATCTGTTTGATACTTGGACACGAGATCTCAGAAGTTATGTGAACAATGTACTTGCTCGTCAGTGAGAGTAAAGATCATAACGAAAATTTTAACTTACGAATCGTTAATGTATGTGTAATTAGAACAATTCTAACTTAGTTAGGAGGGTTACACATATGATTAAACTGAACGAGGAATATCGCCATAAACTAATAGATACCAATATCATTTCAAGATACATTAGAGGTGGTAGGGGCATTGTTACATTAGAGGCGCCTTCAGGAAAATCACATACATATGCATTCAGAAAACCTCAGAATGCATCGGAATTTCCTGATGATGTGATATTTGTATATGCTGTACATGATAAGCAGAAACTTTTCTATATAGGTATGATGGAAGGGTTAAATTTTAGACTTACACATAATTCTAGATTTCTTGAGGACACGGAAATTGTTCGAGGTGCACAGTACATTGTTAAAATGGCATCATATCAAGGTCTTGCAGAACGATCAAAGATGCAGCTATATCATGAAGGTATTTGCTGTAGATGTGGTAGACCACTTACTTCGGAAAAATCTGTAGAAGAGGGTGCAGGTCCGAAATGTTTAAGAGAAAGCTTTCTTGCCTATGCATTCTAGATTAGATGATCTCAAGAAATTTAAGGAATTAGAGAAGAAATCTGGAAATCCATATTTAGCTATACAAAAATTAACACATAACTCAAGGAAACTTGGTACAAAATATAAAGGTGTGAATGATTCACACCTTATTACATGTGCTCTATACAATGAAGAACCTAGTATCATACATAAAAACAAAATATCTATTGAATCAAGTTACCAAGACGAATTGCTATCAAGAGTATCTAATGAAGATGTGGTGAGATCTGTGAAACTATCTCTAAAGTACTCTATTCGTGATAATATTCAATATGTGTATACAGATTCTTTGGAAAAATGTGATGAATGTCGTGTTCAAGTACTTGTGAATATGATATTAGACCATCAGGACCTTGTTTAGTTTTACAACAATAAGGAGGTTGAAACTTTCATGCCAAGAGGAGTTAAGAAAGCACAAGAAGCAGAAGCTGCTTCAGAAAATAATGTAACTGTTGAAGGTGAGACTAAAGAGGTAGAATCGACAAGCAAGTCTGTAACAGTAGAGGTTCAAGATAAAACAGCTGAAGAGCCGAAGAAGTCAGACGAGTCAAAGAAATCAGAATCAAAGAAGTCTGAGAAACCTGCTGAGAAAAAATCTCATGTTAAATCTGAATCAAAGGAAACGGTAGAAGATCGGTTTTATCAGATTGTGAGACCTGTACCTATCTATCTTGCAAAGAGCATAGCATCTCCGGTACTCGGAATATCATCAGGTAAGTGTAGAATTCATGCATTTGAAGGACCTTGGGTCAAAGTTACTATGGGAGTAGCTGAAAAGGGTGCTGTAACCGGCTACATTATGAGATCGCAGGCCATCATCAAATAACTTGACGTGAAACTCGCAATGAAAGACTCATACAAAACTTGTGTATGCTATACTTTCATTGAAAACTATTAAGTGGAAAGTAGGTGTACATATTATTATGGGTTTTGATAATGATTCAATCGTCAAACTGTTAACAGATTATGGTATAACCATAGTTATATCAGGTCTGTTTATCTATGTTGTAGTTCGCCTCATAAATATGGGTCTGAATTGGGCAGAAAACAGACTTCGTATTAACACACATGATGAAAATATCGAAATAAGGAGCAAAGTAGGGTCAAAGATACAATATTTGATAAATCAATTTCTATCTGAACATGATGGGCACCGTCTTCAGGTCATTGAATTTTCCAATTCAGTCATGTCTATTGCTTACTTGCCGTTTCGATACATGACATGCACATATGAAGTAAATACATTTGATCTTACAGGTAGAGCTAAGATGGTCGATAAGTTGTCAACGTCATTATTCACACAATTTTTTGATAATATGCAGGATGAGAAATTCTGTGAATTTGATATCAGCAATCATAATAAACTTGTAGGTGGTGCAATGTATGATCTCATGATTGAGATGGGTGAGCATAAATGTATCTGTGCTATGATGAAGACAGCAAAAGGATTACCTATTGGATACATTGCTTTCTATAAGAACGATCCATTCACAGATAAAGATCGACAGGATATCGACAATCTTGCAAGTTCTATTCAGGCTCTTTTATGTGTTGTAGAAACAAGAGATATCGGAATTCTGAACTAATAGGTAAGAGGTGCTGAACAAGCACCTTTTTCTATGTATGAATCGTTAATATCTATGAATAATAATGAAATAGGAGGTCATTGGAAATGACAAAGAAAATTATCAACGTAAAGTATCATCCGGATGCTATTCATAGCATAGGCGCAGATGATTTGAATCAGATTACTGCTGACATCAAAGAACTTGTAGGTCCTGAATACATTGTAATCTTTACACCATTTGATTTTCAGGAGATTCCGAACGAGGGCCTGTTCGGCACAGTAGAAAATATGCTGAATACTTTGAAAGAAGAAGGACGTGATAAGGATATTGTCAAGCTGGCTGAACTGATTGCTGAGTTTGTACCTGCGGAGCATGTTTCTGAGGGTGAGACAGATGTTAATCCTGAACCTAAGTATCATCAGTGTGATGCAGATCCTTCTGTAACAGATGAACTTGATAACTTACAGGGTGAAAATTGTAAGGTGATTGATTGTGACGCTTGAGGTCTATAACAAAAAATTTGAAAAGATTCAAACTGCTGAGTATGAAATGTCTACATGGAGCTGGGATCGCATAAATGAGATGGCCGCAGCTGGATACTCATTTAAGCTTGACGGCAAATGGATCAAGATTGGTGATAATATAGAACCACCTTTAAATTGTGAATCTCAACCAGAGACAAAGCGATTCAAGGATATTCAATCGGTAGAAGAGCTTGAAGAGGTCTGTAAGGCTGCTATGGATAAATTTGAAGAAGAAAATCCGGAATTGGTAGAAAGAGCTTACAGTAATATTGCCAAGAAATTCTTATCTTCCGATAATCTTCCGAAATCTAAAGATATTTCAGAAGATACAGGTAATCCACCTATGAAACAGATGATTGAGTGTATAGAAACTGGTAAGTTATACGCAAAACAGTCACATGCTGCAAGAGATCTTGGAATTGACCCATCGTATGTGAGTGATTCTATTAAGACAGGTAAGCAGCATAAGGGGTATTCATTCCGCAAGGTGTTGAAACCAGTGTAACAGGATAAATTTAGAAAATATTTAAACGATTCAATGGAAAGTGTCTGTTCGCACTTGTGCTCATATGCATTAATGATCAAATCGTTTAAATATTTTCTATTTTAGATAAAATTTGAGGTGTAATATGATACTTATTAAACAAAATGGACAAGTCTATGAAATATCATTTCGATATGATCCTACGATCGTACAGTTGATCAAACAAGTTCCACAGAAACAATGGGTATCAGAATCTAAACATTGGACAATACCTGTTGCACACCTTGGGCTGTTTTTAAATCAGCTCAAAGGTACTATGTACGAAGATCAAGTTAAGATTGAATCAGATGAACATCTCGGAGAAAACAGCGAGCTTGAGACTTCTACCGCTATACCTGATATAGATATATCTAACGTACCATTTTATGTAAAAGAAGGCTGTGAACCTTACAAGCACCAGATAGATTTTATGAAATGGACGATTGATCGTCAGAATCGTGGAAATCTAAATGGGTTTCTGCTGTGTGATGAACCTGGATTAGGTAAAACTATACAGCTTTGTAATCTGGCAATATACAATCGTGTACGATACGGATTTTCTAGATGCTTAATAATATGCTGTGTAAACCCTGCTAAGTACCATTGGTATAACGACATTGTTGATCATACTCGAGGTAAATTTATTCCGTATATACTTGGTACAAGGAAGAGGCGTAACGGTACATTCCGATCAGATACAGGAACAAAGGAAAAACTAGAAGATCTTCAGACTGGTCATATGTATGGAGATTTATCTGCCCCAGAACTTCCCTACTTTATAATTATGAACATCGAGGGCATTCGAGCAAAGCAGGGTAAGCAATACGTCATAGCTGATCAAATTATTCAGTGGTGCCAGCGTGGAGATATCTCAATGATCGCAATTGACGAAGTTCATAAGAACACATCTCCATCATCTTCGCAAGGAAAACAACTTCTACGGATAAAGAAATACAATCAAGCTAATTTAATGTGGGTTCCGATTACGGGTACACCTATCACCTCAAGACCTACTGACTTATTCTTGCCATTGAAGCTCATCAATGGTCACAATTATACGTCTTTCTGGTCATGGTGTCAAAAGTTCTGTGTATACGGAGGATTCGGAGGACATGAAGTGATTGCATATCGGAACATTCCGTATCTGAAATCTCTAGTAGAGTACAACATGATACGAAGACTGAAGAAGGATGTGCTTGACCTTCCTCCAAAGATTATATTCACAGAATATGTAGAGCTTTCTACCTATCAATCAAGATTGTACCAGCAAGTGGCTGACTCTCTAATAGAACGAAGAGATTCCATTGTCAGTAATTTGAATCCATTGTCTCAATTCTTGCATCTACGTCAGGTGAGTGAGTGTCCAGAATTGGTAGATGATGATCTTGATACTTCTAATGATTCCGAGTATGTCAAAAAGAATTCGAAACTTAGACGGTTGCTTGATATATTAGAAGATATTCATGAACGGAATGAAAAAGTAGTGATATTTGACAACTGGGTAGAACCTCTAAGAATGCTGTATCGCATATTGTCAAAGAAATATAAAGTGTGTGTTTATACAGGTACGATGTCTGATAAGGATAGAGAGTACAATAAGCAGGTGTTCTTAACGAATCCGAACTACACTATCATATTAGGAACCATTGGAGCATTAGGCACTATGCATACCTTAACATCTGCTGTGAACTGTATATTCTATGGAGAGCCTTGGACAGCTTCTGACAAACTACAAGCCGAAGATAGAATTCATAGAATATCAACAAAGGGATCTGTTAATATATACACACTTTTGGCTAAAGGTACTGTAGAAGAGCGAGTACATGGCATTGTTTATAGGAAGGAAGGAATTTCGAATTATATTGTAGATAATATAGACATTCATTCTAACCCAGAATTATTTGATCTGTTGTTATCTGATACACTTAAAAAGAAATAAATTATGACGATCACGCACCTTATCTACAAATAGATCAATTGTGGTGATCGTTATATTGTGTATAGAAATAATGTATGTGAGGTGAGTAGTTGCATGAAAATAACGATGGCAAAACGTGATGATATTCTCCGTCGTAAACAGGCATATGACGACGCAGTTAATAAACAGAAAGAAGAAGAAAGCCGATATAGAAAAGCAGAATGGAATGTCATGAAAGGTGTAGAGGAGCTTGTTTTACAGAAAATTGGTAAAACATCTTTAAATCTTGATGTGTCCGTAGATCGTACATGGAGAACCGGATTAGAAGTTCGCATAAACAACGGAAACAATCCTCATGATGATCAGGCGCTTAACTGGAACTGGAAGGCTGAGATGTCAGATGATGGTGATGTGAAGAAAGACTCAGGATCTTGGTCAGGACTTTCTGCAATAACTTCTGAACAGATTGCTAACTTGAAAGAATCTGTTAGAGTTATTGAGATTCTCAATAATCTTGATTGGAAGAATCTCCTAACAGTAGAGCTTCCAAATTATAGTGATTACATAAAGACTGAACTTCCCGAGCAAGAAAACTTTGATCAGCAGTTAGTTGAGGCTGATGTTGAAGATGCTGTAGAGCAAGGTCTTCTTATCAGGGGGCATGGATACAAGCTGTACGGGCAGCGTGCTGTAGTATTCTACAATGTTATAAGTATGACTGATAAATCATTTAGAGTTCAGGAGGTTTATGAAGACGATCTTTCAGACGAAAGTAGATGGGGATCTCCGTATACAATTCGTAAAGATAAGTTCTTTGAAGTAATCGACAATCCAATTCAAACCGTGGAGGTGTGAATCATGAAAAGAGTAATTCGTTCATCTGTAGAAGCTGTTCGTAAATCTGTAAAGGCAGCAGAAAACGAAACAATAGATGACAGATTAGATCAAGCATTATCAGATTTGAAAGATGATTTTGATTATGCTATTTCCGGACTAGAAAAATTAGGAAGAGATGGAGCAAATTCAAGCAATGACGCACTTGCTATTGCTGAGACACTCAGCAATAGCATTCAGTCAACAATTGATCAGATTGCAGGTGCTGTATCTGCTCCAGCTCCTCAAGAATAAGGAGGTCGTAACACATGGCTGTGATTTCAAAAAGATCTAGAGGATCTGTAGATGATATGTTAGCTGCAATGAAAAATGCATTAGGTGATGAAGTTGTAGAACAATCAACAGTTGCTGCTGCGTCGGACATTGATCTTGCGTATATTTCACAAGTTGGACAAGCAGTACTGGATAGAGTAGAAAGCGAAGTGGATGATATTGTATTCCGAGAAGCACATGATGCTCTGTATTGTACTGTAACATACAACGAGCATATCACTGACTTCGAGATTCCGTACGATGATCTATCTATGAATGATGTAGATCTTGATGCAGCTTACATTGCAAATTCTATCATCGATGCAATTGAAGAAGCCTTAGGACATAGAGATTATGAATGATAAATTAGGAAAAGAAGCTGAAGAGAAAATTAAACAGTGGCTAGATCGTAAAGACGATGGATACGCATTCTATCGTCTTTATGACATCATGACTGGATTCTATGGTCAATACAACATATCAGATTTTATATGTTACAAGTATCCTTACCAGTGGTTCATTGAGTCCAAGAGCACGTGGGAAGATAGATTTGACATTAACATGATATCGGAAACACAATATGAAGGTCTTATGAAGATGTCTGATGTACCTGGTGTCCACGCTGTTGTAATTGTATTGTTTGCTTCTTATCAGAGAGCATTCATCATAGACATTCGAGAAATTGATCGTTACAGAAGCGAAACTGGTAAGAAATCGTTCAATATCAAGAAGATTGATCATTGGGCTTTTAAATACAGTGAGATTCAAACTATTCCAAATAACCGAAAAAAACTTCTTGATTACACAGGAGAACTAGAGGATCACATCAAAAACTTGTAGATGTAAATAGCTGTATAAAGGTGTGATTAGATTTGATAAGTGGGTATCTAGGTCATTATTATTTCTTACTCAATGGTGAGTTTATCGTAGATAAATGTCCTGTAGAAGAAGGTCAAACAATTGACGGAATATACGTCAGAAAATTGAATTATACACATATAGATATTCAAACAGATTCATATGTGTTTGAAGGAGATGTTCTGTATAATATGCAGACACATCAGTTTGAAATCAGTTCTCATCCAATGCTTAAACGGAATTTTATATTTCAAAAAGGTATACGAAATATATTTCAGCTGTCATCACAAGATTGCATATTCATCTACGAATGATCGTTATAATTAGTGATAGTATTAAGGAGATGATATTATAATGAAACGTGTAATTCGTTCAAGTTTATCAAAGAATGCAGATGAAATAGGTACATATACACAGCCGGGTATTGATACATTGCTTCAGTATCTAGGATTTAAGTTTACATCAAATCCGAGCATTGCTCTTATGTATGACCCCGCAGATAAGCACACTGTTATCGTCTATGATGCAGATGACGACGGTAGTCTTAAGAAATACGAAGATGTAGTAGTTGACGGAGACGCATCAGAATTCTTAAGTGTACTTAATGATAGAGTGAAGCTGCAGCAGTATCTTGCAGATAACGATATACATGTTGTTCCGATGACATTAGAGAAGATTGTATTTTAAAAGGAGGATAAAAGTTATGAAGAGAGTGATTAGAGCTTCAAAGGCACCAGTTAAAGCTGCTTATGATTTAGACTTCTTTGCAGATATTGAAAATAGAGCTTATCATGCAGGATATGATCTTCAAGCAGATGTTGACGGGAACATAACGTTGGAAGCTAGAGATGCAGATTACAAATTGCCTGAAATTACAGTTCGTAAAATTGATGGTGAACGCACAACTTATGAAGCTCATATGAAATTCCAGGAGCTCGATACGTCAGATGAGCAGTATTATGATTCAATGGAATTCTATGTAGGACATTGGTTAGAAGCTGCTAAATTTGTAACATACTTGCAGCAATGGTCCCCAGATGATTACATTGATGACGACGATTAATTTGGTGACGAAGAATAACCTTACTTATGTGTAACTACTATCATATAATGAAAGGAGTTACTGATTATGGATTTTGGAATTGCTAGTGTAGCAGCTATTGTAGCAATCTGCTATCTTGTAGGAATTGGAGTGAAATGTATTCCTGGAATCAAAAATGACCTCATTCCGTTTATCGTCGGAGTAGTTGGTCTGATTCTTGGAATTGTAGCTTTACTGTTAAATGTACCGGATTTCCCAGCAACGGATTATCTAACTGCAGCAGCAGTTGGTGTAGTAAGTGGTCTTAGTGCTACTGGTGTTAATCAGGCTGCTAAGTCAATATCTAATAAATCAGCTTCTTAAGATAAAGAGGTCTGCCATCCTCTAATTCTTCCTGAGATATAGATTATAGAAACGGCGAGGGTTCGACGTAGTTCAGCCTTCGTCGTTTCTGTGTGTATGCATCGTTAATATGTATGTACACATAATTGATAAATTAGTGAAGGTGGTAAATATGAGAGAAGATACATCTAGAATCCTTAATGAATGGGCAAGTGTTCTCGAGTTTAATCCTGATCAGAAATCATTTGATTTAGGAAATTTTAGCTTAGATATTCACATAGCTGGAGAAGCAATGAAAAAGCTGATTGAAAAGTTTGACGAATCAGGAGAGCTCAGCGTGCTATATGCAAAGCAGTTCTATATGAATTATCTCAAACATCTTTCAATCAAGTTATTTGATTTATTTGAATCTGATTCAGATGATCTTAAAATTTATCGCAATCTTTACGATACAATGCGTAGCGAAGCTGTACGAACTATAGAAAATCGTTGGATTGCTGCAGTATCTACCATCTTAAACCGATTAGGAATACATCTCATATCAAATCAATTTGACACCTCTGTATTATATAGCAATGTATCTGATATTGTTAATGATATCACGAAATGCAACGTAGATGTCTTTGGTAAAGGATCTACATCTCATACAACTTTCATTTATTGCACAACAATACAATCATTCAATACGCTTGCTGAATGTATTCTGAATCTTTCGTATAACTCTGATGGAATGTATTTATGTTACATATCTTTAGATGGTGCACCTGATGGATACTTCACATATATCTATAAATGTGGATCTACACTAATATCTATTAATGACAGAGTAAATGAGTCTTATAGAGGTCAGCACAATAAATCACGAAATAATCGTTGGATGGAATATAAAGGATACAATATATTTCCATACAAATTGATTGAGTATGGAGATGAACGAGATTATAAGGGATATGCAACATCAATGAAGTTATCAGATGATGCATCATTGTCGTTAAGTGATCAAGGAGTAGATGCATCAAAGATTGTACTTACGATGATTATACTTCAGAATTTCATTGAGAATAAGATGGATTTTGATGAGTATGAATTATCATATTCTGATGTATTGTTAACTGCAAATCGTAGTGAATTATTCGACTCGCATGCTTCTGAACTGATGGTAATTAAGGATAATGAGGTCGTTCAGTATCATGATGCTATTGATTTCAAAATATCGAAAGATGACGTCATACTAGGTCTTGACGAGTCTGATCCAATTGTTTCAAACAATAAATATTCTGATTTCAAACATTCAAAAGATGTTAGTGAAGATGTAAAAGATCTTTGCCCTGATTTCAAATTTGATCCTCATGAATTATTGGCTATCAGAGAGAATAGTTCAAAAGAGTTCATAGGCACATATTCTAAGATGCGTGAGCAAGCATATATGGAAGCACGAAAGGACTATTCGAGATACTGTAGACGAAAAATTGCTCAAGAGTATCTAGACTTTGGAGGTATGAGTTCAATACGTGCCTGGTTTGAATGTGCAATTAGAATTCACGTTAATGACGTGAAAAATGCAGCTATTCGAAAATATACTTCCGGAACAAGAAATGGATTTGATGCCTATTCACAAATTATAGATGAGGATTTCATGTATTCCATTAGAGTAGACTTCGACGATACATCATATCAGGGGCCTACTTGCGATAACTATCTTTGCAATAGAGAGTTAAGAGATAGACGATGGAGATATACTTGCCCAATAACTGGTTCAACTGCAAATGTTTGGATCGAATTTAAGATACGGAGTGCTAATGATTTATGTCAGATGCTAGGAGTAGATCTATCTGAACTTCCACGAATATTGCAGAAATTCAAATCAGATAGAGATTATCATACAAATAATCTTCTCAATCCTCATGATCCGCTAAGCGTTGTAGGTAGTCCTATTGAAGATATCATGTGGAATAGCGATGAGATGAAAGAGGTTCGCAATGAATTAAACGAATCTGAGTATGCAAATCACACATTAAGATGTTGTATAGGATTTTCAAAACGAGGTCTCAATAAACTTGTGAAGGATCATAGCATCGTTATTAAATACAACGAAGAAGGTAACATAGTAATTGACAATAAGGAGGATTAAGTACTATGAAAGATATTAGAACAATGATCAAGGATATGGAGAGTATGGACGATTCTAAATATTCTTTCAAGAGAATTCCTGCAGATCCTGGATTTAATTCGTTTCAGGTCATTGAAAATGCTACTGGTGATCACATTGATACATGGACATTTGATTCTAATGGAAATGTATCATCTGTTGCAGGCGAAGTATCTGCAAAAATTATGCTAGACTACAACAAGTTTAAATTCAGACCAGAGTGGTGGTTAGGCGCAAGATTCTATCCGGATAACTTACAAGATGTAATCCGATATCATGACGTGCTGATCGTTGCTTGCATGCTCAGTAGATTCAAGGATAAGGGAGATGATGTAGGAATTCGACATGGCATGAGAATTCTCGATTGGCTTGCGACTACTGATTTCTATAGTGCTCCTGCGTCTGGTAGATTTCACGATGCATATGAAGGTGGACTGATATCTCATACAATCAATGTGTACAATCAGATGTGTGAGGTATGGAAGGTCCAGAAATTCAATGATGTGTCACCTCAGTCATTCACACTTGTAGCACTTACACATGATTGGTGCAAGATCGGATTATATGAATCCTATATGCGCAATGTAAAGGATGAGAAAACAGGTCAGTGGAATCAGGTTAAATCATTTAGATGGCGTGAAGATGGACCAGCATTTGCATTTGGACACGGTGTTTCATCGATGTTTTTAGTATCAAGATTTGTGAATCTTTCCGGAGAGGAAGCTGCTGCAATACGTTGGCACATGGGACATTGGAACGTAGCAAGTAATGAAGAGACTGATCTTCAGACATCTAATGAAACTTATCCCTTAGTACTTATGATACAGTTTGCAGATGCACTTTCTATTGTGAGGTATTGATATGGATGCTGTAGTATATTTACAAAACCCTGTTGTAGGCAAACGACATAAAAGTGTATTCCGTAATATTAAAAATATTGAAGTTGTAGGTGATCAATTTCAATTTGTTATTGATGATGACGAGCCTGCGCACATAACTATTGATAACAATACAACTATACATTTTTACAACAATTACCTCAATCAGTAACAACAACCTTCTATCTATGTAGTATTACAATGTATTGATTATATAAAAATCAATCGTTATATTCTATATAGATAGGAGGTTATTTATTTTGAGCGTATTTTCTCAGATTGAGGAATTTGCATTAGATGACATTCAAGCAACTATTGACAATCTCAATAAAAGCAAACGACTTTACCCACCTATCGGATTAGTTGATGTAAAGCATGAATGTGATGCAAATACCGAAAAAGATGAAAAATATAAAGTAAAGTTCTTTGCAGATATGTCAAATGCAGGAGACGTATTTTCTTGTGATTATTCATATGATGTTGACGGTGACAATGTCACATTGTGCGATGATCTTGATAAGAAAGTGTATTCTGCATATTGCAAATCAGCAAAAGTGGAAGCATCTACCCGAATTGTAGCAGCTGATGAAGATTCTGTTGCAGATTCACTTGATGATTTATCTGACAGTGTAGATGACCTTCAAGATGATGTTGAAGAGATTAGAGAAGATGATCCCAATATTGAGATAGAGAACAATATTGAAAATCATTTTATTGCAGAGTGCGAATCTTGTGGTGGAATATTTATTTCTGCAATGCTCCAATCAGATCAGGAAATTGATCATATCACAGGAATTTGCCCACTATGTGAAAGAGAAACTAATCAATATCTCAAGTGGGTGATTAAGAAGGTAAATAGAAAGAATCCGCTAGAAGTTGAAGATGATCCTACAGGTGAGTATTCTATGTCACCTCAGACAAATTCAGAGGAAGTTAATCAAGAACCAGGAGGTGCTCAGTTCTAATGAAAATTGTAAAATCTAGCTGTTCCAGCAAACGAAAGGTCCGTACATGCACTTTCAGCCCTCAGGTAAATATAAAAAATAAGAGGACTGCTGTACAAACTGAACAAGATGTAAACGCTGCACATAGTGAAGCAAAGCTCCAAGACCTCATCAATGACATTAAGTCAAACATATATACAAAAGTAAAGGCTGTAGCTACATCACCGGAATTTGGATTTGATGAGAATGAAGTAGATGATTACTTCTTTGTAGAAGTAAGCGCTACAGAAATCGGTGAAGATCATCATGAAGCAATTCGAGTTGAAGTTAGAGGTGAAGTAAGCTACGAAGGCTTAGAAGATCTCATGGAAGCACTTAATCCTATCATTGAAAGCTACGATAGTTATGCTTATTTTGAACCTGTAGAACCTGGTATCATTGAAGCATATGTAAGTGTAAATCAAATAGATATGAGCATATATGGTGCTACAGCTTTTCCTGATCATATGTTTTATGATTATCATGGAAAACGATTTTCTGTACATGACAATTCATCAGAGTTAAGAGATGATGTTATAGAAGATGTATATTATCTCTGGAAGGCTAGCATATCACAGCAAGCTGGTGCATATAATGATGCAGATGAAGATTACGTGTATGCATTCATAAGAGGTCGAGGAGTTGTAGAATATTATAAAAAAGGTAAGTACGTAGCTACCTCTAATTACAACCTTAGAGACGAAGATGATTTTGAACAAGCTTGGGAGTACATGGAGATTATAGTTCAGGATGTATGCGATAGACTTATTGCATATAATAAAGATGTTCCGGATCGGATGGTTTACAATTCTACATCCATCCAAGCTGCTGATGATGAATTCCATGGATATGCTGACGTAGCTTCTGATTCTGGGCGATCCGTTGAAGCAACAGACGATCTTTCATCATATCCTGAAGAGTTTCGAAATGCATATCAGAAAGCAAAAACAGAATTTATCAATAGGTATCCTAATTTAGGAGTATCCATCATACGTGATGACCCATATGCAGAGGACGGTGAAGTAGCTGTTCTTGTTAAAGATTACGATACAGGAGATCATGCAAAATGCTATCTCGTATATTCTGTAGATGAAATGATTTCATCTGATTATGAGTGGATGCTTCAAGCATTTGAAGAAACTGCTGAAGCTATTGGATTGCTAGAAGATAACACAGTCTATTCATCTGTAGAATCATCTGATTATGAAAGTGATTCAGGAATTTTTATTGAAGACATCATTGATAGCTTAGAGGATAATGGATATGATTTAAGTCGAATACGCTCTATTAGACAAGGCCTTTTAAAGTTATTTGGATACAAAGGTAAAGATGCTGACATCATAATTCATGATCTTGTAGCTGGCGGATTCATTGATCCAAATGATTGGGTAGATAAAGATTACACTCCTGGAATTTATTCAGCTACCAACGACGGTGAAGGATATTGGTTTTTCACTACGCATGGTGTTCAACCTGGATCTGTTCCGAGGGATGTTGATATCTTAGATATCATCGATACACCGAATGGATCATTTGTCAAATTCAATAGATTCTTATCTACAAAAGAGCTTAACGAATATGATATGGTAGAAAAATCCCCGAAATCAGTGATGTCTGCAGAAGCTGATGAATTAAGATCAGAAGATGATCATTGGGTACAAGAAATTGAATGGGCGATGAGTGATTTACCTTCATGGTTCAAAGTTAAGGGAGATAATCTTCATTATAAGGTAACTTATAATAACCAAACTGTAGATGTAGAATTCAGTGTATATGATATTGCTAAATATACCTATTACATCAATGGTGATGGTCCATATACTACTAATCAAGCAGAACGTATTGGAGAAGATATTGAAAATTACATTGATGGTACAGATGTAGATGATGTATTTTCTGAAACAGAATATGATGATTCGGATCTACCTATGGTACAGCAAGAATATGATTCTGCAGCTACATCCATCAATTCAAACAAACTTCCTGCTATCTATAAGATGGTAAATTTCAATGAAGGAGATGTGGTCGTTGATTTCGGTGGAGGAAAATTTGACAACGCTGTAGAATACATCCGAGATAAAGGTGCTACACTCGTTGTATATGATCCATATAACAGATCTGCAGAGCATAACAGAGAAGTTCTTAAGATACTTCGTGAGAATGGTGGCGCAGATGCAGCTGTAAATTCTAACGTATTAAACGTTATTAAAGAGCCTGAAGCTCGCAAGAATGTTCTTGAGAATATTGCACGTATCACAAAACCAGGAGCGCCTATCTATATCACAGTATATGAAGGTAAAGGAGACGGTCAAGAAGGTCCTACAAAGTCAGGATATCAACTTAACCGAAAGACGGCTGATTATCTCGAAGAGATTCAGGAAGTATTTCCAGATGCAACTCGTAGAGGTAAGTTAATAACTGCACATAATTCAGGATCCATTACATCGTCTGAAGATATCACAGCAGAATATAATATTCAATTTAAGCGTTCTGTAATTGACGAATTAACGCCACTATTAGTAGAAAAACTTGAATCTAAATATGGTATCGAATTCTTTGTAACAGATATGTTTATTGAAGGAGATAATATGCATATACAGGTATACGGAGATGATGAATATCATGGAGATATCGACATTCCTGTAGATTACTCTTTTGATATATGGGATCTTTTAGAAGATGCTTTTAACAAATTCCAAGAATTGTTTGATGGCAAATCATCTTCACCAGTAAAGAGTTATACGGATGTTGAAGAAGATATATCAAGATATGATAAAGACATAGTAAGTTATCGGAAAATCATTTCCAAGTCTGTTGAGGATAGCGATGATTTCCTAACTGACTACACAATGTATGAAGTAGTTACAGAAGATGGATCTGTTGAATATGAATGTTACTTTGGGGATAATGATATATACGGACCATGGAATGGTGAAGGTCTTGACTTCTCATCTGAAGATTACGATGAAGCTGTAGAGTGGTACAATAGTTACTCATCTGATGAAATTGAATCATCAGAGTCTATTGAAGCAGATGCGTTTTCATCTTTAGAAGATCAGTACCTATCTCCTCCGGAATATGATGATCTTATTGAACATGAAGATAGTCAAGAGCTTATAGAGGTGGAGTTAGATCAAGTGATCACCGTTGATGTAGATGGTGATTATGAATGGGACGATGATACTTACGTATGGGCAAGTCCGGATGGATCTAACGAAGAGTGGAGATCTGAAGATGGTGTTTATATAGATGATAAAGTAGGAGTAGTTGAGCATATTGATGATCTTATTACTCCTAATGTTCCGACTCGTCCAGGTAAATATCGTGTTACAGGCTTAGCTAAACTCATTTATGATGTATCAGGAATCCAAGAATATCGTACAAATTACGGACCTGATGATTACGAATCTGATCTTGATATGGATCATGCAGTTGTATCGTTTAATTTCAGCAAATCTAGCGTAGAAAACCTCAAGATAACGCCGGTTCGCAGATAGCTCATTGCTTGTCTCTTTCATATAGGCAGTCGATATAAATCGGCTGCCTAAATTTATGTATGAATCGTTATATTGTGTGTAGATAAAATCATATCTGAATCAAGAGTACATAGAGTATAGGAGTATATTAAAATGATCAATGAATCAACATCTTTAGTTAGAAGAATATTTTGTATGGTTTCAATCGGGGTTGGAATCGCAGGATTCTTTCTTATGGTAAGCGTAGACTTAAGTACAGATACATGGCTCAAACTTGAACTTGCAGGATTTGCAGCATTCATCTTAGGATCTATCCTCACAATCATACTTAATGATCCTATCTGCTTCTTAGCAGCACTTGGAACATCAGGAATTGTAGTAAATTATGCATTATATAGGGTCTTTAAGCTACGCACAAAAACAACTCGGAAGTGTTATAGAATAATGAGAAGACATGGTAATGCATTACACGATGTATATTTTTCTGCATATAATGCAATCTATGCTATGCATTCTATTGAATCAATTGTTCATAGAGAAGATTAAATATGGGGAGGTAAATAATATGGGCCTTAATCCACAGCAAGAAAAAGCTGTCATGTGTAATGACAAAAAAATTGTATGTATGGCGGGTGCAGGATCCGGTAAAACATTTTGCTTGATAGAAAGAATCAGTAGATTAGTAGAAGATGGAGTTAGACCGGATGAAATTTTAGCACTTACATTTACAAGGGCAGCAGCGTTAGAGATGCGAGAGCGATATATTGCAAAACACCCTGGTAGTATGCCTCCAGACTTTCGTACATTTCACAGCTATTGTTATCATCTCATGTCAACAGATATCAATGTACGTCAAAAACTTGGGTACACTAATATACCAGCTGTTGCTGAATCTTCTGACGCTAAGAAAGTTGTTTCTAAAGCTAAACTTCAGGTAAATTGTAAATTACCACAAAAGAAGCTTGATGATCCATCTTTGATGACTCCAAAAGAAGTGTATGAATACAAAACATATCAAAAGGCATTGATGAGATTAATGAAAGCAGAAAATATCATTACATTTGATATGTTATGCAAAGGTGTATGTGATCTTTTCAAAGATAACGATCCTTCCATTGTTCCATACAAACAGAAGCTAAAACATGTTATTGTAGATGAATTTCAGGATACAGACATGACCCAGTTCAATTTTGTAAACTCTTTCACAGATTCTGGATCTTCTGTATTTACCGTAGGTGATGTTCTACAGGGAATTTATTCATTTCGTGGTGCTGATAGTTCTATCATGAAGAAGCTGATTGATGACCCGGATTGGACGGTCATTAAACTCTATAAGAATTACAGATCATGCAAAGAAGTTTGTATCTATGCAAACAGAAATACACGTTATGCATCTGAGAAATACAGAATTGAGCTTAATCCTGAAAAATCAGATGATGGAGAAGTTCATATAGATCACTTTGAGCAGCACGACTACGAATTATTTCCTGAAGATACTCTTGAAGATATTGTGGTTGATATAACAGATAGACAGCAACATGGAAATGTTGCATTGTTAGCACGTAGTAACAAAGAAGTTGCGGAGTTGAAGGCATACCTGAAAAGCAAGAATATCGAATTTGTAAGTCATAATCGTAATGAAGATGCCATTCGATTCCTTAAAGCGTCAGGTGACAATGAGTATTTTATGGATTGGGTAACAACTCAATTGAATTCAGAACAGTATGCAAGGTATGTACGATTACATACAATTGAAAATCCTGAAAATGATGTTAGAGATTTCTATACTAAATTTTCAAATATACTGAGGATCAAGTACATCATGGATACAGTATCTATGATTAGAGTAAAATTTAGAGATCCTACATTGACAAATGTACTAAAAGCGAATGAAATCTTAAAATTGATAGGAATAGATGAACGTGATCATGATTTTAAAATCAATGATTATTCAATGACCGAATTATATGACTATCTTGTAGAGGCTGTTCAAGAAGATACAAAATCCGATATTTATGTAGGTACAATTCATTCTGTAAAAGGTTTAGAGTACGATAGTGTGATACTTGCAGGTGTAGACGGTAAGACATTCCCATTGATGAATGAGGATAATAATAATCTGTTCTACGTCGGAATTACACGAGCTAAGGACTGGTTAAAAGTATATGAGGCAATCTAACAAATCACCATACTATGAAGACGATCCTGACCGTACAATACGAGAGAACGAACGTCTGATATATTACATACTTAAAAATAAGTTAAATAGAGATGATCTTGTATATGACGAAGATATCGTTCAGTGCGGAAGAATCGGAATATACAAAGCTTGGAAATCTTATGATCCTACAAAAGCTGCATGGTCTACCTATATGACCAGGTGCGTAACTAATGAGATATTCATGGAATTCAGACGAAGAAGAAATCCTAAGAATAAGTTTTATGAAGATTGTGAGAGACTTAATCGAATAATTGATGATGGTAAAGGAGGTGAATGTGAGTTACAATATTTTTTAGCATTTGAAGATTCATCATTTGATGATGTTATATCCGATGATGAAGCGAAGTGGAATGAAATTTATAACTCATTATCTTTGAGAGAGCAGAATATTATCCATTGGCTTGATCTTAACTACAGTCAATCAGACATTGGGGAGATGTTAGGTCTCAGCCAATCTTATGCTTCTAGATTGATAAAGCAGCTGAAAAATAAAATACAAGAAAAATGGAAGGATGGTGAATACACTTGAAGTTATTTTCTCAAGAAGAATCTACGGTATCTAAGAATACGGTAGATTTTTTGAATGAAATTTCAAAACATGCATGCAATAGACCTGAAATGCAATCTGTTGAATACAAAGTGCTCATAATGCCTACACATGAGGACCCTACAATATTCATAGCGGTGGTAGATCCATATGTACGATGTTTCAGAGATGTGCATTCTAGAAAACATTCAGATCAAGATATTATTGATTATCATGTTCTCAAATATCATCTTAGACATCTGATAGATCATATTGACAATAATGGAGACGTCTTTCTGAAAGACGTAGTTCCTGGTATGTATCAGTACCAGAAATCCATTACAGGCAAGAGACGAAGATGGACACGAGTCGAATCTTTGTTTGATTAAAATCGTTATTATGTATATAAATAACACATACGGAGGTATATCAAATATGAAAATTCAGTCTGTTTATATTGACGGAATGCACAACGCTAAGGGTGTAAGATATGGATTTGATCATGTGAACTATCTTTTCGGAGATAATGGTGCAGGGAAATCTACGGTACTTCAAGCAATTCAGCTTGCATTGTTAGGTTACATTCCAGGTTTCAACAAAACTAACCAGTCAACATTTACACATGCAAAAGGATCTGTTATCGAAGTGCAGCTAGTTCTTGCAGATGGGACAGATACATATACAATTGATAGATCATTTGCAAAAGTTCGTAATAGCGTGATTTCTAACTGCGAAGTAAACAAAAATGGGGAGATGTTAGAGGACGTAGATCCTGGAATGTTTTTAGGAAGTGTAGAATTGCCGGTATTTAATTTCAATGAATTTCTTGGCAGCACTCCTAACACACTTAAGAAATGGTTCCAGGAATTTTTACCATCAAATGCTGAAAGTGTTGATGTATATGAAAGGCTTGAAAAAGATGTTGAAGACATTCAAGGAGATTATTCCGAATTAAAATCAGACGTTCAGAAATGGTTAAGCCGGTGTAAAGGATCCGATGTTTCTGCTAAAGTATCTGCTTTGAATAAGTATCTCAAAGATTTAGATAGTTTGAAGAAGCAGCAGATTGCAGATAATCAAGCAGCAGTTTCTAAACTGATATTTTACGATGATTTTGAAGATGATATGACAGAAGAATCACGAGCTGCAGTTATTGCGGATTTAAGATCATCTGTATCACGTTTACGTACGTTACAGTCGTCAATCAATCATAATGACTTCATAAACTCCGGTATCCGTTCACTGAAAGCAGATCTGTCAGCTGGATGTATATCCGATGATGAAGATATTAAAAAGCTTGAATCTGAGTTAGCAGCAACCAGGAGTGAATATGAAGCCATTTCTGTACAAATCAGTGAATCTAATACAAAATTAACTGTTCTGCAAACAGAAATTGATACCAAATCAAAGATCATTTCAGGTAGAGGTATTTGTCCATATACACATGCAGAATGTGAAAGCATTAAGACCATGGTGGATAGTTTGCAGTCAGAAGTTGATAAAGCTACAGCAGAATCTAATACAATTAAATCTCAGATCCAGGTTCTATCAGAATCAAGACATGCTATGCTGCAGAATATCGGTAAACTCGAAGATGAGATCAGCAAAAAGAAATCAGCCTATAGTCAGATTGAGCTGCTTAAATCGCAGTTGCATGAACTTCCTGATAATATTCCGGCGGATATTGATGAGTTAATAGGGGCAAAAGAATCTCAGATTGAAGAGCTTATGGAAGCAAATTCTAAGGCACTTGCAAATAAGAGATACAATGAGCTTATTGATAACTTTACAAAGGAAAAATATAAATTGGAGTTGGAACGTCAGATCTTGAAAGTTTGGATTGCTACATCTGGTCCAAACGGTTTGCAGAGTGAGCTAATGTCAAATCCATTAGGTAACTTTGAAACAACCTTCAATACCTACATCCAGAAGATGTTCAAAGAACCTGATGTTGTATGTGCATTCAATGTATCTGGAAAAGCAAATTCGTTTAGCTTTGGGCTCAAACGTGATGATAAGTATATCCCATACAACAATCTTTCATCTGGAGAAAAATGCTTGTATATATTAGCATTCATGACCTGCATTATTGAAAACAGCGATTCAAGAGTACAAACTGTCATTGTAGATGATATGATTGATCATCTTGATGATTCTAACGCAGAATTTGTAATGACAGCGCTTGATGCATATCCAGACTGTCAGTATATCTTAGCAGGTGTTAAGAAGGTTAAGAAGATGAAAGGTGTAACTATCAAAGAGATCAAATAATAGGAGGTCATATGAATCTAGAATTAGGGGAAGCGTATATTGTAATACCAATTAGATTCGACACCTATGGAGCAATAGTGGAGCTGCAAGACGGCTCCACTTCTTTGTTACATGTGTCGCAGATATCAGAAAATTATGTCAAAGATCCATCAGAATATTTATCTATTGGACAAGAATATGTAGCAAAAGGTGTGCAAGGTATCGGAAATAAACCTGTGCAATTATCACTAAAGCATCTCGGATTAAAATCTTGCTACATAAAACCTGAGATGGATACGGATTTTACTCCAACACGTAAGAAACCTTATCCAAAGAATAAACCTGGGAGATCACCCAGATACCCTAATGATTCAGTTAATCGCACTAAATCTTTGGATGATATGATCGCAGACGCTCAAGCATCCTATAACGAAAAGATGAAGGGGCAGAAAAAGAGAAATAAAAAGAGATGACGAATCGTTATAATGTACAGAAGATAAAAAGGAGGTTGGTCTATGTCAGATTATAACTATGTAGATATGCATGGAGAAGAGATACGGCCTGGATATACTGTCAAGATTGGTGATGATGAACCAGAGATGGTATATTCATGCTCTAATGACTTTGGAGAAGATTTAGGTATCAATGCATCTAACGAAGCTTATCTTAAAGCTCATCCAGATGCTGAAAGAGAGTATTACAGCCTGAATAATTTCTGCAGTTCAATCATTGAAATTGTATCAAGAGGTACTTGACATCATAACAGTATCGTATTAAAATAATATCTGCATCGTTATAATTACATGTAGATAAGCCGAAGTAGACAACCGGATACGTCAGCGGTCTTGAAAACCGTCAAGTCCTTAATCGGGCTCAGGGGTTCGACTCCCTTCTTCGGCGCTGATTCATAAGTTTAACCCGTCTTATGAATCAATGAATCTCATACTTCTCCCAGAAAGTATAGATTTGTCAGAAAAGTAGCAATGACTGCATGTACAGACATACTCATAATTGCATGTAATCATGTATCTCCTAAAATTTAAAAACAACTCAAATGTTCCATAAGATGATTGCTACTTTTCTGCTTTCGAGATGTAGTTCAGCTTGGCTAGAACGCTAGTTTTGGGAACTAGAGGTCGCAGGTTCGAATCCTGTCATCTCGACTACTACATGATCTGTAGAGTCCTTCTTTCTTGGCTTGTTTCTATAAGGAAATTTTTTCTTCAGTTTATGTAGTACTGAGTCTATTTTACAATTTCCTGCTATGATAGATTTCATAGCAGGTAGATTATCAGTCCCTGTCAGACAAAAACGATTTAAAGACACAGATATGGGAAAATGCGTGTATTGGGGACTCAAAGATGCTATAAAGCTGGGAAAGCATCTTCGATGGGCTATCGCCAAGCGGTAAGGCACAGGACTTTGACTCCTGCATTCGCTGGTTCGAATCCAGCTAGCCCAGCTG